CTTTTTCCTAGGCTAATCCAACCAATAACCTCTTGAAACTCTATATCCAGGGGCCTCCAGGGCAATACTCGTTGGAAATCTCCTTGTTAGTTGGAAATTAGCCCTAAAAGAGCAGAATTTCCAACTAACACGGCAAATTCAACCAATAACTATTTAAAACGCCATCCAGACAGGGCTGGATGGCATAGGCAACCACTTTTGGTTGAAGTGGTTGGATTTTACAACGACTTCAACGCTTCGATCAACGATTCCTTCTCTGACATAGGAACTGAGATTCCTTGTTTGCCTGGAAAGTGTCGACCTGTTTTGTCTTTCCACATACGTCGTATGTGGAAGTAACGAACTCCGTTGAACTCATTGTCGTAGGAGACAAGAGGTTCACGACCGTTCAAGATCAATTTCAAGTTGTCCATTTCGGTTCTCCATTTTAAGTTTGAAGGAAAGAGGTGGGGCCGAAGCCCCACCACCAACTTGGATCAGCGACGACGAGGACGCTTGGTCTCGGTCTCTTCGACTTGGTCCCGGATCGCAGAGAAGATCGAAGGAAGCTCAACCACTTCCTCCTTAGCTTCTTCGGTCGGTTCCTCGGTCTTCGATTCGACCGAGGCAGTTTCAACCGGAGCATCAACGACCGACGCTTCGATTGGAGCCGGAGGAGGAAGAGCTACCACGTTGTCACCGGAAGCTTTAGCAGCCGCGATCAACTTCGCGACTGGATCGTTGGCGTCGGCAATCTGAGCGAGACCAGCAGCCTCCCGATTGGCTGGATGAGCCAGAAGCTCATCGTAGCCCATCGCAGCGAGCACCGACCAATCGGCGTTCTCGATTCCACCTTGGGAACGAAGGACGCTCAACTTGCGTCCCACTCCCTCGATGATCCGATTCATCTTACGACCGTTCCCAATCAGAGCGGCGACGATCGAATCGTCAGGAGGAAGAAGGTCCCATTCCGTCCCTTGGTTGATTGCCGCGTGGGTGCGGAGCTGGGCAATGAAAGCAACCATAGATTCTGCACGTGCCATGTTTTGTTTCACTTTCTGTAGTTTTGGGTGTGGTTTCGAACCGGGACGGCCGGTTGGCCGCTTTGCCGGGGCTTTTGCCGCCGCGGGCCGCGGGGCACACGCGTTTTGCCAAAAAAAGACGCCTTTTTTGGGGCGAAGCGCCTTTTTAGAGCTTCTTTGAGCTTCTTTGAGCTTCTTCGGCCGCGGCAAGACGCCGCAGACGAAGACTAGTTCAAAAGTCTAGTTCGATTGATCGATCTTTGATCTCCTCCTTTCTCGATTGTTGATCTGTACTTGATCAAACGTTGATCAAGTCTGGAAAAACGCTCCAGGCCAACAGCCTATAGAACGGTCGATACACCGTTCCCTCAAGCCGCTGAAGCGTTTTTCCAGAGAGAGGCGGCCCCTGTGCCCCAAAAATTCAGGCGCGTGTACGGGCCGCTGTAGCGTTCAACTTCTTAGTGGCTAGTAAGCCACTCCCTTCCTTCCTTCGACCATCTCTCGAAGAAGATTGGGTCGTTCTTCTTCACTGCTAAGAAGAACTTCTTGCTCTCCTTAAGAGCATCCTCTAGCTCTTCTATGTCCATCTTCCGAAGAAGCTCAAGGTCTCCTTCGTTCGGGAGAAAGAGATGGTCGAGAACTTCTTTCTCGAGCTCATCTCTAGTCTTAGTCGATTTCACCATACGTGACACCTCCGATCTGAGGTACGTTTGATACCTCGATCTATAGTGGATTCTGTAGTCGATTGACGTGTTGCTGGTCCGCCCGATCGGAGGCCGATTGGGAGAACGTTGGTTTGAACGGTTGGAAGAAAACTGGAAGAAAAAGCGGGGCGCCGAAGCGCCCCGCCCCGCCGGGGGATCAACCCCCGAGCGAGCCGCTTTCAACCACCGCGCCCGGGGCGGGAAGGGCCAGCGCCGGGGCCGGCCGGTTTTCCGGGGCGGCTTTCAGCGCCGCGAACCCGAGCGGAGCAACCCCGACCACCCCGAGAGCGGGGTTGGCGGCCAGCACCCGCAGCTTATCGCCGACCCCATCGACGACCCGGTTCCAGCGGCGCCCCGCGCCAACCAAGAGCGCGACAGCCGCGTCGTCGGCGGGGAGCAGATCCCAGGCGGTTCCGGGGTTGGCCGCGGCGAAAGCGCGGAGCTGGGAGACGAACCCGGCGACACGGGCGGCGCGGGCGGAGACGGTGGTGTTGGTTTCGTTTGCCATTTTAGTTTGCTTTCCGGGGCCAAGGGCCCCAAACCGCCCGGCAAAAGCGCCGGACGGGCCGGAGGGCGGGTTTTCCGCCCCGGGCAAGACTCTTTTCGCAAAAAAAGACGGCTTTTTTGGGGCAAAACGCCTTTTTTCCCCGCGGCAAAACGCCGCGCCCAAATATTCCTAAATAAATTCAGTCAGGGGAAAATTTTCCTAAGGGGCACTGGATCCCTTATGCAGTTTGTCACTGGTCTTGGCCGAAAATCAGGGTTATTTTAAATGTCGGTTAGTTAGGGCAACTATAGCTAATAAATCTTCCGACCACTCAGTCAGTTTCTTACCACTCTTCTCCGCTAAATCTCGTTATTTTAAACATGACCTCTTTTTAGTATGAGCTCTCATATGAGATGCCATTGCAAGGAGACCTTTCATGGTGCGGCCACAAATAGTACATGTCAAAATTTGTTTACTATTATGGTTAGGGCCAGCACAAGCTACTTCAGATCCCTTCTTAGCTAGAGCTCCTCTTCTTTCTTGAGACATAGTCATAAATCCAGTTTTTCCTAACTCAGCGGCTCTCTTTCCTCCTTTAGAACCACTTCCTTTAGAACCAGCTCTGATTCTTTGTTCTTGAGTCATTCTAAGACCCCAATTACTTTTGGAGTAATGAGGTCCTCTTTGGTAACCGTACCAGTCAGCATAAAACCACTCTATGTCTCCAGCGAACTTATCTCCTAGAGATCTAGGTATCAAGTCTAGGATTTCAAATACGGTCCCTTCCTTATACCTACTCTTTCTGTATCTGTAGGTCACCGTACACCCGCATTTTACTCCTACAGCGTGATATATTACATAATAGTATATACCATTTATTAGCATTATCTTACCTCTTAGTTACACGTTACCCACTTCATACAAGTTTGTAGTACGTTATCGTAGTCACCGGACATACATATTTTTCTAAACTCGTCTATTTCAGAACTAGGAATACCTGCTCTACGGAGAGCTTGGGATACTCGTCCAATTATGAAGAATGCATTTCCGTCTTCACCAGTTAACTGAACTTCTATATCAGGATACTTAACGTCCATGGCAGAAACCCTTTCTTTTACAGAGGTTAACGTTCTAGAGGATAGTTTCCCTAAAGAGCTGCTAGCAGTGAGGAGCTTACCTTATGAGTGTAGTTTTGGAAATTCTAAAACGACTTCTAGAGAAAGAAGTTAGTGGTCACGAGGGTGAAGAAAGCAATCATATCGACAACTATCACGAACTACTTACTCTATATGACTATGGAAGAACTCATAAAGACGCCAAATCAAGTACCTATCACATTAGAAATAGCCAAGAAACTCATACTATGCAATTAAGTCATCCAGATGGGGAAAATGTTAATCACTGGGTTCATCACTCTAGTATAGATCCTGAAGTCCATCATGGAAAAACTTTTGGGGATTTAGACTACCATCTCTACGTTAAGTCAACTGAAGAGCCATTCGGTCAAAAGAAATTACCAAAGGAAGTTGAAGATCGTGTCGTACCTGCTATCAAGCATCCTATCACAGGTCAGATCTATAGAGGAAAACGAGGTCAAACTCACGAAGAAGTAGCAGCCTATCACAAAATAGAACCAGAACTTAACGAACTTCAGTCTCGTGGAGAATACCATCCTTTAAGACACTCAGGATTTTACGATCCAAAAACAAAAGAATTTCACAGTAGGGGAGATACGGGTATAGATTCAACTACGTTCATGACTAAAGCCCAACGTTTTAGGAAATATGGAACAGAGTCAATAGCGGCTCATGGCTAAACTTCTCACAGTCAACGTTCCAACGAGTAGTTCCCCTAAACTAGTGGATCCTATTTATGAACTGAAAACTAAAGGATATACGGTTCTTCCTGAGGTTTTCACAGGAAAACTGCTTTCTAAGTTAATTAGAAAGAACGAATCTTATTGGAAGGGGTTTAAATCTTCAAAACTATACCAGAGAAACTATGGTAGTATACGGAGACGGTCTAAGTTTCGAGGTTCTACCGTCATGTTCCTAACTAGTGGACGGTATGACTTGGCTCTGGACCATGGAATATTCCAATCAAGAAAATTTTTAGAAAATAAAAAAGTTTTAACTATAGTGAACTCGCTATTCAAGACAGGCTACACGAGTTATGCAGGATCAGTTCCTTCCCAACCAGGATCTCTAGATGGGTATTGGCATAGAGACGTATGGTCACTTTTTAATGATAGTAAACTTGAGGGGACTTTACCTATATTCTACATCACCGTTCTCATTCCTTTAGTAGATCTTACAAAGGAAAATGGACCTGTAGAGATAAAGATAGGCTCTCAGCGAGAAACTGAAGGTAGAGAAACTGTTACTACCTCAGGCGCTAAGGCTGGAGACGCTATAATCCTACATGGAAATGTACTCCATAGAGGGCTATCCAATAACTCGAGGAAAATACGACATATGATTTATGTCGTTTACTGTTCTAGGTGGTACTATGAATATGAAGAATACGAGAAAGTTTAGATGATCAGACTACTAACGGTTACCCTACCAGGAAACGGTGGAACTGAATATATCTATCCAGAGGCTATAGAGTCGATGAGAGAAACTAGCCCTGTGAGACACGCTCCAGACTCTAAAACTGTAGTGCGTACTCAGTCAGGGAGAGAAATTGCAGTAGCAGATGATTATGAAGAATTAGTTAAACAATGGGAGAACTTGCTATGAGTAGCTCTAGGTCCAAACAAATAGTACGCTCTTTAGTTGAACTAAAAATATTGGAGGCAAATATACCAGGCACAAATTATCCAGACGATAGAATTCAAACATTTCCTACAGATAAACAAATGGTAGGAGCACTAGGTGCAACTACAGGGTTAAGAAACCTAAGCCCTACCTCCCTAACCAGCCATATAACTGCAGCTAGTAAAGGAATGTTACCATCTACTATAAAAAGTTCAGAACCAAAAGACGATACAACGGAAGAGCCTATATCGAAATATGGAGACAGAGCGCTATCAGCCATTGATAAAGCTCTAGGGGCAGGTGGAAAATTTTATACACCGGGAGTGGGAGGAACAAGTTAATGCCAAAGGGAATTTATCCTAGAAAACACACTAAAGTAGTAAAACCTAAAGATACTACTAACGGATTTTATGGATTTAAACATACAAAGGCTACACGTGAACAAATGCGTCAAACCCACTTTAAACTAGGCCTAGAAAAGAGAGGGAGGATGCGTAGCATCCGACCTCCATCTTTGGAGGGATAAAAAATTGCCTATATTCACAACAATAGCATTTGGAATGTGTGCCTACCTATTCCAGCCTCCAAACACTCCAGATGGTCATACACTCATATTCATTGGAAATATCACTAACGAGCATGTATGTGATCCGTTCCTCTTTTTTCCAGATAGCCATGGACAGCGTCAACTGATAAACGGACATACATACGGAGCAGACATCACAGATTCTGGTGGAACGCTCTACTTCGATGATAAAATCTTCCACTTTGTGAAGGATTCAATCTAGTGTCCCACGCCAGACAGATTATAAGATCACTGGTAGATGCAAGGATCTTTAGTTCAGATTATATAGACGATCCTAAAATTAATCCACCGGATGCTAATGATCGTAAAAGAATAAAGACTAAAGATACGACTACTCGTTATCTCTATCACGGTTCTAAATCACCTGATCTCCATAGACGAGGAATAGAGACTCACCCTTTTGCTCCAGAAGTAGGCCTGAACTACTCTAGAAGTTGGTTTACTTCAGAGCCTCAAGAAGCTGCGAGTTATGGTCATGTCTATAGGTTAGATTTACATCATCCTAACATGGCTAAAGGACATGCGTTTAAGTATTTTCCTTGGAATGTACGAGGTAGCATGTTAGCTAATAAATATATTCCTCCTGGAGATCACCTTAAGAAAATTGATAATATAAAACAAGAAGTTGAAGATCATAGAAATCGTGAGAAGATTTCATATGAGTAAAATACCAAACTTTGTGAAGGATTCAATCTGATGAACTCAGTTAATCCGAGAACTAGAAAGATAGTCAGTGAACTAGTTGAGTTTGCGTTAAGTCGGGATCCTCCAGAACCTTACGATCCAGATAAAGGTCCATCCCATAGAGGAGTGTACCATCAGATCCTCACATCTCACGGTTACGAAAAAGATCGTGGCGATCCTGATCACTCTGTCTTTTTTAGAACTAATGTTCATCCCAGAAAAGCTGGTAGCGAGGAATTCCATGTAGTTGTCCTGCAGCATCCAAATAATTCTAAACTAGTGGGTAGCTGGGAACACACTGCTTCTACAGGAGGTGGAAACGTAGGTAGATCAGCCTCCTACTTCCACAGTTATCTATCAAAAATACATAAGGACTAGTAACTCCAATGCTGACAACAATCTTAGTAGTCATACTCATACTTATGCTAGTGGGAGCGTTACCACACTGGCCGTACTCAGCCTCGTGGGGCTATGGTCCAGGAGGAGTACTAGGAGTAGTGCTAATAGTCCTAATCGTACTCATCCTACTAGGAAGAGTTTAAAAATCCTATGTCCACAGTTCTAAATTTACTCAATGAAATAGATCCTTCCAAGATACGTGCACTATACGATAGACCGGGAACTCCTGGAGAAAAAGAAGCAGCAGGTGTGGCTCTCAGACGCCTAGGCCTACATCCAGATCAACAAAGAAAACCAACTTTAGGACCTAAGAAATATAGCGTTATGTTAAAATATACTTTCAACAATAAAGAACTTCATATAGGTCCCCATGAGACCACAGCTGCAGATGAAATAGACGCTGAGCATAAAGCCCGCGAGCATGCTAAAGATACTTGGAGAATGACTGTAGGAGGTCGAGCTCCAGAATTCAGACGTCATACTACAACTAGGATTTAGTAAAATGCCCACTGCAGCCTTACAGGCGGTTCGTTCTCTAGTGGAAGCTCTCCTTTTAACTGAAATTGATACCAGAAAAACACACGAAAAACTTTTTGACCTATACCAACGTGCAGGTACTCCTGGTGAAAAACAAGCTGCGGCCCATGCTCTAAGACGTATGGGCTATGATCCAGAATCTCCTCCAAAAGCACCACCAAAAGGAGCTCCGGAACCTGCAAAAGGACCTCCTCCAAGACCTCCTTCAGCTAGCTTCACGACAGGTCCTGAAGCCTCCGCTCCAGGTAAAGGTAGCTTAGGATTATACAAAGATCTACTCACCTCTAAGGGCTATATTCCTACATATCACTCCACTGGAGACTTTTCTATTTTTCGTCATAAAGAAGGCGACTCAGTAACGCTAAACCATTCAAAGACACGATCAAGGGTAGTTAGTTACGGAGGCAAGATGGCACAGACTCCTCCTGAAAAGTTTATATTTACATGGAGACACGAAGATGGTCCCAACAAAAAGTTCGGAAATACCGTCAAAGATCTACACGACCATCTGACAAACCTAGGACGTTAGCACTATGTCTGCTAAACAAATAGTTCGTCAACTTGTTGAACTAAAAGTTCAAGAAATTCTAGCCTACGGAGGTCGTGATAACTACGGTCGAGACCCTCTAGATCCTACTAAAGTTTATAATCAACGTTTCAGGCGTCGTCTTAAAAAACGTCAAACTGGCTCACCGGGAATCCAGCCGTTCACTAAAAACGACAACCCCTAACACGCTAGGAGTTCTCCAATGCAAAACGTAGGTCTCATTCTCCTAGTTTTCGCCTTCGTCTTTGCAGTTATAGCCATCCGCTGGTGGTCTCTTCCTCCTTGGAACTTTCTAGCAGCCTCCATAGCGTGCTGGATAGCAGCTGAGCTCGTAGGTGGCCTAGGACGAGTCTTCCACTAAACGAGGGAATCTAAGATGCATACCTATAATGGACTTGGAGTTACTGTTCTCCGAGATGCTCAAGAAGATGATCCAGACGTAGTACCTGGCTCAGATATCACTATACAAGTACTAGTTCAGGATCCACACGATCCACGTCTAGTTAACTCCTTCGTCCTTCCTATCCCTCCTCAAGGCATTGTCCCTCCTACACCAGGTAGATGCTTTGTGGTACCCACAGCAGACCTACTTCCTGCTGATATAACTCAGCCACTGCCTCCAGATTATGTAGACAATTCCTAACTCTAGGAGTACCGACATGCACTACACTCAAGGTAAAGGCTACATTGTTATGCGTGATGCTCAGGTAACTGATCCAGGATATGTTCTTGGAACTGATGTAACTAAACAGGTTTTAGGTCGGCTCCCTGACCAACCACGTCTCCTCAGCCCTTCCATCTATCCAGTTCCAACAACTGCTTCTCAAGATCTCATGGCTGCTGAGCCTGGTCGATGTAAAGTACTACTCACCTCAGCTCTAACTCCAGCAGATCTCACACAGCCTATTGGCAATAACTATGTAGATGTCTCCTAATGGAACCAATAAAGACTAACCTGCCTATGCATACCTACAAACAACACCACTATCCTCGCCTACGTGGTTGGGAAGTCGGTAAGGATGGTGAAATCACAACTCAATTAACACTAGGACTCCCTTGTTGTGGACTTGATCTTCTTATAGAACATCCACCTACAATGACAGCCATCGAACTATACCAGATTGCTGGTGAGTTCTATCAAATGTACACTAAAGTAAAAGAGCTACCGAGTTTCCAAGTTTGTGCTATAAAGCCCGTAGAAAGTTAAAATTATGGCTCATCCCCTAGATACTCCTCTCGATAAATGGCCTAGAGGGTGGCTCGTTCTAGAATGTTCATCCATCCTTCGAGACCCTCTATTCATCACTATGACTGAATCCGAAAAACAGATAAAACATTATCCAGTTTCTGAAGAAGAGATGAGAACTCTAATCTCAGTGAAAAATCCTGAGGTGAAAAAATCCCTTTGAGTCATGTTCTCCAAGTTGAAGGATGGATTCAAGGAGTTACTTCTTCCTCTGTTAACGAAGGTCCCTCAGGAACCCTCGGTCACGATAAATCTCCTAAAGCCATGGCTCGAGCTATTCTCTCTCACAATAAGCATAAATCCACTGGGTCTATACTTCGCTACCTCCAGTTTGTCATAAATCGTTCTGGAAAGAATATGTCGCCATCCCATAAAGCTAAGATCCACTCAGCTATGAACTTAATCCGTCACAAACGAAGGTAACTACCTTGGCTACCTCTCCAGTCCCGACTGCACTCCAACTTCCATGGAATCAAAAACAAAAGTTTGTCCTCGCAGATGGCCTCAACCTTAAAACTCTAGCTCTAGGTGGATTCTACACTCAACAGCAGACTCCTTCTAAAGTTTTTGCTATTTATGTGTCTTCCTCAGATACCGCCGCTCATGATTTCCAAATTGGAATAACTGATCCTACCCTAGGATTTATTCCTATTGGAACTGTATCGATACCTCCAAACTCTGGACTCACATCTGGAGCTATGGGTATAAATCTACTTCAGAAACTTACTCATCTGGCTCAAGACAACTCGTCTCAGCCGTACATATTCCTTAATCCAACCGACGTACTTCAGGGCAAAATGGCTATAGCAGCAGTCTCAGGCTCCAATTCTATCCTAGTAACAGTAACTGGAGCTGATTTTTAACTCATGGGTGTTTTTCTTTGGTCCAATTACTGGTGTACACCAGGTGACTCATTCACTGATAAACCTTCTGGTAACATTGTAGTTGACTCTGTCGCTACTGGTACTATTACTACTTCATCTGATCTTGACGTTGGTGGTAAACTCCTTTACCAAACTAAATCTTGGATCCCCTATACTCCATCCTTGGCTCTAGTCTTATTAAACGGTTATGGTACCGGTCTAGCAATAGCTTCTAATACTGTCACTGGACGTTATCGTCGTCTCTCTTCAGAATTCGTTCTCTTTGAGATTAGAGGTGACATTGTTTTCTCTACTGGTAGTGGACAAGCACTTCTTCAAGTTGGAATACCTTCTCTTCCTCCAGTCTCTTCATTTACGGTGAATGGGTCTTTTATGGGGACTTCTTTTATTTCGTCTACTCCTTTCTCGGTATCTCTTACAGGTTATGGTGCAGCTTCTGCTACTTCTGTAATTCTATCTCCTCAAGGGATAGCAGACCAAACTAGTAGTGTACCTGCTGCCTATGGGATTAACTCTTACGCTAACGCTGCTAGAACTATAACGATTACAGCCTCTGGTGTCTACGAAGTTCTCTGAAATGAGATCTAGTTCTGCTGGTACGTTTAGGTTTAACTTTGTCTGTGAAATTTGTTCAGGTCCTCGTTCTGATGTGTCGACTCGGTTCTGTACTTCTTGTAATAAATCTCGGTCTAAAGTTGCCTCAAATCAACATCTAGAGTACGCCTCTACCTCTCCCTGGTCTACAGACTCCTCAGGTATTCTAACTCGCTTTCATGGCGATTTAGAAGAAATTCTCCAAGTCTCTCTAGAAAGAGAGCTAGAAAAATCGGAGTAATACTCAATGTTGTATAATCCTTCCTGGGATAACCCTCTACAATCTTCTCTCCAAGATCTGATATCTTGGCTAGAAACTCAGCCAGCTAATCAAGAGTATACGTACTTCGACTCTCAAAATTGTCTCCTCTGTCAGTTTCTGAAAAGTAAAGGTATCTCTAACCCTGTAATAAATAAAGAATACTGGCATGAGCGCTCAGGCTCCACTCCAGTTCCTCTTCCTCCACACTTTAACACTGTAGCCGAAGGTAGCCTCTTCTCTCGTATATCAAATCGTTGGACTTGTGGAGCAGCTCTAAAGCGAGCTAAATCTTTTCTATGAAATTGGAAGAATTGGAACCAGAATTTCTTCGCCTTGTATCTAAAGACGCCTGGATGGCTATCTCAGATACAATTCTCTCCTCCAGAGTATCTGGGATACGTTTCCGTTGTCCATCCTGCACTCAATTTGAAACTCCTCACTACATTATTTGTTGGAGACCAGACGTATCCCCACAACTTTCTCCTAATCGTGGTCGTTGGGAATTCTCCGGTAAATTTCTACATGATCTTACATTCTCAGGTCCTATTTCTTGTGAAGTCTGTAAGACAAACTTCTTCGTAGACAGTGGTGAAGTTAAAGTTGTCTCTTCTAGAGGGAACTCTTCTTCTTCTTGCAATTCTGGATCAGCTTCATAGTACTCTGGCTGCTGCTTCAGATACCCCTAGGAATAGCTGTAGGTATCTATGTAAGATACCGTAGAAAACAACAATGTGAGGAAAACCATGACTAAGATCTCTAAAGTCTGCCCCCAGTGTAAAGCAGTTCTAAGAACTCGCTCAGATAGAACTAAGTTTTGTTCTTCCAACTGTAGAACAACTTTCTATAATAAACGACGTAAATATGACGGAGATACGTATATTCCAGTAAAAAAGAAGGACGATCTTTATGCAAAGTAGAATTCTTTCTATTATTCGAGAACTTGTAGAAAAGGCTGAAAAGACGACTCCTCCTACGTCTAAAATTGCCAAGCCTAAAGAAGAAGATCCAGGCTACAAAGTAACTGTGATTAATGGTGAACCTCATATGATGGTTAAAGGTAAAAGAGGATACGCTCTCCAGAAGGTGGATCTCAAAGGAAAAACCAAAGATCCGTATAGCAAATACCTACCTCCAGGTGAAGACCTCTCAAAACTCTTCAACATAGATGTAGTAGATAAATGAAAAACTTTCTACTCCTAGCTCTTCTAACTACTCCTGCTCAAGCTCAGTACTACCCTCAGTACCAATCTTGGTGCTTTGACTGGTCTTGTCAACAACAACAGCGACCAACTCCAGAGCCACGTCATCGTTCTAGACATACTGAAAAACGACATACTGAAAAACCTGTAGTTCATCATTCTGACCCTAAGCCAGTTCCTCGTGTCCGTGTAGTTACTGTAACTCGTCCAACTACTACTACTCATCCGGCTGCCACCTGGCGTAGTATGAATCAAGATGATGCGCGCGAGTGGATCAAAGATCAAGCTGCTTCATTCTGTGGTCGATATCCAAAGGATGAAGCTTGCGTCAAGAAGGAATAATTCTAATGAAACTCGTCATCTCTTCCGGACACGGTAAATACATAAGAGGTGCGTCTGGCTACCTCGATGAGGTAGATGAAGCACGTAAAGTAGTAGAAAATGTTGCTACCAAGCTCAGATCCTCTGGAGTTCAAGTTCAAACTTTTCACGACGATATATCAGATGACCAATCCGAAAATCTCAACAGGATTGTTAACTATCATAATGCTCAGTCTCGTGATTTTGACATATCTGTTCATTTCAACGCTTATAATACCACGTCTAATCCAATGGGAACAGAAGTCCTCTACGTTACACAATCCTCCAAGGCCTCCGGTCTCTCCTCCTCAATAGCTACTGCTGGTACGTTTCCAAATCGTGGTGGCAAGAAAAGAACTGACCTCTTTTTCCTAAACAATACAGAAAAGCCTGCTCTCTTAATCGAAACTTGCTTTGTCGACAGCAAAGCTGATGCTGATGACTATCACCGACTATTTGATGAAATTTGTGCTGCAATCTCAAAATTTATCTCCGGTGAAGAGCCTCCAACTGAACAACCTCCAGTCGAACAACCTCCTGAACCTGAGATTGAAGAATCTAGAGTTGTTATAGACTCGAAACATTATGGAAATGTTATTATCACGTTTAATGGTCAGAAACTTCTCGTTGGTGGCGATAGAGATACTCAAAATTATGTTAGGATTACTCTCGACAGTAATATCCCTGTAACTGTTAATGGGCAGGATTATCATAATATCCAAGAAAGGCCTCCAGAGCCAGAGGCTCCACCTGAATCAGAAGACGAGATGCCTCGTCCTACAATTGGTAAGGGAGATTATGGCTTCAACGTCCGTGAAGTGCAGTTTGCATTAGAAGTCAGTGACGTTGATGGAGATTATGGTGATGCTACTGTAGATGCAGTTGAGAAGTACCAAGTTGATAAAGGACTTAGTGTTGACGGTATGGTCGGTCCAGGTACTTGGGCTCAGTTAGACGAAGATTTTGTACTGTCATCGTATCCTCCACCTCTACCTGCCTTGTTCTCAGATAGTCAGGTATCTCATATTTCTAATATTGCTGCCTCTCATCCAATCGCTAATTACTCTTGGAGAGACAGAGGTCAGGCTCCAGATGGATACGTAAAAGGAATGGCAGTTGCCTATGCTCAGGCCTGTAGACGGTTCAAGTCGAATGATCCAATTGCTAAAGAGATGTCTAAGGCAAATACTGGTAATGACGATATTGATGCTCTTAGTTATTATAATTCTAATTTTGTATCACTAGGGATGAGAAATGATGAAGCAGGAATCGATACCCTTAGACATCTTTACGTACTCCTCATGGGACTGGGAATGCGTGAAAGCTCGGGACAATATTGTTGTGGTAGAGACCAATCTGCCTCCAATACAGATTCAAATACATGTGAAGCTGGTCTTTTCCAAACCTCCTGGAACGCCTCTAACTGTTGTACTGATTTCGTAAATCTCTTCGATCAGTACGATGTATCCTCTCCTCAAGGCTATCAATCCATCTTCTCAGAAGATGTATCTTGTTCTTCGTCCAACTGGAAATCTTATGGCTCTGGTGATGGATACGATTTCCAAGAAATATGTAAATGGTCACCCACTTTTGCTGTAGAGACTTGTGCTATAGGACTCCGCTGTCTAAGGCAGCACTGGGGTCCGATTAATCGTAAAGAGGTTGAGCTTCGTCAGGATGCTGACAATATGTTCAAACAAGTTCAAGATTACATAGATACTTTAGGATAGCTAGCATGAACTCTGGTCCTGTTGAAGAAGCTGGTAAGACTGCCAGAAGTATGATAGAAATTCTAAAGGATCAGCCTGCTGTATTGGCTCTAACTGTAGTTTTAATAGGTCTGTTGGTATTCTGTTTCTATGCGCTAGCCCAAGCAGCTAGTTTTCGGAATACAATGCTTGTACAGCAGGCTGACTATCAGAAATACGTTACTGAGATCTTATCACGTTGTATTGTACCTAAAGGTGGTGCAGACTTTAGGGTTCAGTCTGAAGAATCTACTATAGTCCCTTTGCCTCCTTTACGTCCACTAGAACTTGGAAGATAGCTATGCCACTTAAACCCTCGATGGGAGCTTCCGCCTATATTCACGATTTCGTACATTCCAAAGATGCTCGCTTCAGAGGAAAATCTAAGAAAAGACGTATTCAAATGGCCCTAGGAGCTTTCTATGGCGCAAAGAATTTTAATGGGAAAGAAGACTACGATCCTATCGTAGTTGACTCTCCTATCCTAGAAGTTCTCGGTGAAATTGATTTCTATGAAAGAGACACTACAGATCTAGATTTTAAACTTGAACCTCTTGACGGAAATAAAATTAGCTCTAATATAAACGGTACTAGATACCATTATTTTCCTAAAAAAGGAATGAGTCCAGCTGACTATTACAGTAGAGTTAAGTCAATCCTCGCTCGTAGCCCAGACGAGGCTCTTCAATATATGAAGAATAATTCAGGAGACCATAGAGAACTGAAGCCAGAACCTAGAAAACCTAGTGACGTCGGATACTAAATCTTAGTATGACTTTTGATGTGACGGATAATCCCAGGAACTTTTCCTGTTCTTCCACATATAGGACATGTATGAATCTTTTTGGTACTGTGGTTTGGACTAGCTATCGACGCTCTACCTGCTGCTCCTGTCGCAAATCCTCCTAGTTTCCCATATTCTGATTGTTGTTCTCGTGTAAAATTTTGTATTCCACACTTTCCAAGTTCTGCTGCTCTCTTACCTGATTTACTACTTCTTTCTCTTCTCTTTTCTGGAGTTGATCTATTACCCCAATTATTTCTGTAAGAAGCATCGTCATAACTATATCCATATAAAGCTTGATAGTCTCTTTCTAAGAATTCAGCTATTTTATCGGTATCAAGAGTCTTCTTAGCAAATTCTAGTTCCTTGAGAGACTCAAATTCTCCATCTTTGAATCCTTGTTGGTAGCATCTATGTGGATAGTTTGTTGTACATCCTATTTTGTCTCCAAAAGCATGATAGATTGTATATGTTACTACTTCTGACATCGTTTTGCCTCCGAGTTTACAAGGGTCAACGTTCTAGGACTAAGTCTCCCTAAGAAATCAAGGATACTAGAGTGAACTCTTTGATTACCCCAGCTGAGAGATTGTTGGAGACTAAATGGATGTTTCTTCCACATCCACTAAAACGTGGAGATAGAGTTAAAGTTCAGGGAACTGAACTAGCTGGGACCGTCACAGACGTTCCTCCAGATAGATGTTTCGAAGTTATAGTGGCTCTAGATAATGGACCTGCTGGACGTTATCGGGTCAAAGAGTTAACCAGAATAGCACAATAGAGGTTACGTCATGGTAACAACAATGCGTCCTTGGGATAGACTAAAAACTCTTCAAGATGACTTTTCAAGAAGAGACTTTGAGTTAATCACTGCTTTTGCCGATGCTCTTCCGGTTCATATGGCTTCTCAAAAACCTGGTACTGATGTCGTAAATGCTCCTATGAATCATGATGAAGTAGCTAGGCTACTTTATGATAAATCTTCTGGAAGTCTAGTTAGAACACTAGCAAAACAGTACTACGTTGACAATCCGGTTGAAGTGCTAACTAAGGCTCTGAATATGATAGGAGTGTCATTCCCAGCTGTTGACATTCCTCACTACACCGACGCACTAGTAACAACTACAGGAAACACAGTCATGAAAATCTCTGAAAGGGTGATGCGAGAAAGTGTTCACAAGAGAATCTTCGTCGAATTTGACGACTTGGACACCGCTGCTCCAGGTGGAGGTATGTACCTCTTCTCTGTGAAGATCCAGTATAATTCTCCAGAGTCAGACTCGTTCAAAACTGAACACCTCTCAATCCGAGCTGGCTCTCCTGAAGAAGCAAAATCAATGGCAGTACGTACTGCTACTGAGATGAACTTTTCTAATATTTCGGTCTTAGGAATCGAAATGGTGAAATATAGTGGGCCAGGACAACCAGGTTTGGTCCCGCAAACAGCACCATTGAACGTTCAGCCGAATGCGATGGCAGGCCTAGTTAGTCCGAGCGACGTGTCGCCCGCGCTTTCCAATTCTAACATCCCCACTCCCAGAAGTGGTATCTCTGGACAAAATCTTACAGGAGGAGTCTAAAGATGAATCTACTATCAACTCCCGCCAAAAGAGTAATAAAGGAACAAGTTCTAAACGTTCCCATCACAGAGGAGTTCGAAGACCTAGAAGGAATTTTCAGAGCGGTAGCTGGAGGAGGGGCATCGATTTCCTGTCAACCAAATGGTCAGGATCCCAACAGCCACATAGTGACAGTGAGTGGACCCTCAGCCTCAGCGTCTGCATCCCTTTGTCCGAACGGAGCGGACCATAAACGCTTTATGGATGAGCTTAGGATGCACCTGGCAGCTTCTCACTATAAGCTAGTTAGTTTTACTTATCATGAGGATCCTGCCGACAATTCGGTGACTTGTAAATACTACGTCAAGGTTCCACCTAACCTATAACTTCCATGGAAGTTAGCCAAGACGTTACAGATAGAGTTAAGCCAGCTATCAGACATCCTGATACTGGCAAAATCTATACTGTCAATAGAGGTCAAGATCATTTAGCAATCTTAAAGAAGTATCCAGAACTTCAGCCAGAAAGAGCTAAACTTTACAATCATACAGGCTTTCTCGATCCTAAGACTGGAAATTTTCACACTCGTGATGAGATAGGCAAGGATTCTACAGATTTAATGACTGGACCTCAGAGATTTAGAGCTCTTGGTTCTGAAAGTCACGTTTTGACAGTTGAGGGTGCTAGCGGTGTAAAAACTTGGCACGCTGCTTCCTATAATCCAGATACCGAACTTTACACTGTACACAACTCGTATGATACATATGATGAGTGCCCTAAGAACTCTCAATGGATACTCAATACAGGGAGAGGGAGAGAAGAGTATATTACTGGGATTGATCCAACTTGGCCAGACCTAGGCTGGTATATCCCTCCTGGTCGTGTAATATTTCCAACTTCTGAATCAGAACAGTATAGGTACAATAACGGTAGAATTCAAGTTAGAGATAACAGTATAGAAGTTTACGATATGGATGGAAATTATCTAATCATAACTGCTGATAAGAGTATCAGGGATATCCTGAATGGTGCTTCGTCACATCTAACATTCAGATCGAGGACCTAATGTCCCACGTGAATGACATACTTCTAGCTGAAGGTTATAATGACCATCAGGTCCAGAGAATAGCTGCTCAAAATGGACACATGGCTGATCATTGGGTAGATCCAAGCCAGAAAGAAGTTTGGCCAATTCTTAAAACCCAAGGTAAAGAAGTAGCTCTTCACGGAGGCGGAGGTTTCTCAATTCCCTCTCCACATACTCCACGTGCTAGCCAAGAGTATGAGCTACATGAACCAGAAAAAGCACAACCTGGTGATAGAACTTTTGCTGCTAGAGGAAGTTTAAAGGCAGGTGGGAATACTAGGGTAACAGTACATGAGTACAATGGTCACCATTACTACTTATGGCGAGAAGAGAATCCACGTCAATCAACAGTTACCGCAGGCTATAACGCTAGTAAAAATAGATTTACCACTAGTAAACATTCGCCTTATAGTCTAGGTACTCAGGATAGTATTAGACTTTATGGTCCTAAAGAAGGATTTAAGTCTTTAGGTGTTGTAAATCCTGTTAGGGTTCATCCTGAAGAACCCAAACAACTTGCACCTCAGCTCCAAGGGGGTCGTCTTACAGAGCCTCCTCCAGGAGTTACAATAAGAAAAATACCAACTGGAGTTGGAGGAAAAGTAAAACCTAAAAAGAGTTGATTCAAAATGCTATATGAAGCTCAACGTTGTCAAACTAATGCTGACTGGTCTACAACCTTTCAATTTATGTCAGGCAGTCCAGCTACTCCTATTCCAATAGATTCTTGGACTCTTCAAGGTAGAGTCCAACGGACTAATCTTCCAGGGATTAATTTAGATTTAACTTACCAAATGACGGTTGGCACTGATCCCAGTACCTTAACTATAACTCTTTCTAAGTACGATACTCTATACCTAGGAGCAGGTAGGTTAGTTTTTGAAGTACTAAGAGCTTCGCCAACTCCAGTTAGACCAATTCTAAAATTTTTCTTAGAAAATTATCCTGGTGTAGTACCACTAGATCCTCCTGTTATTAACCCTTATTCATAAGGATATATTTTGTGACTTTTCCTAACTCTATTATATTCGATTATGATACCATAGAGATTGATCTAAAAAATTTTGTCAGCGACACTATTGAAATTATACCTATAATTATAGACACTGAAGATATAGTAGTTACTCCAATAAACTTCCCTGGTCCAGACGACCTAAGTGTGATAAAAATATAGCAGGAGAAGACTAAATGCCAGGAGTTACAACATTCGCAACAGGATCGATAAATCAACTTACCAACTATGCTCAACTTGCTATGTTAAATTGGGCATTCACCACTGCTCCAATGAGCGGTCTAAACTTAAGGCCTACAGCTTGGTTTATGGGACTGTCATCAACTGTACCAACTACTTCTGGTGGTGGTATTACTGAACCTGTAGGGAATGGGTACTCTAGACAGAGTATTACGTTTAATCCAGCTTCAAGTAATCCAGGACAATGCACCAATTTTAACCCTATAAATTTTACTGCTAATGGTGGTGACTGGGGCAGTGTTATTTACGGACTAGTATTCGATGGACTTACACTAGGACATTGTTGGTCTATGGGTCCCCTTGAAAGTGCTCGTACGATACAAAACAATGATACCCTACAGTTTCAACAGGGTACTCTAACTATGGGTATAATATAATGTCTAAAACAATTGAACAATTCAACACGGCTAGAGTTCCATATCTAGACACTGACAAATTTGGACTAGGATATGGTTCGTTTGATGGTACTGGACATCCAATTAGTCCATGGCTAACTTATGGAGGTACACTAGGAGACCTGACCACTTATATGAAATCCAGGATAGGTACAGACCAAATCACTAGTGTTGGAGACTCTGATCACTCAATGTTGACTTCAGATTTTGAATTAGTTACTAGTACTCCATTTACGTCGTCAAGGACTTGGAATTTATCTGTTGCTGGTGCCTCACCTAAAGGTACACGGAAACGTATAGTTGATCTAGCTGGTGCCATAGGAACATATCTTCTAGCTGTCAATCCAGTTGGAACGGATACCCTTAACGGCGTTCGTTCTCCGGTGCTTCTAAGTTCTAGATACGCTTCTGTAATTGTTGAGTCTGACGGTGTCAGCGGTTGGACCGTAGTAACTCGCACTCCTGGACTACTAGCTGCTAATAATTTGTCAGATCTACAAAGTGCTACTACAGCTAGGAATAATTTAGGACTCGGAAGTGCTGCTACTGCTGATGTCGCAGGTCTTCTAAGCGCTAATAACAATCTTAGTGAACTATCGAATAAATCTACCGCTAGATCTAACCTACAATTAGGAACTGTAGCTGTACTAAATTCTATTGTCTATTCTTACATTGACCCTTCTATGATAGCTACTTCTGCTGATATTATCAACGGTACTCCTGGTAAACTAGTTCCGGCTAGTGCTCTAGGAGGAACTTCTCAGGCTCCTATTGCGATTCCGTTCTCACAAACTGGAGGTACTTGGGATTTTAACTTATTTGTCAATGGGATTTGGACTATTCCTAGTACATCAACTTCAACTACGATAACTATTAATCCTACTAATATAAAACCTGGACAACAAGGATTTGTTACTATATACTGTCAAACTCAGACAGGCGGTGCTTCCAGAACAGTTAGTTGGCCTACTCAATTTAATCAGATTACCACTACCGTACAGACTACGTCATTTACTTCAAACTCTGCTGCTCTTTTTGAGTATTGGACTGAGAGTCCAAGTATAGTACGTATTAGAGTTACTACAAGAGTCTAAAATGATAATTAAATGAACTACGCTTTTTTAATTTACTCCAGTAACAAAAACAATGATGAACATTCATACGAGTATGGTTTTAGTACCCACTCTTTTAAGATAATTGGAGATAAACCCTTTTCAAGAGGAGATATAGTTAAAATACTTTCCCATAAAAAAGAGAGCCGTAACCAGTATCGTATATACGTAAAAGTTATTGGAGATCCAGCTATAAATTCTGATGTTGAAACTAAAGAGCCAAGAATTGAAATACCAACTTTGATATTCCTCTCTAGTAGAATATATTTATCAGAGTTTTCAGACTTTCAAATTGCCAGTACTATTAATGCAAAAATTTTAACTTTTGAAGGAGTTCAACAAGATCAAAGTAAAATTTATGCAGTAGCTGCTCTAGTTTCTGAATCAGAAGCTAATATCAGATGCGTCGACCAAAATTCTGGAATCAAATTTGAATGGGTGATAAGCGACCGTGATTTCTCTAAAAGAAGGGTAGTCTAGGATGCCTTGGTACGATAATATTTATAATAGTATCAGAGATAGTCAACCTAGTTCTCGTGAACCTGGCGAACATCTCTTCGAGACTGTAACTTTGTCTCCAGATCGAATTTCTGATTTTGCAGCAAGGATGAATCTACAAGTCACTCAAACAGACGATGGAACCTATGTTGCTCTTCCTCCAAATGTTGACTTAGGAACAAGTGAGATAAGGCTCCAATTTATAGATCATTGGCTAGATGAATCTGTTAATAAAACTCGTACTGAACATGAAAGGAATCGTCGAGTCCAGACATATAAAATCATGGACGAAGCTATGGCCGAAGCTTGCATCAGCCTAGATACATACTCTGATGAGTGTTTGGCAGTTGGATTTATAGACGAGCCTATAAAAATTACTTTCAATGACAAAGGTGTTGGAAATCAGGTAATGGAAGTTCTCCAAACCAATGACGTTTTAAAACGAAGTCGATCGTTTGTTAGAAATCTAATTAAGTATGGTGATCTTGGAGTTAAGATCATTATTCCTAATGTAGATAAAGATGTTCCAGATATAGGCTTAGACTATATCGATCCTCTTCTTTGGGAATGTATTGTAGCTAAAGAACGTAAAATATGTATAGGCTATAAAATTGATGAAAAATTCAACCGTTGGATTAGAGCTCCTCAGACTGGAGTTGCCCGCAGAAAAGCGCTACAGCCTTGGGAATTTGTACAAATGTCAGTTTACGATCAGGATATGAAGCCCTATGGCCGTTCTCTTCTTGAAGGCATGAGAATAGACTTTGACCATCTCGTTACTCTCGAGGCTCTCCTAGCTCTCTCCCGTGCCTCTCGAGTTGAACGACTTGTGATTAAAATCCCAACTGGCTCTACGAACCCTGTCCAGGCTGCTCAGAAGATTCAGTCTCTAAAGGCTCAGTTTAAGAATATCATATTCAAAGACACCTCCTTAGGGACAAAAACTTATGGAAAAACTCCGGGTCTCACGGACATACTATTCATGCCGTCAGACAAAGGCTTTGAAGCGGATAAGTTGTCCTCCACTGTGGATCTTTCAAGTGTCGAGGATGTCGCCTACTTTAGAGACAAAGCCATATCTGTTACTGGACTACCCAAGGGTTACTTTCTCGCCGATCAAGTTACTGACCGTGGATCCGCCTTACAGCAGCAAGATATTAAATTCGCCAGAAAACTCGTTACCTATCAAAATGCCTTTGTTGAGGGACTTACCAAACTCTGCATGACAGTGGCAGTCTATGTTGCAAAAGCTGATCTAAGCTCCTTTGAGGTTACAGTAGCTTTACAAAGACCAACTCAAATTGCTGTGACTATGATTGAAAATTATAAGCTTATAGCAGATACAGCTACTGTGTTGATACAAGGACTGAAAGAGACTCTTCCTCCACAGATCACTCCTCAAGGTCAGGAGCTTCCGGCTCCACTTCCTCCAAATTTGTACTCAAATATACTCCAAACCTTAGGGATGCCAAAAACTGTAGCGCAGTTATTTATGTCTGGAGGAGCAGGAGGTGCTTCTCCACTAGCTGCCGATGCAGATTATATAACTCTCACGTCTTCTAAAGATCCAAGGTTTAACTATCTACGTCCTGGTCTAGCTAGACTAGCTGAAGCTCTTCGACATCCTAGTGGGTTCGAACGTTTCGTTGAGAAAGAGAACGAAGCTAAATTAAGGCTAGTAGCTTGAGTATCCTTCTACAAGTTTTAGAGAAAATCGAGAAAGTGCCTTCCACTATGGGGAATGAACATCATATCCTAGTTAATCCATCAAAGGATGAGTTAAAAGGGATGGAGGCTAGAGTAGGACAAGATGCTCCGGTTCGATATATTATCGACAAGAATAAGGATTACTATCTATGGCATGCGCATGACAATACTCATAATGAGGTTGCAAGACATTTGGGGATTTCACCAAACAAGTTTGGACCGTACGATTCTAATCAGAAAGGAAACACTTCTTTTACACATATAAGAAAGTATAACTATGACTATAGGAAACACTTATGAAAATTATACCTCCACAATATGAATTACCTGAAAGAGTAGATGGTGTTACTTCAGTTAATGAAGGAGTTAAGGAAGCTTCCTTCATCCCGGAAGGAGTTCTTATACATGAGTATTACCCTAAAGAATGGGTTTTGATAAAAGAAATTGGCAACGATTTAGAATATATAGCATCTTATTGGGATCTAGATAGATTCTGGCAAAATTATATCAAGGACCGTTTAGTATACGAGAGGTTGAGGAATAAATTCCTGTTAGGTCAACCTGTTGTTATTGATTATACTACCTATCCTAACCTAGGAGTTTACATACCAATAAATAAATATATCTCTGGTCTTGGTGAACTCTATAAGACTATGTTGGAAGAATGCAAAGAGTTGGATAAAGAAGCTTTAGAGAGAATTATAAGAGAGCAGGGCTACGCTAAGCTTGAAGACACTATGGCAACTTACAATCAAACGAGAGACTAAATGGATCTCGATCTCTCAAGAGTAAAAGCACGTCACTATAGATCACAGTGGAGATTTATAATTGACTGCCCTTACTATATCAGGAATAAAGCTCACTATTATTCACACTATATGTGTGTAACTCGAGATGGACGTCCATCCCGCTGGTCCAGATTTATAACTCCAATAATGGCAACTAAATTATCTAGAGACGAAATCCGTGAGGTTCTTCCTCTGATTCGTGAGATACTCCCTATATCAACTAAACTTATTGATATACACTCTTTCCTTGTTCAGTACAACCCGTCTCTAGCCCGTTCTCTAATAGATGTCTCAATAGTTTTTGATTCTTCACCTCACGATCTTAAATCTCATATTGTAGCCTGCTTCGGAGTTCAGCCTGAGGAACTTGAAGAGTTCGTTGAAGCTCGTAGAAGAGAAAGACGACGGGTTCCAGCATGAGCTACGTATTAGATATTTTAGAAGATAGTTATGATGATGTAGGTACTAAACAATGGAAAGCTAGACTAATTCCTGCTATTATGCATAGAGTGACTGGTAAAATTACAGTAGGTAGGAGAGGAGACGAACACGCAGACGTGTTTAGAAAAGTCATACCTAACTATGACCACATGGCTAGTCCAGAGTATCGTACTGGTTATTATGATTCACGGAGAAAATCATTCCACGATGGTCCAGAAGTAGACTTTAACTCTACTGATCTGATGACTAGGACTCAGCGACTAAGAAAATATGGTACTGAAAGCCTAGAAGAACGTTTAGATATGTCTACTCCAGAAGGCAGGGAAGCTTTAAGGTTTCTGTATCCTGCCTTCCGACATCCTGATACAGGAAAAATGTATGTAGGACGTAAAGGTGAAACTCATAACGATATAATCGATAGGCACGCTGATGAGATAGACCCTATACATAAAGACAAGTTTGATTCCAATGACAGAGGATTTTATCATAGTAGAACTAAGACTTTTATCTCTAAAGCCGACTCTGGTCTCGACTCAGCTGACCTAATGGGATCAAAAGTTAACAAGATTAGAAGGCTACAACGTGACAGTCTTCTTTTGAATAGGGTGAGTCTCAGTATAATTTAAAGGATCTTTTATACCAATAAATTAATAATTTTTTCTGAGTTTTACTAGATTTAGTGAACTTGGGTCTATAGGCGTTACGCCACTGCCCAAGGTATACCCTAAATTTAGAACTAGGATAAGCTATACCTTCACGCTTAGGTGGAGATCAAGGCTATGGATCAAGTACTTCTTATAGAAGATTCAGGACTTACATGTAGAGTTAAAGATATACCTCCATCTATTGTTCTAGAAGTTAATAAAACTGGTATGATGATACTGAAAGGTGTACCTGCTACTGTCTTGGATGAGAAAAATGGTAATGGAAGAACGTATTCTAAAAATGTTCTTGAACATTCCATAAATAAATTAAGGCACAACGGTGCATTCAAGAATAAGAGAATGCTTTGTAGCGCTGATGATCATCCAAAAGATAGTTCTCATGTTAGTCCGATACAGTCTTCTCATGTAATTTTAGACGCTTATATCAAGAAAAATGATAAAGGTAAAGACATCTTGATGAATGATTGGTTAGTTCTTAACACGGCCAATGGAAAAAATCTTCGAGCCTTAGCTGAAGCTGGTGCTAGTTTCGGTACTTCTATACGTGGCCTTGGTCAACTTAATGAAGAGACCAAACACGTAGAGAACTACGACTGGCTTGGAACTGACGCGGTGGGAAATCCCTCTGCTGGTACATTCGCTAGTCCTGGAACCTTTGAGATTCAGACAGAGTCGATCTCAGCCGAACTAGCTTCCATGATAACAGAACAGTTGGAGAACAGTAATATGTTTGATCTCAAAAGGGCTGTGGATGCGTTCAGAGCTGCCAACTTTGACAATAACAAACTCAAAGGTCCGATCTCAACAGAGATTACTAAATCGTTGTTGTCTATGCAGCGTTCTGCTGTAGAGGGTGGAGTAAAAGATCTGTCTCTCTTAGAATCTCTTACCGATCAGATCTATGGGATTGAAAGTGCACCTCCTCTTAACAATCCTCCTAACTATGACAAAGATAAAAACCAAGACGCTCTTAATAAGGCTCTCCGTGAGCTAGAGGCTACTCAAAATCTAGCTGTCCATTATAAGACAATGGCTGAAAGTTTTGAAGAAGAGCAAAATCAATTCCAAACTAGATTGGCAGCATACGAAGAAGTTTCTGCTACTATATACGAGGAACTTGAAGAATCTGTTGCCAAATTAAATGATGGTAGTACAACTGCTCAAGCTCGAGATATTACCGAGAGATCGCTTCGTACTGTACGACGTATTCAGAAAGAAGCTCGAGATCTTATTATTAATCTTGAAACTAGACTTGATAATACAATTCGTATTGGTGATCAATTTGCTGAGAACGCTATTGTTCTCCGTAGAATTGTAAACACTCTCTACAATCAACTTATTGAAATCCAAGACAAGGATCCAAAGAGTTTCATAAGCTCTAAGGGTACTGCTACTCGCGTTAATGAAAATCTTTCTGGTAAGCGACCAGCAGTTGAAAATCTCGACAAGGCACACGGTCCACCACCTAGTCCTTCCTACTCTGGAAATAGGCAAGGCTGGGTATAGACCTCTCTTCGTAAGAATCTAGACAAGCTCTAAAAGTCTTCTGATATGAACGGACCATCAAAATGGGTCTCTTAAACGAATTGGCCGAGACGGCCTCAAGGATCAATCCGTCCTTGCTAATGACTGAAAACAAGGACTCAGCAGCTGTCTTGTTCCGTGAGAACAAGATCAAGACCGGAGCTCGACTCTTTGATGAGGGAGAGTTCTATGATATCCAGAACAAACGTAACCGTAAGTACAGTGAGTGGACCGGTATCGGTGCCCTCTTTGAGTCCAACAACCCCAAGGACCAATGGAAAGCTGCTCTCACAATGCTCGCCGTCGAAAAAACCCGAGCATTCCTTGAGCAAGCCAAGAATCTCTACGGTGAAACTACCGTTCAAACCAACCTCGGTGCGTTGAACCCTCGAGTTCTGGACGTCGTCCGTATCTTCTATCCTAATATGGTGGCTCCAGAACTAGTTGACATCCAACCAATCGATGGTCAGGTTGGTGAAATCTTCGTGATGAAGCCAATCTTCTCCAACTCTCTGCCTGCGACAGATGTCGGTCCTGTCGTAGCTGGTCAAGAAATCTTCAAGACTGCCACCTACGACTACGCTTCGGAAGTGGTGAACGAGAAGGTTGTCGCTAGCGTTCCGGCTGCTACTGTCACCTACACCTGGACCTTAGGTCGTACCCCGATCCAGCCTAGCACTGTCTCAATCGTAGCAGTGGTTGGTGGTAATACAGTAGTTGTTACTGACAACGGTTCTGGTGGTCTAATTGGTCCTGCTGGTGTCTTAGATCCTGCTGGTCCGAATACTATCACCTACACTGGTGGTACTGCTGGCGCTACTGCCATCAAATTCCTGACGGCTCCGACCACTGGCTCTGCTATCTACGCTCAGTACGCCTGGAGCTCTGAATCTAATACTGCTGGCATCAACGAGATCGAGTTCGACTTGATCACCGTCCCTGTCAAAGCTAAGATCCATCCTCTGAAGTTCACCTACTCGGTGGCAGCTGGTCTTGCTGCGTCGGCGCATCTAGCCATCGATGTGCAAGACACTTTGGCTGAGCTCGCTGGTCAGTTCCTAAAGAATGAGCGAGACAATGCGCTCATGTATCTGATCAACCAAGCTGCTGCACCTCAGGCTACCTTGAACTTCGACGCGACTCAGTCTCCTCAGTACTTCGATCGTCAATCGAAGTATGCGGATATCGAGCTGAAGATCAACGAAGCTGAAGCATTGATTCAAGGCACGATGGGTCGTGGTGGTCTCTCTTGGGTCCTAGCTGGAGCCAATGCCTGTAACCTTCTGGCTGCTACCAAGGGCTTCGTTCGTGCACCGATCACTGCTCCGATTGGTGCTCACGTTCTTGGCCATTTGAGGGATGGTACTCTTCCTGTGATCAAGACCCTCAAAGTCCTGAACACGAACGACTTTATCTGCGGGTACAAGGGATACATGGCAGGTGATTCGTCCATAATTTTGGCCGAATGGATACCAATTTACTTCACACCTGTGTTCCAAGCCCCGACGTTACAAAACCAGCAAGGTTTGATGTCCATTACATATCATTGAAGGTGGACACTAAATCCGGTGAACTCAGGGAACACCCTAACGTGAAGACGAGGGCAATCCTGATCCAAGCTTGGGATGAAAGTCCCTTGAAGGAGCAACGACTAGAGGTGAGCCGTAAGCGGTCTCTGACCGTAGGCGATAATTCCTCCACGAGCGCCGGACTCCAAGTTTTTAGTCTTGGATGATGATATAGTCTGAGCTTACGTGAAAGCGTAAGAAGCTAGGGATAAAGAACCTTAGCGATAACAAAGCTGGTACGATATGTTCGTCAACAACCCAGGATATTTTGTGAAGGGCACAGTTTCTAACTACTCTGCGTAATCGCAGTCACGATTGGGGAGGGAGATCTCCCTCCCCAATTCTAAGCTCTAGTCTACATAGTACAAGTTAGGATTATCAGGAGTCACGATACTATATTCTCTGTACCATCTTTGGTACATTTTCTTCAACTCTGGACAATTATTAAAGTGCCAACGTTTCATTGGCATCTGACGTCCTTCTTTAGGACAGTAAGGACACTTAACTATAGTCTGCATTCCTGTTCTACCTGTTTTACTAGTATGCTTAGGACTAGCTAACGAAGCTCGTCCAGCTGCTCCGGTCGCAAATCCACTAGTAGTACGAGCGACCTCTGATCTCCTTTCAGGAGTCAGATTAGTACCCCAATTTCTTTCGTAGTGAGTATTCTCTTTTTCTTCACATCTATAATACCATTGCCAAAATCGTTCTTGATTACCAGCAAACTTAGCTCCAAATTCTAAAGGTATAATTTCTAAAATTTCTACGACATAACCTTCCCAAAGATTTTGATATCTACATCTTGCCTCTACTGTTTGTACGGTACATCCTACTTTTACTCCAACTACATAATAGATTCTATAGAACATGTTGTACTCCTCTTTCCAAAAGAGTTAACGTTCCAAACACTAGTTCCCCTAAAAACCTAGGTTTGAGACGAGATCATCCCTAGCTAGTTACATCCCTGGACTAGCTTTCTCGTCTCCTAGAGGTGGAGAGTCTTTACTGGGCGCTAGTGCTCTCCACCTCTTAGTAGTTTGAGACGAAGAACCCGAAGCTCCTCGTCTCAATAGGAAGGTAGGATCCGCGAGCCGCTATCCTACCTTCCTCGTTAATATCCTAGCCTTTGTCCTAAACTTAGGAGTAAGTTTAGTGGCTATCACTCAAGCTGATATAGATGCAGATATTACTGGTAGTCTACAACCTAATATTTTAGGTGGTACAGACGTTTTTAAACTTAAGACACTTCTTCGTGATATGAATGCAGCTATATTTCAACCTGGTGGCGTTGAAGGACCAGTTGGAGCTACTGGACCATCTGGACCTCCAGGAGCTACTGGTCCTGCAGGAGGACCAACTGGACCTCAAGGATCTACTGGACCTACTGGACCTTTAGGACCTGTTGGACCTACTGGACCATTTAATCCTCCAGGAGCACCTGGAGGGTCTATTCAGTTTAATTATGGAGGTAATTTTGCTGGTGATCCTAGTTTAACTTTCGATAGTGCGACTGTTCATTGTGGAGTTGGAACAGTTTCAACTTCACCCACTACAGGTGATCTTGTAGTAGCTGGAGGTGTTGGTATTGGTGGTTATTTGAATGTTGGAGCTAATATACGTGTTGTAGGTATAATTAATAATCTTCCAATGACATTTGCACAGTTACCTGCTTCACCTGTTTTTGGAATGATGGCCTCAGTTTCAGACTCAAATACTAAAAATCAAGGACAAGTTATTACAGCTGGCGGAGGAACAAACCAAGTCTTTGCTGGTTATAGGGATGGAATTGGATGGGTAGTAATGGGATAATAGAGATCGTACATAGTAACTTAATATAATACTTTGTTGATAGTTGCACTACCTAGGTGTTCTCCTTGCGACTTAGGTAGTGTAGGGAGGTGGAGCTTACCCAGGCAAATGAAAGCTCCACTTCTTTCTCCAATTAGATACTATCTTCCGAGCCTTACCTAACAGGAGGAGTTTAACTACTCGTGAGTTTTCTTGTGGCTACACATTCCTAGTGGACCCACACATGTGTAACCACAAGTTGGACAAGTAAGTACTCGTTTTGATACGTGATTCGGACTAGAAATGGACGCTCTCCACGCTGCTCCTGTATGCATTCCTGACTTTCCAGTCTTACTGACATGATTAGGACTAGCCACAGAAGATATAGATGCCGTTCCATCTTGAAATGGATTCTTTCCTAATTCAAATTGTTTCTTAAATCCTCTTTTCCCTCCGTCACGATTGTTTTCACTTAATTCTTCCCACCTAAAATTCCATCTATTATTTTCTTGGTCGAATATGTAGCCTTTAGAGTGGTCATACCTACCTACTGTAGGTCGTATCATACCTTCGGGTATTGGTCCTATGATAGGTAACCATCTATAAAATTCTTCTTTACCAAAGGTAAAGTCTGATCCAAACTTTCTACCTCTTTCAATCATGTGCTTAAAGTACTTGTAGTAGGGATGCTTACTATATTCCATTTTGAATCCTCCTATTCAAGAGTTAACGTTTTAGGGAGTAGTTTCCCTAACTTCCGAGCCTTTATCTGGCTTTTGGCTAGATGGAGGGCGGCGGTCCCGATTGGATTCTCTCCCAGGTCGGGGCTGTCGTTATTGTAAACATGGGAGAGAACAACTGGGAGAATACAAATATGGCAAGTATCCCTGTTACTATCATAGGTACAATGACCTACACTGATTTAGGTGTGGGTGGTGGTCCGATGCCAGGTGGTCCTGGTCCTGCTCACCCTATCGCTCCCGGAGGACCACCTCCGACTGTGATGCCTCCGATTTATTATCCACCCTATCCGGCGCATCCTATCGCTCCGGGAGGTCCTCCTCCAAGTGTGATGCCTCCGATCTACTATCCTCCTACACCTTCCCATCCGATCGTAATTCCTCCGGATGCAATTGCACCGGGAGTCCCGACTCATCCGATCTACATCCCGATTCACCCAGCACACCCAATCGTGATTCCTCCGGATGGACTTGCACCCGGAGTACCTACCCATCCGATCGTACTTCCTCCTCCGATGCCATCACACCCGATCGTGATTCCACCAGACGCGATTGCTCCTGGAGTACCTGCCCATCCGATCTTTCTTCCTCCCTACGTTGACATCAGCCCTCCCGGTCCTCAGCCGATCCCTGGCTGGCCTCCGGTAGCAATGCCTCCGATCTACTATCCTCCTGGAGGAGGTGGTGGTGTTCCTCCTCTTGGAATCTGGGGACCAACCGATCCGAGACCTACTCCTCCGATCTACTTCCCACCAGTAGGTGGTGGGACTCCTCCTGGAGGTAGTGGTCCTTCTGGAGATAAGCCTGGTGGTAGCTGGGCTTGGAGTCCGGTTTATGGCTGGGTTTGGCTCCCTCAGGGAGAGGGTGATAAACCTCATCCTCCACAGGGTCCTGGTGGTCCTGGTGAACCTGGAAAACCTACTGATCCTAATGCACCGGTAGTGAATCCTCTGCCTACTGGTAAGAAGTAACCAACTACGTCCTTGAGACGATAACTTGGGCGTTTCGTCTCAGGTAGGAGAGTGGGATCGGATCTCCCTGTGCTCTATCCCACTCTTCTCAACATTAAAATGAATTAAATGACCAATTGGAAAGACGTAAATGAATGGGAAAAGCATTGGTGGGGAAACTGCACCAATACTTTTAATGAAGAACGTAAACAAATTATTTATGCTAAGAGAATGGGATTAAAATTTTGTACTGAGGATTGGCGTCCTTTTACAATTGACATGGAAGGAAAGTCAGTTCTAGACATAGGAGGAGGACCTGTATCCTTACTTCTCAAGTGTATTAATGTTGATGGGACTGTGGTCGATCCTTGTGAGTTTCCTAGATGGATTTATCAACGATATGGGGATGCTGGTATCCACTTTTTTCTTATAAAAGGAGAAGAGGTAGACCATCACTTTGAAGAAGAAATTTTTGACGAAGTTTTGATTTATAATTGTTTACAACATACGGAAGATCCAGCTAGAATTCTTCGGAACGCTAGAAATGTGAGTAAGATAATTAGAATTTTCGAGTGGCTAGATAAGCCAGTCGAGGAAGGCCATCCTCAGGTACTTACAATGGAATTGTTTTATACTAACTTGCCAAATGGAGAGTACTCTATTGAAGATATAGACGAGAATGGTTGTACAGGTAGGTGTATCTATGGAATCTTTCCAGGTAGTCATTATGAACTGTAACACTAGAGGTAACCAATGTACACGATCTACCATGTTCGTGATGTGAAGATAGGATGTGATAGCAGATATCCTAAAAGGTGTGTAGAACAAGGATTCAAGGAGGGATCCTTCAAAATTGAAGACTTAGTTTCTGATAGTTGTGGAGCTAAGTTTGCAGGAGAAGTAGAGAGATTTTGGCAATGGTATTATGGGCTACCAATAGATAGAGTTCCTTATGAAAGAAACTATGGTTCTACTCAAACTTCTGATCAACAAGCAGAGAATGGTAGGAAAGGTGTAGAATCTCAGTTAAAAAGTGGTACTCACAATAGTCAGACTGGTAAAGGTAATACTTTCTTCGACGGAAGAGCTGGAAGAAGGACTGGAGAATTAGGAAAATCTGGGTTTCAAACTGGAGTAGCGGTAAGAGCTGCTAATTCTATTGAATATGTTTGTCCTTGGTGTGAATTTAGAGGTAAAAGTAGTGTTATGAAAAGATGGCATTTTGATAATTGTAAATTTAGGAGTTGCTAATTATGCAGCACGTGTTACACGTAGTTTCACTCCCCCACACTCAAACTACCCAAAAATATCTAGCTTGTGCCTATACTCAGAAAATAATTAAATTTTGTAATATGATGAAGTCTATGGGTAACACAGTTTATCTATATGCTTCTGAAGAAAATGAAGCAGATTGTGATGAGTTAATTACTATTATTTCCAAGAAGGAACAAAAAGATTTAATCAATGTTACCGGTCCTGAAGATATGCATAATATTAGATGGGACAACAGTTTGAATTATTGGATGATGACTAATGAGAGAGTATGCAATGAAATTATGCTTCGTAAGACTAAACAAAATTTTATATGTATCAGTATGGGAGTAGCTCAGATTGCAATAGTGAATTATTTTAGTGATGTTCTATGTGTAGAGTATGGAGTAGGATATGAGGGAGTATGTTCTAAATTTGTTGTATTTGAATCTTACGCTTGGATGCATTCTGTTTATACTGCTATGTATGGCTCTCCTTTTAAGTGTGATGGTAGATTTTACGACGAAGTTATCCCAAATTATTTCGATACATCTGAGTTTCCGTTCTCGAAAGAGAAAGATGATTATTATCTTTATATAGGTAGATTGATACAACGAAAGGGAGTGGATATTGCAGTAGAAGCTTGCAAGCATACTAATAATAAATTAATCGTTGCTGGTAATCAAGGAGATATTCCAAAAGGTCCTAATATTGAGTATGTTGGATTAGTTGGAGTTGAAGAACGTGGTAAATTAATGTCTAGGGCTCAAGCAGTATTCGTTCCTACTATTTATGTAGAACCATTTGGTGGAGTGTCTGTTGAGGCTCTTCTTTGTGGGACTCCAGTAATTTGTACTGATTGGGGAGCATTTCCAGAAAATATTAAGGATGGAGTTGATGGATTTAGAACTAGGACTTTAGGTGAAACTATGTGGGCTATGGAAGAGTGTAAAACTTTAGACTACGAGAGAATACGTCGAAGAGCCCAGAATAGATTCTCTGTAGATGTGATTAAGTATCGCTATCAAGATTACTTTGATAGACTTAGAGGATTATGGACTCCTGGTCACGACTGGAATTGTAAATCTTACAACCCAACTAACAAGCGAAGTCTTGGTAACTTCCACTGAGTGACGAACTTAAGTTTATACTCATACTAACCTTTACAGCAATTATAGTATGGATTTTAATTGTCTCATTGATAACTTGGGATATTCATGATCATTACGATATAATAAAACCGTAACACTAGAAGGGGTCAATATGCTTGGAAAAATGATGACTATACTTCCTCCGAAGGGAAAGGACTCAATTTGCGCTCAAGGGTATAACGTACCGAAGATAGGACTCAGAGTTCAAGTAACAAAAGAACTAATAGTTTTACATAGGGCTGGATTTATAGTTATAGCTGAAGATATAGTTAACCCTAAAGCTCAGACTCCTAGTGATAGTCCCGGCGAAAGCACTAGTGAGACTGGGGGTGGGTCTAGTTCATCCAGGGCTCCAGACCCACCTAAACCTCTTCCTCAGGTACTTGACATCCCTGAGGAGGCGTCGGCTGATGCTGATGTGGTTTCCTCCCCAGACTCGGAAGGCGAAGGTTCTCAACCTGAGTTCGCACCTAAGCCTTCCGCTTTTTCTTCTAGAAAGGAGATTGAAGAAACTGTAGACTGGGAAGCTTTGAGAGACTATGTAGCTGAAAAGATAGGGTACGTCTACCAGAAAAAGTCTCTAGAGTCCCTACGCTCTATGGCGTTGGAGCAGTTTGATGCTAAGTGAGACTAAACAACAACTTGTTATAAACTATATTAAAGCTCAAATAGGTGATCCAATAGTTCAATCTATTGATGAAGAATCTGATACAATTCAAACTGCTATCAATAGCGCCTTGGTATCCTACTGGCTAGCATTTCCTTATACTTGGAGAACTTATTACTCCTCAGCAGCTAAAGGTAATGTAACAGATACAGTTGAGAATATAACTAACAACGCGTTTATGGACAATCCTCAGGCTCAAGCTGCAGCTTACTTTTTAGGAGTATCCAGAATTGAAGATGGAGCTCTTGGTGCTATCGGTAACAATATTGATAGCTATTTATTGGGTGTGCCTTATCCTAATCCATCCTATAAAGTATATCCTGGCTCTCTTGATTTAGCTGAAATAGTTCGCTATCGTACAGAAGTATCAATTATAACAGGTGAGATTGAAGTTGAATACGATGAAGTTCTAGGAGTTATACGATACGTAACTCCAAATGCTTATGGACAGTTTACAGCATTTTATGCTTTTGGATTTGATGAGTCAGTAGGACTTCAATACGTTCCAAATAGACAAATTGATCTTTTCCGTAAAATGGCTTGTGTTAATTTTCTTGATACAGTAATCTCTGCTAGAAGCAATATAGCTGTCAACGCTGACTTTAAATTAGACATGACGGCTCTAACGAAGAAAAGAGACGATTTGCAAGCCAAGGTTGATAAAGAAGTAACAGATCAAATGATTATACCTATCTATTGGGGATAAGATGAATTACAACGAAATGATAATAGGTGCTGTGTTTCTAGTTGTAATTGTCGTTGTTGTTGCCTACTTTATAAGGAGGCCCTAATGTCTCTTCTTCGAGAGTCAACAACTTCAGCTAATTTTGATATCCAACCTCAAACTTGGACTACGACAGATCCAAAACAACCTCTTCAATGGTTTACTCAAGAGGGTAGAGCTTGTACTATAGGAGGTAAGTCTGGAGTTCTGAAAAGAGTTGGAGATAAAATGGTTTGTGATACCTCCATGGCTGGAGAGATAACTTCAGGAAGTGGAGTTAAAGAGTCTGGAGGAGTGAACCCCGATTCTCCCCTATCGGATCCAGAAGTTGCAAAATTAAAAGGACTTGGACGAAATAAAGTTCATAAGACTCTGTTCAATAGAAACTACCATGCTACTAGCTACGGACCATCCTCTGGAGATTTATTCCAAAGAAGTTTTAAACATCCTTCTGGTCATAGGGTAGATGTTCATTTTGATGGAGACGAAGTAGCTAGAAGGGCTCAAGGAATTCCAGCTCATGAGGAGAATGAAGATACCATGGATACAATTCAGGAAGCTGTAACTCTGAGATTCTCTTCTCCGAGTCGAACTCAGATTGCTAAGCAAGCAGTCTACTGGGACATCCACCGTCGAATGAGATCTGGTCTTGCAAAAATTCGTGTAGGTCGGATCCTAGGAGCACCTGGAAATTGGTATTTCGACGTGGGCTCTGAGTCTGAAAATCAATTTTTAGATCCTGGTAGGATGAATAACATCTTGGTAGGTGGTGTGACTGTTACTAAGTCTTCAGCTTCACCTGAAGGAGCACCGCATCTTGCCAGTCAAATTGAACCAAACAATGTTATCAGGGAAAAAGTTAGAGAAATGGTTGCTAAAAAGCTTGGACTAAAAGAAGCTGGAACATATCATGTTTTTGATCCGTCTCAAAATGTTGTTGGAAAACATTATGACAAGAAAGATGCAATTGACCAAGTTAGAGATCTTGGTCCTGGACATACTGTCGGATATGAAGATAACGGTGCTCCAGCTGGCTTTATAGGTCATATGTACGACCATGAAGGTCATGAGATGCACTGGTCAAGAAATAGAAGTGCCTGGGTTAAGAGTGGTCAGAATCAATAGGCTCTGATATGTCTTACGTTCTAGAAGTTCTAGAAGACGTTTACGACGAAGCGAAAAGACAGTGGCCTCCAACTAAGCCGTATGGTACCTATAAACAGCAGTTAGCTAGAACTGCTAGAAATATGGGAAAGAAAGCTATCTCTAGTAAAAAGAATAAAGATATTACTGGTCATACTTTAGGCTTAATAGCCGGAGCTGTAAATCCAACTCTTGGACTTGTTGTTAAAAGTTTGTATAAACATTTTAGAGATGATATGAACGAAGATACTTCTCAAGTTACCTCAAGTGCACTTTACGGATACCATCCTGGCTTCTGGTCTGCCTCGTCTGGTCCTAACTCTTTGTCTACAGTTCCTGTAACTCAACCTACTAATCCAAACAATCAAGATGACAAATTTCCAAAGAAAAAGAAATACTACCCCGACCCTCGTTCTCGTCCACGAGAACAAGATGTCGCCAACCCTGCCGCCAGCGCGTCACTAATAATTGGTGTAGACTATGGGAGTTAAGAATGCTAATCGATGGTATAATGTGCTATGTAGTATATCACATAATTGGTGTCAAGGTAGGTTGTACTGACGATTATCCTAGACGTTGCTATAGACAAGGATTCAAAGATGGGGAGTTTGAAATATTAGATACTTGGCCAATGTCTGTTGGAGATAATTTTGTTGGTAACAGGGAGTGGGAATGGTGTGATGCATTTGGATATGAAAGAGGTCCTCATTACTCCGAGAATTGGAATAGTAGAAGTATTACTCAGGAAATGAGAGAACACGCAGGAAAACGTACAGCTGAGCTATATTTTACATCTGAACATCAATCAATGGCTGGTAAGATTGGAGGTAGTAAAGGTGGAGCAGCTAAACTTGGGACTTCTGGGTTCCAGACTGGAGTAGCTCAAAGAGCATCAGCTAAAGGACCTAACCATATAAGTAAGAGACCTGATATAAATATGGTTTCTACTGGAGTAGCAGGTAGATTATCAGCTGCTGGTCCTAACCATATATCAAAACAATTTTTTAGTTGTCCTTATTGTGGAAAGTCTGGCTTTGGAGCTATGTGGAAGCGTCATGTTTCTGGTTTAAATTGTCCAATATTAGGTATCTTTGCTGCCACCAATATAGCTATTGAAGATCATGTTTAATGATAACTCTTCTTCAACTAGTTAATGGAACCGAAGCTGTCCTACCTATTGGTATGATACGTTATATGGACGGCAGAAACGTCGTCGAGTCTATGAGATTTAATTCTTACATTGGTACTAAAATTAGAGTAGCGACAGCTACAGTTAGGGCTTCAGGAATAGGTAATCCAGACGAATTATCTATGGGAGCTTATATTTCTCAGATTGCTTTTTACGGAGTTGATGTTACTAAAGAAGCTCCTTCTCCTAATAATAACGTTGGAGTAAGATGTAGTTGCAAGGCATACTACTTTAACTTTTCATTCGCTAACCAAGTCAGAGGTTGTTCGTTTGGAACAAGATTTAAACCATATGTTAGAAAAACCCCTGTCTGGGATCCTCGTTATCCACTAAGGAACCCTAATATGATTCCTGGTATGTGCAAACATCTTCTCTTGCTAGCTAGTACTCTTCAACATACAAACTTCTATAAGAAGATAGGCGGTGATGTTAATTACTGATAACTACGATCCTAATTGTATATCGATTATACAAATAGAAATTTTAACTAACAAAGGATTGGTAACTATAGGTGAAGGCGAGTCAATCTCCTATATCCAAGACCAGAATGGCGATTTGTATATAGGCAGTAGTGGAACAGTACTTCGTGTTAGACATAAAACTGCTCTCCAGGATCTATCCAAGGTGATAAAGCCAGCATCTTTCTCACTTGTAGCAGAAGAAGATGGAGAGATATCGCTTAAAGCTTCTATCCTAGATAATGCTCCTAGTCCGTACATCCCAGAGGTAACGGATAGGAAGTTCAAGGATGTAGCTGATATAATCTCAATACGAGGACACGAAGGAGCACTAATATAAGAATGAGGTGTAACAATGTTCGTTGATGGGATCTGGTGCTATGTTCTCTACGTAATTCACTCTGAAAACTACGTAGGATGTACTAGTGACTTTGAGCAAAGATGTTTTACGCATAAAAGAAAAAGAGGTGATCATATTATAATAGAGATACTAGATACTTGGCCTATTTCAGTTGGAGCTAGGTTTGCAGGAGATCGGGAGTGGGAGTGGGCAGATACGTTTAATTACCCTAGAGGTCAGCATTACAGTAATACGTGGAGTTCTAAATTATCTTCGGAAGATAGATCAAGAGCTGGTAAAATTGGAGGGCACCGTGGTTCTAAGTCCCAATTAGCTAGAGGAACTCATTCAAGTCAGACTGGTAAAACTCCGTTTCATACAGGAGCAGCTGGCAAAGCAGGAATAGTGTCTCAATTAACTAGTGGAACTCATATTAGTCAAAGACCAGATATAAATATGTTCTTTACTGGGAATGCTCAGAAAGTTTCAGTTGCTAGTCCTAATCATATTAATAAACAAATTTTTACTTGTCCTTATTGTGGTCAGTCAGGTAAAGGTCCTAGAATGAAGCGTCACACCACAGATTTAAATTGCTGGCTCTTAAAAACCTTTGCTGCTAATAATGCAGCTATAGAAGATCATCTATAAGAGTCCTAACACTTAAAGACTTCATAGGATAGAGAGAATCTAGAAAGGACTAGACCATGCGTATGGCAACTTTCACTGGTACCGATTTTGTATTCGAGACCAAGTCTAATAAGATTAATTATCCAAAAGGTGCGTTTATTCAACTTGAGGTGGATAAAAATAACGATGTATATGTGGTAAATCATAGATTTGCTACTATTCAAGAGTTGAGCGATCCAAAGGATCCTCAATCTAAGAAAGTAGATAAACAAATTGTAGAGACTAAATACTATAAGTTTACTAGAGCAGAAGATCTTAAATTTGCTTCAGACAATCTCTTCTTTGAAGATCAACTGTCTGATGCTATCGATCTTAAAGATCTGTCTCTATCGGACATACTCCTCAAGGAACGAGTTAGTCCTGACCTGGTGACATCCTATCTAAGCAATAAGTCTACCTCACTTGAGAAGTCTTATGTTAAAGAGGGGATTACCCATATCAGGTTACCTGTACGTACTATAGTTAAAGATACGCCTTTGAGTGAGAAACTTAAAATTCTATCCAAGTTTGATCGTATCGATGTTCCAGCTAGTGACAATATCAATGTAGTTAGTATTAGAGAAAAGAATCGAGCTCAAGAAACTCGTCATATAGTAGAAACCGAAAGTCTCTACAGAGAAGTTGACTCTAAGCTTCTAGGCTACCTTCAGAATAAGTTGAATGAAGCTTGTCCAAAGGACTGGAAAATCCGTACAGTAGAGGGTGCAGTTAGAGTTTCGATTAATGGTGAACGTCCGGCAGCTTTGAATACTATCTTGGAAACTCTTCCAATCAAGGTAACTAGGACCCTTGATCGAAAGAATGAAGACACCTTCTACGAAATCAGGCTCCAGGAATCTGAACAAGAAAAAGTTGTTGAAAGTTTCTATACTAAATACGTTCCGTATAAGTTGGCTGAAGATATCGGAGATAAGAAGGAAGGGGATCCTTGTCAGGGAGAAGGTGGAAAACAAGGAGTTTTGTACAAGCTTGGAGACAGTTTCGTTTGTATGGTAGAAGAGTCGTTCTTAGAAGATTTAGACTTAGACGAAGTGTTCTTCGAGGGAGATAGTTGCGGACCCAATGGGAAGGGTAAACTCAAGATCATTGAAGGAAAAATGTGTTGTGTAGTTGACAATACCACTTATACTCATCATTTCTCCGACTTCAAGACATTCTCTGAGAATTGTCAAGAAGGAGATAAGTGTTCTTTCAATGGAAAGGAAGGAAAAGTAAAGAAACTTGGAGAATCTCTGGTCTGTGAGATCAGAGAGACTTCTGAAGAAGTTTTGTTCACTTGTCTTGATGAGGACGGAGGAATAGTCCCGCTTTCTGGTAAGGAGCCTCCAGGAGATCCTCCTGCTGCTCCGGCAAGTCCATGTGAGGGAGACCCATGCGATGACCATGGACATCCTGGGGTTCTAAAGATGATTAATGGCGCCCTCATATGTTCGGTTGGGGGTGGTCTACCAGCAGGTGCAGGAGGAGCTAACTAGATTATATACCACCTCTCTATAGCAGAGCAGGCAATTCTCCACTCTGCTTTACGTAGGAGTACAACGACTATGACGCTCGAAACTTACATCTGTGAGAAAGAAGACAATAGGGTAATCTCGGTTATTCGTTATAAATCTCTTTCCAAGTTGGAGGAGATTAAAGTAGATCTTGACGAAACTCCGATAAATGAGTATATTAATAAACGCTACCAGATTGCTAACAAATGGTTCTTGGAAGGATGTCCAGAAGGAACCACTTATTGGTACAACGAAAAGTATGGAATTGAGTCTGTTAAGCTAAAAGAGTGTACCAATCATGAATACAAAGACGGAAAATGTATTCACTGTGGTAAAATGAAAACATGAATTTCAGAGTTCTGGCTAATCGTTCTGCAGAATACCTTGCTGAACTCAGAGATGTTAACGTAGATATGATGGGGCTTGTCACTAGGATACGAAGACCTATAGTTGAAAATCAAATTGATTTCTATGGGGATTTTATTTCTAACTACGGAACTGAGGACAATATTACTATAGTTCCTCAGTATGATAGATATTATCAAGTAATAAGTATTCTAGGTCAGAACTATGAAGCTAACTTGCCTTTAGATGCTATAGTTAAAGTTAAGGACTATATTCCAAACGAATCAGTTATACTGATAGCAGTTAGAAATAACCAAGGTACTACACAATCGTTGTGGTGGAAAGTTTCCAGTACAGAAGTAAAACATATAGAAAGCCACTATGCTAGAGTAGCTCACCTAAATCCTATGCGTGGAGAGCCTATAGCAGTTCAAGGATGCGTACATATAGTAGCTCACTCTTTCTTTAGTATTGGATCTTAAATGTCTAACGGTGCCTCTGGTGCTTCTGGTCCTACTGTTCCACCTCCTCAATCACAGTTTTACTCTGTTGGTGATATACAAAATATTATTTATGAAGAACTTCAGAAAGGAAATGTAGCAGCAGGATCGATATCAAGTAAGGTATTTCCAAGTGGAGATCCAGGATCCACTGGTCCTACTGGTCCGGTAGGAGCTACAGGTCCTCCTGGACCTGCTACTACTATAGGTGCTACTGGATCTTCTGGTGCTAAAGGAGCTACAGGGTCTCAGGGAACTTCAGGTATTCAAGGAGCTACAGGACCTCAGGGACTAGCTGGTCCTCAAGGTATTCAAGGACCTCCTGGAGCTGCTAATACTGTAGGAGCAACTGGCTCTACTGGTCCTTCTCTTCCTGGCGCTACTGGTCCTCAAGGTGCTACTGGGCCTCCTGGAACGGCTACTACCCAAGGTGCTACTGGAGCAAGTGGAATTCAGGGAGGTCTAGGAGCAACTGGAGCTACTGGACCCTCCGTCCCTGGTCCAACTGGAGCTCAAGGATTTATAGGACCTACTGGTGCAACTGGTCCTCAAGGTAATCAAGGGCCTCAGGGAGGAGGAGCTTCTGGCGTTACGGGAGCTACTGGAGCAACAGGACCTCAAGGTACTCAGGGTCCAGTTGGAGCTGGAGCTCCTGGACCTACAGGTCCAGCTGGTCCAGCTGGAGCCATAGGTCCTCAAGGTGGTCCTGGACCTCAAGGGTTTGCTGGACCAACTGGTGCTCAGGGTCTTCAAGGATCTTCTGGAGCTACTGGACCTTCTGGACCACCTGGACCAGCTGCTACTATAGGACCTACTGGGCCTACTGGTCCAGCTGGAGCAACTGGAGTTGCTGCTTCAGGCTCTATGAGCCTGACAGCTCAAAATCAGACTTATTCTGGCGGAGTTAATATAACTTCCTATTTCATAGGAAATATAGCTGCTGGAACTCTAACTGTAAATCCTGGATCCGGGCCTTTACAGTATCTAAATTGTAATGGAGCGTTCGCGTTTACTCCTCCAACTTTAGATGGCTCAACTGATATTCTGGTGATTAACGGTTCAACTGCCGGAGCTATAACTTTTTCTGGTTCCTGGTCAGTTAGTGCCAATGTAGGTGAGGCTTTCGATACGGTATCAGGCCATCAGTTTATTGTATCAGTCAGAAGAATTAACGGAACTTCTACGTATATAGTTAAAGCTTTACAATGACTATAACGGTTGTTGATATAGGAACTGGCAATAGTGTTAGTGGTGCTACTACTAGCGTGACTGTACCTACAGGAGGAGTTCCAAGTGGAAGTTTTATATGTATAGGAGTTAATGAAGATAGCACTACAGCTTCAGGAAGTGTAGCTGACTCTAAATCAGCTAATTCTTTTCTTAAGAAAGTTAGCGCAGCTAATAATAACAATAATACTTATGGTTGGGCAGCAGTCTATATTGCATGGAACTCTAATCCATTAGTTGCAGGAGATACTATAATTTATACAAAAGGTAGCTCTGGAAGAGGGACAGCAGTTAGTGCATTCTATGCTACAGGAATTAAGACATCTTCTGATCCAACTAATTTGATTTCTGGTCCAGTTAGTGCAACTAACAATGTTTCAGTAACTGGCACTCCTGCTAAAGGAGATCTTGTAGTAGGATTTTGTGCTGTAGATCCAAGAGGAACTGGAGATGTTGTTACTACAACTCCTAGTACGCTAATTCCTCCTTTTACTGGAGTCATAGTTGCTGGAGGATATTGTGGCTTATCTGGAGGTCATTTGATTTCTGATGGGAGTTCCATAACTTATAATACCGTTAATAGTAACACTAATAGGCATCAGATTGCATGGTTGCTATCATTTAGACCACAAGTAGGTGCTTTCGGATTTAATCATCCTTTTCCAGCCTAAGGAAATGTCTCATGAGTACTATAGATAAAATCAGAGCTCTAGTTGATGCTAGGATCGGTAGTGCTGATCCTAAAATTCCAACTTTAAATTTTAAATCTGATAATAGTAGAACTGGTAGTTTCAATAAAGGACAGGATTTTATTCAACGTAGTACTGTTGTTGGTACTCCTACAAAAATACCTGGAACTCAAGGGGTAGGAGACGCTACTTCCTCTGCTGGAGGCGTTTCTGATACTGGTATCGGAGATGGTTCTATGGATGATGACGATAAGTACGGAAATAAAGACAAACATGATCTGTCTGGTAGACGCTTTAAAGGCACATTTAGTAGAGACTATACGAATCAAGAATGACAAACGATCCCTGTTCTGGAGATAATGCTTTAAGCACTCTGAGTGAGATAAATCGTGAACTAGAATATCGTATGTACGACTTATTAAATTATATTTCTCCTTTTATATGGATTGATCCTAGTCAAGTAATTTATTCTCCTAGAGACGATTTGGACTATGCCTCGTATCTTTATCAACTAAGACATCCTGAGAATATTGGAAATATTACCCTACCATTTGCCTACTTCTCCAGAAGTACTACTGAAGTAGTAGAACGTACATATGATCACGCTCTTCGTCCTTGGGATCCAGCTTTATCAACTCATCCAAACAATATAAGAGAGCCAGTTCAATCTAAATGGCAAATGACTGTAGTTCCAGCTATCCTTTTGTATGTTCTTAGAGTATATGATTTTAAAGTTGAATATACGGAAATGTTGTTCGATGGACTGTACCGTAAAGGTATCAGGGAAAAGTCCACTTTATATCACTATGACTCTCAAATTCTTCATACCCAATCTCCTTATAGGATTGAGATAGGTAATCCAAGATACGATAAAATTCCAAGTCTACCAGATAGACTGAAAGGTAGAGGGTCTCTTCTCTCAATAATGGTGCCTTTTGAATGTAGATGTATTCTAGGAGAGTCTGAACCTGTTAAGCGCATAGACCATATCGATCTTAACTATAGGTCCCCAGTTTGTCCTCCAACTTACAAGATTGTAGGTATAATAATTGATAGCAATACTCCGATAAAGGATAATAATGTTTACGTGTTAACTGATGAGAATACTAATGCTATAGCAACAGAGGAGCAAGTTCCTTTGGAGACTAATAAATGACCTGTCTTGCATATCCAACTGCTCTTCTTAAGGTCTCAGATCTTGACGTAGCTGCTACAACGACTCTCCCTGATTATATCATTATTAATCAGGTCGACTCAACTAGTGATACTGGCTTTACTACGTATAGGATTACTCTTCAACAACTATCAAATCTATTCTTTTTGAATGGAGTGAAGTTTCCAAAAGTACTCGTAGCTAATCTACCAACTACACTTTGTACTGCAACTAAGATGTTTGTAACTGATGCTTTAAGTCCAGTTTTTGGCTCTCCAGTTGTTGGAGGAGGTAACACTCTAATACCTGTCTTCTGGGATGGCTCTAATTGGATCGTTGGATAATAGAGATCTAAACTATGGATGTAACTGTACTCTATAATAGTAATAACTATCAAGTTGGAGTTACTGCTGATGACAGCAATACATATTGGATTAAGGCTAACGATTACACTGTAATACCTGCTACCGTAGATTCAGTTACACTCCCTACTGGAGTGTGGATAGCCGATGCTCCCTCAGGAGCTACCGGTGCTACAGGTCCAGGACCTCCTTTCTTCACAGGAGCTACTGGAGCTACCGGACCTCCTGGTCCAGCTGATACTATAGGTGCTACTGGACCTCCTGGTCCTTCTGGAGCTACAGGTCCAACTGGTGCTGGCGCTACCGGAGCTACAGGCCCTGATGGTCCAACTGGACCTTTTGGATCTTCTGGGGCTACAGGTCCAACTGGTCCTAAAGGTTCCACTGGAGTAGGGACTACTGGTCCTACAGGAGCTACTGGTCCTGGTGGTACCATAGGTCCGGTTGGTTCTCCCGGTCCTCCGGGACCAGTGGGTTCAACTGGTCCAACTGGTGCTGGTGCTACCGGTCCACTAGGACCCACTGGAGCTACTGGACCTCCAGGTCCAGCTACTACTCAGGGATCAACCGGAGCTACAGGTCCTATTGGGCCTCAAGGTCTAATTGGTCCTATAGGATTACAGGGAGGTGTCGGAGCTACAGGTTCTACTGGACCCTCTGGTGTAGGTCCTACGGGAGCTACAGGAGCTGCTTCTACGATTGCTGGATCTACTGGAGCTACAGGACCAGCTGGAGTAGGTGCTACAGGAGCAACTGGAGCAGCATCTACTACAATAGGTCCTGCTGGTCCAGTTGGTGCTACTGGACCTACTGGAGCTGGAGCTACTGGGGCTACTGGCTTTCTTGGAGGTACTGGTCCAACTGGAGCAACTGGAGCGTCGTCTGTAGTTCCTGGACCTACAGGAGTCCAAGGTCCAACTGGAGCTACTGGGCCAACTGGAATAGGAGCTACAGGAGCTACAGGGGTAGGAGCGACTGGAATAACAGGTTTAACTGGAGCTACGGGGCCGTCTGGAGGACCTACAGGAGCTACAGGAGTAGGGGCAACTGGCCCAACTGGTCCTCAAGGAGCTACAGGACCTTCCGGTACTATTGGAACAGCTGTATTGTCTGGAGGTACTGCTGTTGTAAGCACTACTGCTGTTCAATCTACTTCTAATATATTCTTGACTTCTCAGATAGATGGTGGAACGCCTGGATGGTTGAGGGTCTCAAGTCGTACTGTTGGAACTAGTTTTACTGTTACATCATCTTCAACTACAGATACCTCAACAATTGCTTGGCAACTTCTATGATAGAGGTTTGGTAGATGAACATACCAACTCTAAGAAATCTAACTAGCACACAAGCTCCTACTATTCTTTATAATAGTAATGATTACCAAGTTGGTATTCATGCAGACGATGGTAACACCTATTGGATAACTGCTAATGATTATACTACTATACCTTCTACTGTAAGTACACTTCCCCCTGGTGTCTGGGTAGTTCAGGGAGCTACTGGGGCGACTGGTCCCTATGTTCCTCCAGGCTCTTTAGGTATAGTACAATATAAGGGAGCCACTGGACCTACTGGTCCTGCTGGAGCTACAGGAGTAGGAATTTCTGGAGCAACTGGTTCTCTAGGTGCTACAGGCTCAACTGGACCTCCTGGTCCAGCTAGTACTATAGGAGCTACAGGCTCCACTGGCCCTCCTGGTACAGCTAGTACTCAAGGAGCTACTGGACCTACTGGTCCTTCTTTACCTGGATCAACTGGACCTACAGGAGTTCAAGGACTTTTAGGACCTCAAGGATCTACCGGATCAACAGGAGTTCTAGGAACTCAAGGACCTACAGGAGTTCAAGGAGCTACAGGAGCTCTTGGATCTCAAGGTCCTCTCGGTCCTCCTGGGGCTACGGGACCAACTGGGGTAGGAGCTACAGGACCTCTAGGACCTATAGGTTCTCAAGGACCTACAGGACCCTCAGGGCCTCCAGGTCCAGTTGGACCTGGTTCCAATTTTAACCAAGCAACTATTACTACCTCACCGTACACAGTTGCTACGAACGTACAGAGAGTGTTGGTAAACACGCCACCAACAACACCTACAACAGTTACACTACCACTTGCTTCAAGTATGGCTCCTGAGGCCTTCTCAGTTGGAGTGTTGATTAAAGACTTTCGAGGCAGTGCTAGTACTGGAGCTATCACGGTTGCATTTACTTCTTCTGAGAAGTGTGATGGGGATTCAACTATTACTATTGGTAATGACTATGGCTGGGTTATTGTAAGCCCAAAGCCTGGAGGCGGTGCATGGTACAGGTCCTAATTAGTTTAATTGCTCTACTGCTGGCTTCTTTACCAGCTACAGCACAGACATGTACTGGACGATTTCCACCTAATACACTTTGTGGAAACTCTGGTGCTAGTCCGGCTGAGCCTAGCCCTATTCCATTTGGATCAGTTGGTACTGCTAGTAATGCTGTTGTCTACGATACTCCATCTGCTTTTGTTGCTCCTCCTAATGGTATTAGTTATGTAACTATCGCTTCTATGAATGGTGTTACCTCTGGTACGACAAAAGACGCTTGTCCACTGACTTATAGGAAAGGTACTACTACTGCAACAAATGTTCCTGGAGAAGTTAATAAAGGCGGTACGTTCTGGCAGCCAGTCTACGCCACCAGTCCAGTTCGGACATGTCAGTTTGGTACTATAGGGGATGGTGTTGCTGATGATACTTCTGTAATTCAGCTATCGATCGATTATGCTCTAAGGTATCATTTTAACACTGTTTGTATCAATGATGGAGCTTATGTTACTTCTGATACGATCCATCTTGGATATGGATACGATATACCATCACAAACTGCAATCAATTTTACATCTTGTAACTATAGACGTATGATGTCAGACAATCTACTAGCTGGAGTTATCTTTAAGCCAACTAAGACTGATAGATGTGTTTTCAATTTTCAAGGTGCTCTTAATTCTTCTATACGAGGAATATCTATCATTGGAGCAAACAAAGGTTATATTGGCTCGACATCTTTAACTCCTCCATACCCTACTACGGCTGCTGGTTGGTTTGATCCAACTTTAGTTCCAACCGGTTCGAATCCTGGAGGACTAACTCGATATTCTCCCTACGGAGCAATCTGTGTTAATTCGTATTCAGGAAGTGGAACAGCTGGAGGTCAAACAACTCAGTATCCTCCTGTAAGCTATCCATCTTGGACATGCAACTCTCCTCCTTGCACGGCACAATACAATAAGAACTATTCATCAGGTATATCTGTTGAGGAAATCCGATGCGAAGGATTTGCAGTTTGTACAAACGTTAACCCAGGAAGTTTTGACTCTGATAATGGTGGTGACTTAATATACATTAAGGGTTTTGTGTGTAAGTATAGTACTTACTGCTTTTCTATCAATCATGATCTGTCTCGATCTAACAGAATAACAGATGTTGCAGCTTTTGGTAATTTTACTGTTATCTCTAATAATGCTTTTGGTATACAACAAGGTAATTTAACTCCTTGGTGTGACAATATAAATGTTAAGAATAGCTACCAAATCTTCCAAATTGGAGCTATGCAGGTCCAAGGTTGGATCCATTGTAAAGATATAACCTCGGATCAACTAGTTAGAATTGGATCGTTTGGTGGTGGTGCAACTCCTGCTGGTGATGTACACTTAGAGAATTGTAATCTAAATTTCAATGACCACTCTACTGGAGTGTCTCCAGCTGCACTAATTGAATTTGCTCAGAGAAGTAATCTAGTTCTTAGACAGTGTACTCTAAATTCTTGGGGACGTATTCAGACAGTATTACATACACCCGCTGGTGTAAGATCGTATATGGAGATCGATGGTGGAACTTGGAGTGGTGCTCAAGATATTGCATCTCTATTTCCAACAATGGCTATGCAACAGGCAGTTAATTTTACTGGATCATTATTTGTAGGTAACACTTATGTTGGAATGGTACAAGCACAAGCCCCTAATGAGTACCTAACTTGGTTGACACCAACTACTACTAGTGCGTTATCTAGTGGAGGTACTTCACTTGGTTTCCAACAAATGGGGAATTATCTATCATTTACTGCTAGTTCTATACAGTATCTTCAGTCAACGACTGGTTTAATAGATTACGAAGGTAATAAGGTCAATTTTGCTGCAAGACCAATGATAGCTAATGCTCAGGATTTAAGTGCTGTAGGAGGAATGGTTGTAACAGGACCAGGAGTGTTTTCTTCATGTGATGTTCTAACATTTAATATGGACCCTGGATTCGTTAATCCAGCCAATCAGATTTATAATGCTGGTGTTGGAGATTTGATGTACAACTCTGATACCGGAACATCGTGGGTAATTACAAGTGTAACAGGTACAAGTCCAGTTACTTTTACTGCTCGTCAAATGAATAATATGAAGCTAAATACTAGTACTGGTGCTTGTACAGGAAATAATTTTATAGGTGGCGCAACAAGTGGAAATTTCCCAACTGGAAATCCGAATACGTATTTCGTTCATACTAACACGATGGTTCCAGGTAGACTATTCTTTGGGGATTTCATAAAAGGATCAACTACTATTTCAAATATTAAAAATCCAGCGACAGGAGGCAACCCAACGGGCTCTTTTAACGTGGGTGACTCTTTTTGGGCAAATGCCGTTACTGAGTTAGCAGGTGATGTTCAACCAGACTTTAATTGGCCAATTTCTCCAGGTACTAAAATAAATACAGTCGGATCAACAACTATAACTCTAACTCAACCATCTTTGTTAACTGGGACTTGGCCAATTCTACCGTTGCCAGCTATAGGCTATGGTAGGATAAAAACTATTCTTGGAATAGAGTCAGGTACTGGTGTTGCGTATTCTACACTCCCTACATGTAACGGTTCTTTTACTGTGGGGCTACAAGCTGTTGTTAGTGATAGTACAACGATTGTTCCAGGGACTATCGTAGCTGGAGGAGGTTCAAATTGGGTTCAAGCAGTTTGTAGTGGAGTTAATCAATGGCTTGTCCAAATTGCTTGGAGTGATAACGGTAGTGCGTTCTCAGCAGTGCCAGGTTGTTTTGGGGGAAATTACCTAGGACTAAGAGCTACTATCAATGATAGTACAGTTGCTGCTCTAGGAGCAGTTGTGGCTGGAGGTGGTACAAACAAAGTGACAGCTGTTTGTAATTCGAATAATAATTGGGTTGTAGCTCAGTCAATGAGCGATCCCGCTCCAGTCGGGACTACTGGAACCTGTACAACAGGAGTAACAGTCGTTGGAAGTTCTTCTGCAGGAACTTGGACCTCTACAGCTGCCTGCAACATAGCCTCAACTATTATTCTTTCCTCACTTCTTGCAGCTCCTAATGGATACGCATGTAACGGAAATGATATGACAACTACTGGAGTGGTTCTCCAACAGACTGCATCAACTACGACCTCAGCTACACTCACAGTTCGTTCAGTTAACGCTGCAGCAAGTGATATTATCAGTTATAAATGTACTGGTTACTAAAAGTTAAGAGGAATAAGATATGAACTTCACTACGTTATACAATAGTAATAACTATCAAGTGGCGATTAATGGTGACGATGGGCAAATCTATTGGATTGCCGCCAATGCTTATACTACTATACCAACTACTGTTAGTACTTTACCTACAGGTGTTTGGGTAGCAGATCCAGGAGATCCTGACGGAGCTACTGGCCCTAGCGTTCAGAAACCTCCAGATTATACTGGAGCTACAGGACCTACTGGTCCTCAGGGAATACCTGGAACTGCTGTAGCTCAAGGAGCTACTGGTCCAGCTGGGGTTGAGGGGGTCACTGGAGCTACTGGACCTCAAGGTTCTCAGGGGGTAATGGGTCCTATAGGAATTCAGGGAGCACCAGGTGCTACTGGTGCATCTGGTCCCTCAGGAATACCTGGAACTGTATCAGCAGCAGGAGCGTCTGGAGCTACTGGTCCTCCTGGAGCTACTGGTATAGCAGGTCCTACCGGAGCAGCTGGAGCTACTGGGGCTCCTGGAACATCTGGAACTCCAGGATCTCCAGGTCCAGTCGGATCCACTGGAGTTCAAGGAGCTACTGGATCTGCTGGCCCCTCAGGAATACCAGGAACTGCAGCTAGTGCAGGAGCTACAGGGCCTCCTGGACCTACTGGTCCCTCTGGAGTCGGGACTCCAGGAATTCCTGGACCTACTGGTCCTTCTGGGGTTCCAGGAGCTTCAGGAACTCCAGGAGCTACTGGACCTGCTGGCATAGGTAATGTTGACACGTTAAATTTTGATACTTACTCAGCTTTTACTACTCCTGGTGTCACTATTGCATCCACATATAACTATGTGTATGTAAGAGCACGTACAGGAACTTATCCTCCAGCTGCTAGCCTTGAAGCTACTCCATTACTTTATAAAAAGTCAACTTCTGCAACTGGACTATATGGTGAAGTTACGGTAGATAGTAAAATATGGACTCCAGTCTATTCAAGGAACCCTGTCAATGCTGGTGAGTTTGGAACCATTGGAGATGGTTATTCCACTCAGGTATTTAGTGCAGGACAGTGGACTGGGACATCTACTGCTAACTCACCAACGATAACAGGAATAACTCAGAGGAATGGAGCAGCTGATGCATCTGGCATATACGTAAATCAGCAGTTTGCGGTTGTTAATTATGCGTCAAAAGGTTCAGCATTAGCTCCACAAGTCCCTAGGATTGTTCAAAGTAAGCCTACTGCTAATAGCATAACTCTTGATGGAAATATGCCTGCATCAGGAACTGTTTCGTTTACGGTATATAATAGTATAACTCAAGGAACAGATAATGCACCTATGTTCCAACAAGCATTAGATTTTGCTATGCAGAATGGTTGTTCAGTAGTTAAGGTTCCTTATGGAAAATATAGAATTGATGATACTTTACACGTTGGTTGGGGTAACAACGCGTATGATATAACATTGATTGGTACTTATAGACCTAATTTTTCTGCTACAATTGGTAATGCTCCAGTTTTTTATCCTACTAAGACGGATCGACCTGCTGTTAATATCCAAGGCTCACGACATAGTGGTATTAAAGGTATTACTATTGTAGGAGTAAATGCAAACTTTGCTGTAGGTTCTCAGGCTCAGGGATTTAACCATTCTGGTAATGCAAATGACTGGTTAGCTCCAGAGCTGATCCCAATTGGTACCAATGGAGGTGGTATATCTAGATATGCTCCGTATGCAGGGATTGCTGTTGATGCATACAGCGCATTTCCCCAAGCAAATAACTACCCACCAAGAACTCTCCCAGCTTGGGTTATATCTGGAGGGTATAATCACCCAAATGGGTGGGCTACTGCTGCTTTGTCTTCTATTACTATATCTGGGACTACAGCGACTGCTACGGCTGTGAATCCACATGGTCTTTCAGCTGTACCAACATGGCTGCAAATAATTAATGCTGTTCCTAGCAGTTATAATGGCATATATAACTGCAATGTTCTTTCAAATGGTACGCAGTTTACTTATACTCCTTCAACCACTCCTGGAGGTAATGCGACGACTCCTGGTAATTGGGGAGGGGGTACCATTCCTACATGGTCTTCTAGTCAAGTTCATATAGAAGAAACTGAGGTTGATGGTTTTGGAGTTGATATTGTAAATCAACCTAACGGAGATGGAAACGCAGATTTTACTCATATACGTGATTGTACTGTAACATGTGCGCCATATGCCATTTGCATAGCCAACACACAATCAAGGTCTGTAGAAATTCGAAATAATATGTGGCAATACTGCCATACTTTTATATGTAACAACAAGTTTGGTGCTGAGGGAGGAGGTATATATGGTCCTATAGAAAATAACGCTGGAGGACAGGGATATAACATTGCTGATTTGTATCTAGGGACTGCAGGCCCTGTAAAAATCTCTCATATTTATGTCGAAGACGTAGTAAGACTTGGTGATTTTTCTGGAGGTAGTTTTACATCAGCCGTGCACGTCTCCGATTGTACGTTTGGTTTTAATGAGGACAACGGGCATGGGTGCATCCCACATTCCATGATGTCAGCTTCTGCTGATGTGATCTTAACTAACGTAATAGTTAATGGCTACTCGCGGATAACTACTCTTAATGATAAATATGGTTTCCTCACAATTAATGGAGGTAGCTGGCAGAGTGCTATCAATGGATTAGGAAATCTCCAGACTCAGGACGTAGTTCATCAACAGGCAGTGAACTATTGCGGTGGCATGATTCTTGGCCCTTGTCGTTTTAATCCAGGAGGGACTAGAAGTCTACAGATTAATAATCTGAAAGGGACTTGGTTTCAGACTCCTACCAGTACTCAGGGTACTTTGATACATGATAGTATCATTAATAGATCGATTTCTCTATCTAGACGACAAATGAGTCAAGCAAGTTATCTATATCAAGATAGTCAATATCGTTTGTGGAATATGGCTGTACCAGTAGAGTACCTCGTAGATATGACTACAGTAGGTGGAGGCGGTACTGTTACGTATCCTGGTAATGCTGATACGATGACTTTCCACTTTGATCAATCTTTGATGGTTTCCGGTAGTGCTTTTAAACTCTCTCCTGGAGATTTGTTATATCATCAGAATACTGGAACCATCTTTCTTGTTACTATAGTAGGAGCGAACGTTGGTGGTGGCGGTGGGTATGTGCCTGTAACTACTCAGCAGCAAAATAATATCCTAGTTGATACTCTTGGGAATTCGACATTTGTTTCAAATCTTAATCCAGACACGGCATTAACTGGTTATACTATAATTATCAAGACAGGAGTTTGGATTCCTGCTCAACTTGAGTATGGTACATTTACTTCTGGTAGTGCTACCATATCACACGTTCATAGAGGAGATGGTAATGGAACGGATCTAGCGACGTATTACTCGGTTGGTGATATTTGGTACGGTATTAATTGGAATTACAACTCAACAACTCCTGCTCCTACGGCTCCTGGGTTTTCCTATCCTCTAGCTCAATTTGGAGCTACTCTAACTGCAGTTACGAATGGTACAGCTGGTGGAGAAGGATCAATTACTATGAATACAACCTCGGCTGTCTCGGGTATATATCCACTATTTCCTTATGCATTAAAGTAGACATCTCAAAGCTACAACACAACTTAGGAGTTTAGAACTATGACCTCAACTACAATCTACAATCGGAATGATGCTCAAGTATCAGTTAAAGCAGACGATGAGCATTCATATTGGGTTCCTCCTAAGTCTAAGATTACAATTCCAACTACAGTCAATCGTACTAAATTGCCGCCTGGAGTTAGAGTGATCAAAGATCCCTCTACATCTCCCTCGGCCTGATTAACCTAGGGAAACTATCTTCTCAAACGTTTACAGTTAGTTAACTGTAAGAGAGGATAGGACAATGATCTCTTGTAAAGAATGTCCTAAAGACTTCAAAAGTTGGAAGTCTTTAGGACTACATATAGTTCAACGTCATTTCTCAGTTGAGAATTATTTTAGAAAACATATGATGTTTACAAACGAAGATAAATGTATAGGCTGCGGTAAAGACTTGACTTTTTATGGACTAACTTATCGATTTAAGGGTGGAAGATGTTACAATTGTAGACAAAGTTACGTAGCTTCTCAGTGTAATAAAGATGGTAAGATTTCAGAGTCGTTAAAAGGAAATTCCAGAGGTGGATTCAATCTTCCTCATTCAATTGAGAGAAGAAATGCTACAAAAGAAGAGTTAAGAAAAGATCCGGAGTACTGGAATCGTACAGTAGGTGCTCTTATTAGAGGAGGTAAGACATCCAAGATAAAAGGATGGTATTTTTCTAAGAAGACTGGTCGTATATATTATCAATCGTCCTGGGAGTTACGTGCTTTTGCACACTTAGATAATGATGAAAACGTGAGAACATTTAAAATAAATCCTTTTAGAATTCCGTACTCTTTAGAAGGAGTTGAAAAACACTACATTCCAGATATATTAGTTGAATATATTGACGACTCTAGAGAACTTATTGAGATTAAGCCAAAAAGAAAGTTGTTAGACTTAACAGTAAAACTAAAGCTTCTAGAGGCTACTAAGTGGTCACTAGACAATAAGATTCCTTTTTCTGTTTGGACAGAAGAAACTTGGCCTTACAGAGAAAGGTAGCTACGTTGCTTAGAAGGAGGCCAAAATGGCCGTCTATACCGCCCCGGGTTACTATTAGCCCCGTAGCGAAGCAATTCGCTAATGACAATGTGGAGAATTTCGGGGAACTCCTGGATAAGCGAGTCAGGACAATCCGAAGCCGAGCCTACCATCTTTGGTAGGAAGGTTCAACGACTATCCCGTAAGGGAGTAGGGCCAAGCGGTCCGAAGCACCACACAACCCTAGTGGTTGATGATATAGTCTGGTCTCATGGGTAACCATGAGCGGTTCCTCAAAGGAACGGTTAGAGAGTAGCGAACTCTAGCGAACATAAACGGTATACGCACGAGACGTAGATCTATCAGCAATAGTCCAAAATCAAGCTACCTCGGTAGGAGCTATCGTAGGTCAAGCTGCGAGAGGACCAGTCAACAAAAGAGTATTATTTACTAATACTCAAGCGTTAGTAACTATCAATGGAGCACCTAATGTAAACTACGGTTACGCTATGTACTGTGGTTTGTGTGCTCTAGAAGAGATGACTCAGTTATACTTCACTAGAGTGTGTGTCAATGGCGCATATGCTGGTGTCATCATAAATAAAACAGGTATATCTCAAATCGTAACTCAAGTATTCGCAGTTGGTAATGCAAGTTTTAGAATCTTTGCAGGTATCTTAGGTCCAGTACCTCTCCAATCTCTAAATGCAATTCACGTAGGTGCTACTCAGATCGACGTATCTGTTTACAATCAGAGCCAGATAGGTACTGGCGATGGTACTACAACTACTTTTACTTCTCATTTGGCTCCTGCTCCTATAGGAACTTTGTTAACTATTATGAATGGAGCTACTCAGATAGATTGTACGGTTGATAGTCTAGGTAACGTTACTGGTGTTGGACTAGTTTCTGGTACTATAAATAAAGTTACTGGGGCACTAACAGTTACTTTCTCTGCTGCTCCTGCTCTAAATAACGTTATCACGGCCAGATATACTACAGCAGACGGAGGTGGTTCTATCGTTGGAACTGGCATTACCTCTGGTGATATCGACTACGTGTCTGGTGTTATTCACGTTACTTTCGATACTCCTCCTGCAAGTGGAGCTCAGATTGCTGCTACCTTCACGTCAGCTAATCCGTCTACTCCAATCGCTCAGGGAGTTCCGACTGAAACTCCAGAGTACTTCCCAGTTTCAGTCAACCAGGAAATTGGTACTGGTGATAACTTAACTCCAACGTTTGCTGCTACTCTAGCTCCAGCACCTATCGTTCAACTTCTATCGATCGCAGTTGGAACCACTACGATCCCAGTTACGGTAGATAGTTTAGGTAACGTCTCTGGTCAAGGAATTCAGACAGGTACTCTAGTAGCTGATGATGGAGCTTTGGAGATCACATTCGTCAATGCTCCAGGAACTGGAATAACAATTTCGGCTAACTTTATCGGCTCAGACTCCGGTAATACCGCCTTTATGATCTATGCTGAAAATCCAGGTGTCTGGGCTAACAATCTCAAGATATCAATAATCCAGACTCTCTGGGATCCGGAAGGGTTCCAACTAGTTGTATATGAAAATCAAAATGGGATTGACATTACCAGAGAAGTCTGGGATGTCTCCAGAATTAAGAATAAGAAAGATGGTTATGGAAATAACATGTATCTAGAGACTGCGATCAACGGATACTCTAACTTTATTAGAGTATTCGATAACGTTGATCTAGATCAGAATGTGATGCCAGCATTTACCACAACCAAAGTTCCTCTAACTATGGGTAGTGATGGTCAGCCTGTTACTTCTGGAGACATTATCCAGGGTTGGCAGTTGTATGGAAATGCTGCATACGTTGATATGAATATACTTATCAACGGTGGATACGTCTCTGATATCGACTGGTCTGTCCAAGAATCTATGCAAGCTCTTGTTGAGAGACGTCGAGACTGTTTCGCTGTCTTCGACATACCCTACAACAAAGTTGAGATAACTCCTATCACTATGGCTTCTGACTGGAGGCTAAACTATCAGAATATCGAGTCTAGCTTCTGTGCTCTCTACTCACCTTGGGTTAAGGTATACGATAGCTATAATGATATAGCTGGTATGCCAATTCCTCCGTCTGGATTTATTGCTCAGGTGATGGCTAGAACTGATAACCAGGCATATCCTTGGTATGCTCCTGCTGGTTATAATCGTGGCGTTATAAGATCACAAACTCTGCCTCCAGTAGATGTCACGGTTCGTTACGATGCAATCGGAGATATAGAGGCTCTCTATCAAAATCCTGTGAATATCAATCCTCTTATCTTCTCTCCTGGAGATGGTATTGTAGTCTTTGGTCAAAAGACTCAACAGTCCAAGCCATCTGCCCTTGATAGAATCAACGTTCGTCGTTGTATCATAACGATTGAACGTGCTGCAAAACAGTTCTTGAAGTTCAAGCTATTCGAACTAAACAACCAATATACTCGTCTAGATATAACAAACGCTCTAAACCAATATCTATCTCTTGTTCAGGCTCAGAATGGTCTCTATGCCTATAAGACGGTTTGCGATGAGACCAACAATCCTCCACAAGTTATAGATATGAACCAACTAAACGTTGATATTTATCTACAACCAGAGAAAGCGGCTGAATTTATTCAGCTGCAGAATATTATCACAGCCACAGGAGTTAATTTCTCCGTGATTCAGGCGTTGGCTGGGTTCAATCTACTCGGAGCTACGACTGGTTAAATCCTGAACTTCTAAGTTCAAGAAGACATCTAACTTAATAGAGGAGTACGAACGTGGCTGGTGACACCAGAGTTGAGGACATAGAAGCTCTAGTTGATCCCTTTAAAGGGTATCAATTTCAGATGACCATCACTCCTAAAGGAGCAGCTATTGGTGGTCAGATGACGCAGATCATGAGTCTCCGTTGTACTGCTACGGAGATTCCAGGAATAGGTATAGACCAGGTACCAGTTGACCTAGCTGGATTTACTCTTGAGTACTCTGGTAGAGCTAGGTTCCACCATACTTGGACTACCACACTAGTAGAAGGTGTAGATGGAGACATCCAAGTTGCAATAGCTTCCTGGATGAAACTATGTTATAACTGGATAACAGGAAAAGGAGGTAATAAAAAGGATATCTCGTCCACCGCAGCTATTCAACAATATGATAATCCAGGAACCAAGACTATCAAAACTACTCTCTACGGAGTCTTCCCAATCGGAAATCCAGCAATTGCTCTGTCAATGGCTGAAAGCCGTGCTGTTGCTCCAAGCATTACCTGGAGTTTCGACTACACTGATATAGATAAAATCTCTGATGTAGGAACAATTAACATTTAATCCCATGCCCATTCCAGTTCCAATTCTACCTAGTGTAACTGCAACTGATGTAACGTTACCAGTTTCTAGTCCTATACTGTTATCCCCTCAAGCTGGTAATTTTACTGGTACTCTAGGTACCAATGGTCAAATAACTATTGGTACCTATCATGCTGAAGCAATACCTGAACCTCATAGAATATTTAAATTCGACGTTATTCTTCCTCCAATTGCAAGCACTCAAGGAGTAACGGTCAAGAGACCTATAGTTCAAGCTGTAACTCTTAGTTTTGATAATACTCAAGCTGAGCCTCACCCAATTGGTGGAAGACATATGTTTGTAGCAGACTTTTTTGACACATCAGAATTACTTATGGAACTATATAATGACGCATATACAGACGATAGTGGAAATATAGTTGCTTGTACCCCTCTAGAATATGTTCAAGCTTGGAAGAGATTAATTAGACCTTATACTCCATCTACTGGAATAGATGATGGAACTTATATGTACCCAATAAATTATTGGCAATCTATTTATGTTTATATTCAAGATATGCAAAGCAATATGGTTTATACATTTTGGTATAAGTACTGTTTTCCAACTACTACTGGAACTCTTCACTTAGATTACGAAAGTCCTGGTAGAAGTAGAATCTCTCAGGCTTTCTCAGTAGGTCGTCTATCCTTGACTGAAGGAAGAGTTGGTCCTAATTTAGTTACTTCTCCAAGCGGATCAACTTCTCTTGGTTCAGTTCAACAACTGTCCCTTTAAACTAGTGGTCTAAGAATGTGCTGTAACACTGAAAGGAAAAGACTATGGCTGGGATGCAGTATCATCCACTTACTCTACCTGGAGCACGTCTCTATCAAAAAGAAGTATCAATACGTCAATTTGGTCCTTCCGAAGTAGAGAATTACTATATCATAAGACGTACTGGATCTATTCCTGCTTTACGGACTTTAATAGAGAATACGTTAAAAGGAATAAAGGTAGAAGAACTCTACGAGCCAGATTTTCTTTTCATAGTTTACTGGCAGAGAGTAAATTCCTACTCTCATTTTCCATATAATCTTCCTTGGCAGTGCCCTACCTGCCAGTCTCAAAACTCAAGTAAATTAGATCTCACAAAAATTGTATCTCCGTCAGTCGCAGACGACTATCCCCTAGACGGAGTTGGCCTTGACCTACCCTGCGGTCATCAGATGATCTTTAGGCTTCCTAAAGAAGTTGATGACGTTAGCGCAGCCAACCAGGTCAAGATGCTCTCAATCGACAATCCCAACGAAGGCCACTTCCGCAAGGCGGAACTGCTATGCATGATGGAATTCGATAATGGCCATACGCCACTAGAAAAATGGGAATTAATCAATAACGTATTTTCTCCAGAAGACGTTTTTGTTATCGAAGGATTTAAGAGACTGTTTAGATACGGTCCTGATAATACTATGGAGTGTAAATGCTCTAAGTGTGGAGAACCCCGAACAGTATCCTTTCGGTTTTCAGTACTGGAATTTTTTCCCACTGATTCCGACTTCGCAGATATTAGAACTAGAATACTTTCTACTAAATCACTTAAGCATGCAGCTAAGCGAACAGCAGAACCAGTCGTTTCCACACCTAATCTGGTTCCAGAGACGCCACCAAGCAGAACTAGACAACCTATCCAAAGCGAAGGCTCAGCTAGAGGAGCAAACTCTAATGGCGAGAGCAAGACAGTAACTCCAATTATAACTAAAGAGCAGTCTGATAAGCTAGCAAATAGAATTCTTGAAGAGGTTCGCCACGAGGCACAGGTGGAGTTAGATGTTGGTCCTGGACCTGCGCGCTTCGATTCTATAGTAAAGCGAGGCTAGAGAGTAAGTCATGGCTCAAGCTAATAAGTCTACACTTTCAGGTGGTCAGCCATCTCCACCTGGAGGTGGACCAGAAGGTCCATCATATGATGACACCATCTCTAGTTTAAGAGATGAACTTAGAAAACTAAATAGAAACTTTGAACGTCTAGACCAAACCTTAGAAGATAACTTAGGTCGTGGTTCACCAGGAGGTGGTAGGAGAAATCCCTTTGCTAGAAGTTTCGTGGAACAGGCAGGTTATGGCCAAGGATTTGGACGCCCAGTAGGGAATGTCGTAGGAGCAATTAATCCTACATTAGGGATTTTAGTAAAAGGTTTTCAAGAAAACTTTAGTGAAATGAGGCAAATGGGAGTTACATTAAAACACGGCTTTGATGCTCTTAAGGGTTTAAGTAAGACTCCAGACGATCTCCGTAAAATTAGAGGCTTCTTGGATCCTGACAACTCAAAAGGTATAGTAGCTTCACTAACTTCTAGACTTTTAGGGTCAATTGGAACGTCAGTTGCTGGTAGCATAGCTGAGAGTACTATTGGTAGTGCTATCGGAGGTGCTATCGGAGGAGCTTTTACAAAATCAATTTTAGCCGAAGCTGCTATTATGGGAAAAGCTCTATTTGGTGGCTTTGCTGTAGCTTTTGCTGCGTGGGATTTTCAAAGACGTGCTAATGAATTGGCTAAGATGCCAGTGCCAGAAAACTTTAGTTGGTGGAATCAATTTAAACAAGGGATGCCTGAATTTAACCCTAATATATTTAACCAACCACCGTCAAAGACTCCTCAATCACCTCCTCCATCAACTCCTCCCGGACTTCCTCCTTCTAATGAATCTGCATATAGAACTCTTCGGCCATTACGTCGTGGCGGTAGTCAAGTCCCTTTTCGAGCTTTCCAACAAGGGGGTATCGTCACGGGACCTACCCTGGCGATGGTAGGTGAGGCAGGTCCGGAAGCTATTGTTCCACTTGGAAATGGTGGTAATAGTCCTACAGCTAACCAACAAGGTTTAGCAGCATTAGCTGCGGAAGTCCAAAGCCTTAGAGGAAGTAGAGGTCAGGAATCTAGTCAATTAAATGCACTTCTAATGGAATTGTTAAATCGAGATCAAGGAGGAAGAGTACAACTAGCAGCCTACACACCTCCTGGCCAGTCTTTAGGTGGAGGAGCTGGCGGTGGTGGTGGAGGTGGAGGTGGAGGGGGTGGAGGAGGTCTTCCTGGAGGTGGTATGGGAGGACTTCCTGGACTTGGTGGACGTGGTAGACGAGGAGGTGGTGGACCTGGAGGCAGTGGGCCTGGAGGTAGTGATACTCCTGGTGGAACTGATACCACTCCAGCTGATCAAGTCCAAGGGTCTGACGTTACTGGTGATGTAAACAAACCTCTCAGAACATTAGGTGAAGCTCTAGGTGTAAAACCAGGAGGGCATTTCCAACCTGGGTCTCAAGTTCCAGAAGGAGATATGCCTAGAGGTCCAGCTCAAACCTCTGGAGGTCCAGTTGGAAAGCTAGTTGCTGATAAGTCGGGTCATGTTGATGCAAAAGAATTATATGCAAATCTATACCAGAAATTTAGTAACTCTAAATTGATTGGATACATACCTCCAGATGGAGCTAAATACGGTATAAAAACTGGTTCTGCTGATGAATGGGCTAGATTTGGTGTTGCAAATGCGATTCAAGAGTCTAATCTAAACGCAAAGCTTGGGCCTCATGGTAGGGGTGCTGACGCCACATCATTTGGATTATATCAATTTGATCAAGGTCAAGCTAAGAAATGGGGAGGAGGAAATGCTTACGATCCTGATGTTGCTTCTACTGCTTTTGTAAAATACGCAGAAGATCGTGTAAGAGGACCAGGAACTCATTGGAGAGGAGGATCAGGAAAAGGTATCGCCGCAATGGGAGATATCTTTGGTTCTATAAGAAGACCTGATGAAACTATTAAACATTTAGGTGAAGCTGGCAAAGCAGCTACAGGTTATAAACCTTCAGGAGGAGGAACAGTTACTGGCTACGGTCCATATTCTCCTCATGTAGAAATTCCTCAAGGAACTGGTGGTGGAGGTGGAGGAGTAGCCGGAGGAGTAGCCGGAAAGGAAAGACTTTCTACTGTAGGAAATTATTCTATGGGAGGTGATCCTAATAGAGGAGCACTTGTAGAAGCTGCCAGGAGAGCTTCAGCATATCTACCAGAAGGGTATCGCATAGAAGCTTATTCAGGTCAACGTAACCAAGGTCCCCACAGAGGAGGAAGTGCTACTGATTTTAGAATTATTGGTCCTGATGGAAAAATGCTAAATAACTATCAGGATCCTAGTCAGTATCGTATGTACGAACAATTTCATCAAGATATCCATACAGAACTACAGAAAACAAATCCTCAATTAGCTGCTCGACATAGATGGGGAGGGTATTTCTTACATGGGCCTGGTGGTTATGGTGTAATGGATACTATGCATAGTGATCTCGCTGGTCCTGGTCGTATGGCAGCTGGAGGATGGCAGACTGGTAGGACTGCTACTGGCACTATGCAAGGAGAAAGAGTCATACCTCATGGTTGGGATCAAGCTCAAAGTATACCAATGGGTAAGAATTATCGTGAAGGAAATTATCCTGTAGGTAAAGCTCCAGGGAAACCAGCCACGGAAACAGCTACTACTACTACTACTGATACACCTCCAGTTCACTCTAAGGATCCTTATCCGGCCCATGTAGTAGGTGAGGAAGAAAGAAGAAGAGCTGCTGGAGAAACTCCAAAAGTTGCCACTCCTTCTTCTCCTCCTGGTAAGCCACATACTAGTGCTAAAAAAGCTAGTATGACTTACGATCCAGACATAAGAGCAACTAGCCCAGCTAACACTTCTCCTCCAGGAACTCCTCATACTGGTCGTGGTCCTCAACAAATTTCTCCAGAAATGATGAGAGATCTTGAAACTCTTCGTCGTCCAGTCTGGAAAGACCCAGGTTGGGATTATGGATCAACTCAAGAGATGCTTCGTAGGAAGCTTGGAAGAGCTCCAAGAGAAGAGGAGATGGAACCTTACTACAAAGAATGGTTAAAGGGTGAAGTTCGTAAAGCTAATCTTCCATACACTAAGGATCTTATTGATGTACCACAAGCAGAAAGAATACCTCTGCCTAGAGCTAGACCTGGTAGAGACGGACCTGGTGGACTTGTTCCGACTCCTAGGTCAAGGCCGACTGATATAACCGAGACTTCTAGTACTACTAGAGATATCTCAGCAGCAGGTTCTGGTGCCCAGTCTGCAACTGGTTATTCAGCAAAAGTAGACGAAAGTATAGCCGTAAAAGGTCAGACTGCAAGGCATGGTCCTGGGTTTATGTCTCATCCTGGTGATACTAGATCAGCGATAAAATCAGAACCGGAAGTTACTACTACAATGGCCAGTCAGCCTACTGAGGATGTACCTCTACCAAGAGAGCGTCCAGATGATGTACATGGATCTGAAACTAGTGACCTGCATCCTCTACATACTCTAGGTAAAGTTCCTTCTCATGGAGAAGGTCGTGGACGTCGCCATGGACGCCACCATATAAGACATGCTACTGCTCATGGTTCTCACCATGGAAGACATCATGGACAACACCATAGATCCTTCCACGGACAACATCACGGAGTTCATCATAGAAATCATCATGCTCATCATAATATAAGTCACCACAAAGCTGGTAATCGTCCAGTTCATTCCGATGACATTCGAGGTAATACACAGTTCGCTTCTAATCAAGGTTCTATAAGAGCTTTGGCAGAAGGAGGAGAGGTTTCTCCCGGAGAAACTGTTCTAGTTGGAGACGAAGGACCTGAGTTGCTTAAGTCTCGTCCAGAAGGAGGAGCTACAGTAGCCCCACTTCCAAGTAGTAGACCTGGGGTTGGTACTCCTAAGGGCGGTGGTATATTTCGTCCTTTCTATCAAGGTGATCCTAGTACCAGTCCGCTCCTTAGTAAGACATATGAACCAACTCGTTCTACAATTTATTATACCGGTCCAGAAGGTAAACGACTTAGTTCTGTTACATATACTGATCCAGTTAGTGGGGAGTCTTATACGGATCGAACTCAGCCAACAACTGCCGCGGCAAGTCATTTACCTGCTGAGACGCCAGGAATTGCATTTGGATATCATAATTTTCCTGGAAAAGGTCGTGAAACTCTAGGTGGGTACTATCTTAATACGCCGAAGGAAGGAGTAAATGCTGGACAATCATTTATTCTACGACATTCTGACACAGGTCCAAACCCAGGAAAAGGTGAGGTATTAGACTATAACGCACCTGCTTCGAAGATGGTATTTGGCTCTATGAAAGAGTCAGATGTTAAAGGAGGTTCATATCTTAAATATATTGGAGCTAATTTACCTGAGGGCGTCACAGCCGGTAGACAACCTTCAGAAGGTATTGCTGAAAGATTTAATTTGTCAAGTAAACATAGCGAATTTATTCAGCAGCAGTTAGCTACTAAAAGGGCTGAGCTAGAGTCTACTGGTTTTACTTCTACAGGAGAAAGTTCTATACCGAGTACTGCTAAGACTAGAGGACTTTCTCAAAGTCCTACTAATCTTAATGTTAAGGGTGGTGGACCTTCAAAAGCATCATTAGAAAATGATGTTAGTCGGCTTAAAGAGCAGCATTCTAAAACTCAAGAAAAGTCTCAACGTAAACCACAGGCAGGTGGCCAAGGTAGAGATCACAGAGCTACTAATCAACAACAACCATCCCATAAATTTGTCTCCTCAGATGTGGCACTAGTTATGGCTTCAACAGGATCAGGTTTCTGACGAGAGGTTAAAATGCCAGACCAACTACCAGCACGAATAGTTGATTATGGGGATTGGGGAGTTACTAAACTATTCGGTCAGAATAAGTTTTACTTAGTTATAATAACCTCATCTGTATACGGATCGGTTCAAGCTTGGCTACCTGATGAGATAGCTATGAAAGTTCAATCCAATTGGAATACTGTTCTTACAAATGGTCTAGACGCTCTTACTAGTTTTGTAGGTAATATTATTACTGGATCTGTACCATTTGCTCAATACTTAACTGCCCAGTCTTGGACTGGGTCAATGCCGTTAGAAGTAATATTACCTCTACATTTCTTTGCTGTATCAAGTTCAACTGACGAAGTAGTTAGACCAATAAGAAATTTGATTAGAATGGCGTTACCTAGAAAAAGAGGAGGTAATAATACTCTGTTCGGACTAATACCTCCAGGTCCGAGAGTTGATCCAGGACAAGTGAGTGAACATCTCCCTAGTGCTTTCAAGTTTAATAACGAACCTGATATCATTAATGTGTATATAGGTAATTTTATAAGATTGAAGGAAGTATTTATATCTAGTCTAGATCAGATTGCCTTCAAAGGGAAACTAAGTGCAACGGTTCCAGGAGTGGATCCTGGTGGTCTCCCTATGGAGGGAACTTGCTATGTTAGCTTTAAGACTGTGTACTCTCTTACACAAAATGATATGATGGACATATTGTTACCTGCTGGGGTAGGTACGACTAATCCAGGTGAGGCAAGACCTCCTCCATTCCTGACAGAATAATGGCTACAAACGTAACTCGTCCATATTCAATAGATAACTTCTTTAAGACAGCTGTTGATCCAAATGGGAATACTATATTAGACCCCTACACATTCTTCTGGACAGACTTACCTTACTTTTTAAGAAATTCTATTGGACAAGTTCGTAGAATTGATGCTGCCAAGGAGGGTGTACCAGACTTAATTTCACATCAAGAATACGGTACACACGACTTGTGGTGGATACTATCAATTGCTAATCAAATGATAACTCCTGATACTGAAATTGAAATTGGAACTAATATTTACATACCAAGTTCTGACGATATATCCAGTTTCTTATCTCAGATTAATCAGAGAACTACTCAGCTTAGATTGATAAAATTTACTTCCACTCCAGTTGTTCCACAAGGAAGTCCTCCTAGTTCTAGGAGAGTCGCTGCAACTCCTTCTCAGACTTTTACTCTAGGAGAAAGCAAGTTAGGAGGTACAAATGTCTTGGGATAAACTAGTACTGAGTATATTAACAATATTTCTGTGGATACCATCTGTATTGGCACAAAGTAATCCAGGATTTGTTGAAGGAGCACCTCTATGTGCCAATTATCCAAATCCAATATGTCAAAATACTTCTCCAGCTAATCCTCTTAGTCTAAACCAAGCTTTCATGAGTAAACTTGATGCTACTACTGGATCCGTTATACTACCAAATCAATTAACCACACCAGCTACGATTACGGCGTCAATTTGTAGTAGCACAACTTGTCCTGATACTACTCTTCCGAATAACGGTCTCTGGATGTCTGGCAGTGGAGCTATTTTTACAAATTGTCCATTGATTGGATGTCTTGAAGGGGATCACCAAAGATCAGCCTTTTATTTAAAAGGTACTACAACTCAGGACTCTAGTATAGCTGAATATATTATGACGGTTGACTGTAATTTAAATTCAGGTAAAGGTGGTACTCCGGTTGGTCCAGGTAATTTCTCTGATAATAAGGTATGTAATTTTATCTCGACTGTTACAGATTCCAATTCTGGTGGAGCTAGCTGGGCACAATCTATAGATTTTGTTCTTCATGCTGGAGATACTGGTGGTTTTAAGGTTAATACAGAGTTAGATATTTCTAATCAAGGTGCAGATTGTGCTATTGCTATAAGGAATTGTTATGGATTATTTATCAGTGGACAGATATCCAATCCTGTTACTGCGTATGTAGCTATAACTGATGGTGGTCAGGCTGGCTCTGGAGTAGGATCTCATTATGCTCTCTTGTTCAATGGAACACGTATAGCAGATGTTGCTGATATTGATATTAATGACAGTTCATCATTGGTAGCAGTTTGTGTCGGATGTTTATTAGCCACTACACATTCTCAAGCTGGTTTCAAAGAAAATTCAACAACTCCAGTTGGTATGACGTTTACTGGGACTTATTCAATTTCTCAGATTAACGGACATGGTTTTTCAATAGGACCTACCGGTGGTGCTACTTTTACCCTACCTAGTGGTGCTGGTGGAGGTGGTTTATATGTTTGTGTGGACTCTTCTGGAAACTTTTACAAAAAGGCAACTTGCCCATGAAGTATATAGTAATAGTTCTTACTCTCTTTATTTCAAGTACTTTATTTGGTTTAGCTCAACAAGTTGATCCTAAATACTTACTTATTCCTTTACAAAATCAGAGAGATAGAGCAGCTAATGAAGCTGCACTCTGTGGTGCTGAAGTAGCAAAACTTAATGAGAGAATTTTAGAGCTTGAGAAGCAGTTAAAAGAGAAGCAAGAAAACAAGTAGTATGGGAACTCGTTTACTCGTAAATAGATTTGCTCTAGAAGTAACTATTAGAGGAGAGTCTATTGATTGGACTCAGGCTGCCTTGGATCGTATTGATATAATGGAGAGTTGTAAAGCTAAGTATCCTACTGGAGAATTTATATTTGCATGTGGTCCTAAATACGTATTTGATAATCCTCCAGTAGACGGTACTCCAGTTTATATTACACTTACAGATATGCAAATGGATCCTCCTGATGTTAGTTTTTATAAAATGAAAGTATTTAACTCAAGACTTTGGTCTGGTACCTCAGAGTTTAAGTACTTTCTTTCATTAAGATTAGATGCTAATGACTTGTTTAGAGCTAGGATTAAGTCCTACGGTAAGACTTCATCTGCTAATGCTATAGCTGCTTGTGCAGGGGACGCTGGGCTATCCCCAGACTGTGATGCAACTTCTGACGTACAGTATTGGTTGCGTACTAACGAGAGAGGGATTGACTTTATTTTTCAAACAGTTCCACACTCTTGGGCTTCTAATTTCTCTTGTTTCGTTATTGCTATTCTTGCTAATGGTTCCCTTCGTATGTATGATGTTAATGCGAGATCTGGTGGTGGTACTTCTTGGAAGTTTTTAAATAGATACGCACAAGATTATACTCCAGCAGCTAACGATATTATGTACGATACAATTGATGCAACTTTTGAAACTATTTCTGGCACCTTGAATACTCTAGGTGGCTATGGCTCTACTAATGGTGAGTACGATTTGGATAAAGGATTTGGTGATGTTAGCGCTGATATTGGTCAACTAGCTTCTTCTTTATCTAATATAGCATCTGATGCTATAGGTAGTCAGAGAGCTACTACTATGCCATTTAAGTCTGACAATCAGCACCCAAATTACAATAGAGCTGCTGTTCAAAATTTGAGATTTAAATGTATGTACTCAACTCAAGCTAAGATACTAGCACGGTACCCTAGATCTGCATTACTACTAGATCATGTTCTACTGGAACCTCACTCTCTCGTTTTAAACGATGGAATTATTACCCCATTTCAAGGATCCTACTTTGTTTCTGAAGTTTCAACAATGATTTTACCTACTGCTGTGACGAAAAACTATACGCTAATACGTCAAGGAGCGGACTACGATGCAGGCTTGGATCTAGGGTTAGCATGATGAGTCACATACTAACTATTCTAGAAGGTGACGTCGTTGATTTTAGTGCTAGACTTGGTGCTAAAAAGGCCCAGAAATCAGACGAGTTTCATAAGAAACTTCAAAATGTAGCAGCTTCTATGCCTGGAGTTTTTGCTAAACAAAATGAAATAGAGAGTCACCTAAACAATCAGGTTAAATCAATTGATAGGGAAGGAGCTAATAGATTTGCTCTCCCTCATATAATGAAGGATTACCAAAAAGGAATTAACTCAGTTCATACTCTAAAATTCGCAGCTATGGATAAGTCTGATCCTAATTATCAGAGTGCGATTGATCATATTAAAAGAAACCATTCAGATATTATGAATCATATACATGATAAATTAGAGAAATTTAAAGGTCTACGTAGTTTAGCTGACCAAGCTCCAGCACCTCAGTATTCTCATCAGATACTAGCTTATCCTAGACGAGAGTGGGAAGATAATAAAGACTTCTTTGGTAAAGAGTTTCCAAAGGAACATGGCCTCTAAAAGGAGATGTAACAATGTCGTTCGTGATGCCAGGGCTCGATACTGGTGCCAAGAATAATCCTTCAGAGGATACTAGGTACGGTACCGTTATAGATCCTCATAAGTATCCAGACCCTAAGAAACAAGGTCGTGTAAAATTTAGAGTTCCTGAATTACATGGAGATGAAAACTCTGGTATACCTGATGAGCATCTTCCTTGGGCTCAACTAGAACGTTCTCCTGGATTTGGAAATAACGCTGAGCAGTCGACATTTGGACTCCCTCAAAAGGGAGCTATGATGAAGGCTAGAGCTCACGGAGCTGATAAGTACTCTCCTCTAGTAAATGGAGCACCGTACTCTACCCCAGGTAAAATCAAAGAATTTAGTGGAGATAGTTCTGGTAGTGGGAGTGGGGGATCAGGAGGTGGTAGTGGTGGAGGTAGTGGCGGATCTGGTCAGCTAGATACTGGAAGTGGTGGTGGAGATAGTGGTGGAAGTGGAGGTACTGGTCAAGATAGTGGATTTAACCAAAAGGATCATTATGGGCACAAGGACCCTCTTGGTAATCTTTACCATGTCGATATGAAAAAGAAAACTTTGAATATTGATTGGACCAAGCTTTCTGAAGTTATAATTAAATCCCCAAAAGTTTCTTGGGATATCCAAGATACTAAACATGATAGGACCAAAGGTTGGGGAGAAAGCGGTGGTCCTACTCAGATTCAAGGGGGTGGAGGAAGCAATGGAGGAGGTGGATCAGCTGCTACCTTTGCTGCTTCTGGCGGAAGTTCTGGTGGAGGAGGAACTTCAGAACAACCTCCTGAAGGAAAAGATACTGTAAAAGGAGATATTACTTGGACTGTAGCAGGTCAACATCAAAATACTGTTCAAGGAAAAGTTACAGAAACTTTCAAAGATGAACACGCTTCTACAGTCTCTAAAGACGTAAATTTCTCACATAAGCAAAATTATACACATAACGTAGGACAGACGTATACTCGTAATGTTGGAGCTTCTAGTACTGCTCGAGCTGATGCTCCTGCTACAACTGTAATAAAACAAGATGGATCAAGAAACGATAAGAATGATGGGAAATGGTCATCAAAAGCTCCGACTAATGCTTGGAATTGGATGATTTCCTTGACAGATATGGATGGGTAATCTAACATGGCACTAGCCCTTCCTTTCACTAGAGACGCTGCCAGACCAGGTAATATCACTAATAAAAACTTACCACCTCAATTATATTTCTTTAATGATCTAGAAAGACGGTTTCAACAACGCTCCAATCAGATCGTAGTTACTGGAGCTGACGCATTAAATGAGAATATTGATAACATCCTGGAGTGCCCAGTTGGTAGCTTTATGTTCAATAGAGATTTTGGAAGTAGGATAAAAAGTATATTATTTGAACCAATGAACGATTTGACAGCATACAGGCTAAAAATTTCAATCATAGAAGCTATTGAGAGATGGGAACCAAGAGTTAGAGTGCAAGTACAGCCTTCTATTGTTATTCCTTACTATGATATCCATTTCTATAATGCGTACATCGTTTATCAAATTCTTTCTAACGATCAAATTGTAACCTATGTAAGGTCTCTGTCAACGCAAGTCGGCCAGTAGGAGGATATACCATTGGAGCTATCTGGTCTCAACACAGATTACGCATCTCTAGCCGTAGAGATGCAGTCTAAAATCGCTAATGAAAGCGATTTATTGTCGGCAGGTTTCCCAGATCAAACTATAGTGCTTCTTTCAAATACGTTGGCTGGGGTTGTTGCTATGCTAAATTATTCTCAAGTTACAAGGGATTTAAACAACTTTACTCCATTCGCTTTTTTGAAAAGTGCTGGATACGCGATTGCTAGTACTTTAGGTATTTCTCCTAGAAGGCGTATGGGAGCTCAGCAAACTGTTAAGATTGTTTCTGGAGATGGATTTCCAGACTTTAGTCAACAGATATCTCCTGCGCAAAAATCAATTACAATACCTGCTTATACTCAATTCACTTGTAGAAACATGACTTGGCATACTAGAAGTGATTACTTGATAAGTTATTCAGATACAGAAATCTCAATTGAAGTATTTGAAGGTATTCAAAACTCTATCTCTTTTACTTCTACCGGAGAAAAATTTCAAAGATGGTTAGTTGGAAATCAGTATGAGGTTGATCAAGATACAGTTCGAGTATTTATCAACAATGAGTATTGGGCTCAAGGTATCGGAACTTTTGTAAAGTACCTAGCAACAGATCAAGTTTTTATCCCTACGACATCTCCAGATGGACGAGTTTTAATACTGTTTGGAAATGGTATTTACGGAGTTATTCCAGCTTCTGGAAATACAATTCAGGTTCTATATACTACTACTTTAGGAGCTCAAGGAAATAACGCTTCAATAGGAGATACTGTTCTATTGAATGATACGATAGTAGTATCAGAGGGAGTTGGATTACTTATTACTTGTAGTACCACTACAGTTGCTTCCGGAGGATCCGATGAAGAGGACTTGGACAGTATTAAGTATGTCACTCCTCGTTTGTATGCTGCTAATGAACGGTCGGTTAGACGTGATGACTATATTGGTCAGTTGCTTGGTGCCGACTGCCCTGTTGCTATGGATGATGCTAGGGTGTGGGGAGAATACGAACAAGCTATTATGGTAGGTTTAGGTACTTTAGATATGATGAATAGAGCATTCTGGGGAGGAGTTCTTTCAACAATTTTATCCTATTCTGACGGTCAGCTAGCTACAGCTGACGGTTATACTTCAACTTTTGTTGTAACTCTAAGTCAGAGTCTTCCAATTCCAGGATCTTCATTATTTAGTAATAATGATCCAGGGAGTAATTCTAAGATAGTTTTCTCTGATATAGATGGATACGGAGTCCTAACTTCTCCAAGAGTTTCGTTTGATACTCTATTAACTCCTGATACTAACATATATGCTACATCTGATATTGGAACTACTATTAGTAATGTTATTGACGGTTCACCTGATACAGCATGGACTTCTGGATTTTCTCCTTCTTTAACTAATCCATTATACATAATGATCATATTCTCAGGTGGGTCACAACAAGTACCTAAAAGTTTTAGATTTAGAGCTTCTAATGATACTCTTTTAGATGATAGATCGTTTCCAGATAGTATAAGTTGTTGGGGGTCTAATGGGTCTAGCTTGGTAACAGCTCCTCCAGGTACTCCTCCTTCAATAAACTTTCAGCCTGACTGGATTCCGATCAGAGGAAATGTGTATCCTCCAGAGCCTGGAGTTGAAGGTTATACTAATTGGTACGCTCTAAATAATAATACTGCCTATACATATTTGAGATTTCAGATAAACGGAACTTATGGAGCTTCTAGCTACTGCAAAGTTTCTGAAATTGAGGTACAAATAGCTCCTAATTCCTCTACTATTGATTATAATACTTCTGGAGTAGTTTTACGATATCCTAATAATCTTGCTACAAATGCTATAATAAGTGCTCAATACTATGCTGGAAATCTGACTACAACTCAGCAATCTGAGGTTGCTTCCTTTATACTTAATACAAACCACTTTACAACTCAGTTTAGTTACTCTTCATGTAGGATGGTTAGAGCGGATCTTTCTCTACAGGTTTTTTACAACCCCGCCTATAGTAGAAATACTGTCTTAGCTCAAGTATCTAAAACAATAACAGATCTCTTAAAGATTAAAAAAGGATCTATATCTAAGTCGATAAAATTCTCTGACTACGGAAGAGTTGTATCTTCAGTTCCTGGAGTAGACTATCACGTTTTTATAAATCCAGTTCAAGGGGCTGATACCCCTGTAGATACAGATCAGTACGTATACCTAACAAGTTTAAATATTCAGATGACTGCTAGTGACAGATGACAGTTTATCAAGGTAAGGTAACTATATGGGCTACCTCTTTTATAGGTAGCGGTTTTACCAATTATTCGGTAGATGGTACTAATGATTGGTCTATTGATCTAACTAATGACTACGCACTAAATATTGGTCCGTCTGGATCTATACCAAGTTTACTTGTAAGTTTTGGTAAAGTTACTATCTTTGCTCATAGTTTTCTTACCCTAACTCCTACAATTGTAACTCTTAATGCTATTAATCAAAACTATGCTCCTGAAGATACTTTAACTTTATGGTGTGAGGGTGATGACCCTGATCATCAGAATGTTGATCAAGATGAGTGGTATGCTACATTATCAAAGTTTAAATGGTCTGACTTAGGTCAGGGTGGAGTATTTAAAGGTTTTGTTATTACGTCCCCTCTAGGTGGGATGGCTGTATTAAACGAAGATCCACAGTATCACGTTAGTACTGTAGGTATTGATATTATAACACCATTTCCTAAATGGATATTGCCATCAGATGAATGGCAAATGCATATACCTTTAGGTACTGATTACAATTCCGTAGTATATACTCCGAATTACTTTAGACAATCTACTCTTCTTAGTGCATTTATGAAGGATATGAGGAAATTTGTAGTCTCAGAGTCTACGTACCTGACGCAAAGAGCAGGAGACCTAAGACGATGGGACCGAATGCCTCCAGATTTCCTTGGTCCTTTTATTGAAACAGTAGGATGTTATCTTAACATAAGTCTTCTGGACAATGAGTCTAGAAGACGGTTAGCCTATGAGTGGAAAGAGTTTCTTCTATATGCTGGAACTCAATATTTTATTGATTTTCTAGCATATGTATACGATACGCATTTATACGTAGATGCAACTTGGACCAATGACTACAGAGATTTTGTTCTTCCTGGTGGCTTATGCCATCTTGGCAGGGATCCTAGCAGACCAGGAACATTAAAACTTATTGGTGATGAGTACTTTTGTGTGTCCAATGATGGACACACTGTTGATACTGGTTACTATCCAACAAACCACGTAGTAGTCACTTACGACTTAAATAAGTTTGACATATACGACGAAGAAATTTATGGTTTACTACTAGATACGTTTTATAAATTAGCATCGGTACCTTTAGTTCTCCAGGCTTTCTTAGGTCGCTATAGAGAGCCTATGAATATGTATTTAATAATAGCTGACCACACAACTCATAATTATGTTGACCATTCTGCACCAGTAGTTGTTGCTGATATGACACTGTTTATTAAAATGTTCGACCATAGGTATAGACATTACGAAAGCCATTCTGCTCCTATCCAACTAAATTACCCCTACATTTATATGGTAATGGTAGATTACCGTCACGAAGAGTTTTCTGACTACTCACCTTTTATAGTGATCTAGAAACCTACTCAAGGGAGACTCTACTGTGACCACTGAAATTACACAAGCTGGGATTACTTACGCAGTTAATGCTAAAAATAACCAGGGTCCAAAAATTAATATAACTTATGCTAAAATTGGTCCTACTCAATTTCCTCCAGGATCTTCATCACCTCCAATTCCAAATGATCCGGCTATAGATATCATAGACTCAGTATATACAGCCAGTCCAGGTCAATTGCAATACGCAGTAGTAGATCAGAATACTGTAGAGTATATTCTAACTCTCGATGAGTCTGTCGGACCTTTTACTATTGGTAGAATAGGACTTTTCACAGAGGATGGTACATTGTTCTCCATAACTATGATTGATACTAAAGATGGAAGTGGAAACTATGTCCCTGATAATAAATTTCCAACTTCTGGAACTGTTGTTGGAAATAGATTAACATACTCAATATACCTAGCAATCTCAAGTATAGCTACTATAGCCAATTTTACAATACAATTATTACAATTGTTAACTATACCTGAGGTAGCTTCAGAACTAGTTTTACCTGGTCCAACTGGAGTAGCTTTCAATACTTATCAGGTAGATAAACATTCATTTGCTAGAATTCCAGCTATAGGTCTAAGAGGTCTGCCTTCTCTAGGTATGTCCCAAGCTTGGTTAATGGCTTCTGAGAGACTGATTCCTGGTCAGGGTGAAGGTGTAGTCCCAGTTGATTCTTCTGTATTTTCCTCTAATGCACCCGTTGGCAAAATTGTTTCTGTAAACTATAGTGGAAATCCTCCTCAGATGGTTCTTGCCGACCCACAAATTACTAATTTTATGGTCGGTATACGAACAGGTAATGAAGAAATTACAAATTATGGTATGTACGTTGATCCAATTAATAACTGGAGTCCTCTCCAGTTATTATATGCTGGTACTGGAGTTAATGCTGGTCAAATTGTAGGAGCAGCTAACAATTGGTGTATAGGCTATGCCATAGCCCCAGTTAATAGCTCACCTCCTGGTAGTCAGCCTATTCAAGGTTGGCTATGTTGGATAGATTTTACTGGTGGATTATTCGCTAGGAAATCAAGTGGAGCAGGTGCTACTGGAGCGACAGGCGCTACAGGTCCAGGTGGAACTGGTGGAGGTGGACCTGGAAGTGGATTTCAGGTTGGAGGACAATGTTATCTAGAATTAATAAGTGGATTGCTAACCCTGCATCCCTATAATGGGAATAGTATAATAATAGCTGGTCAAATCCAAACTATCCCAAGTGCAGGAGTTAACTTACCTCCTACTGGACTTCTAAACGATACTAACTATTATATTTATGCTTTTATGACTCCAACTGGGATGGCACTTCAAGCCTCTACTGCTGGTCACATAACTTCTCAAGTTACAGGAGTAGAAATTAAAAATCTTGATCAGAACTATACGTTAGTTGGCTTTGCTAGGACCACAGCGGGACCTAGTCCCGCTGCTTGGATCGATACTGATGGTCAATTGTATGTACTGTCTTGGTTTAACCGTAAACGAAAGAGATCTAGATCTCAATTGGCTAGTTTGTGTACCAATTCTGCTAATGATTATGTCGAGGTTAGTTTAACTTTAAGAAATTATTTCTTAGTCTGGAGTAATCAAGTAATTACGTTTTCTACTGGAGGTAGTCACTTGGGTAATGGTGGAAACGGTGTAACTTCTGCAATAAGTATTGACGGTCTCTACCCAGAGTCCGAGAATTCAACTGCTGCTCAAGGTACAAGAGGTCCTACAATGGAAGGGCCAATAGCTCTTGCTGGAACAAGAAAAGGATTAGTAGAAGGATGGCATTACAGTACTTTAATGGGATTTCTCTCTGGAGGTGGTCCAGGAAAAGCTCAATGGAGACCATATGACTATAGTAATACTCATACCCAATCTAACCCACTTCCATCTCCTATTACTATAACTATGGTTGTTGAAGGTTAAGGAGAGATTGAATGGCAACGCAGATAACAGCTGCAGGGATAACTTATGCTAGAAACGCTAAAACTGGAGCTGGCCCTAAGATTAATATCGAACACGCTAAGATAAGTTCTCAACCCACTCCTCCAGTTCCAAACGATCCTACTCTGGACTTTCCAGCTGGAGAAGTAGTTTATACTGCCACCTCATCTCAATTACAATATGCTATATCCGATAATAATACCGTCGAATACGTTTTAACCCTGGATGAGTCGGTAGGTCCTTTTCTAGTAGGTCGAATAGGACTCTATACTAGTGATGGAGTATTATTCTCGATTACTACTATTAGTGCTACTGCAGAATACAAATACAAAACTTCTGGTAACGTTCTTGGTAACCGACTTACCTACTCTATATACCTGTCAATGACAGGTCTACCTCAGATATGTAATTTTACCATAGCGTTGCTAAAGTTAGTGTCAGTACCTGAAGTAGCTAATGAATCACTTCTTCCTGATCCGTCACATGTAGCTTTTAACACATGTCAGATCGACAGACATTCTATTGCTAGAATCCCTGCTATAGCATTAAGACAAGGGTTTAATCAAGGTAGAGATGTCCCTGCTTGGTTAATGGCTTCTGAGAGAAGAATCCCTGGTCAGGGTGAAGGAGTTATTCCTGTTAACGCAAATTTATTTAATAGTAGTGCTACTGTTGGTACTATAGTTTGCATAGATCAAACCGGACAACAGTTTATTATCGGTGACCCTAACGTTACTAACTTTATGGTTGGTATACGGTCTAGTCTTGAAGAGATTACTAACTATGGTATGTATGTTGATCCTGTCAATACCTATAGTACATTACAATTGTTGTACGCTGGAGCTGGACCTAATGCAGGTCGAATTGTAGCCTCACCTAATGATTGGTGCATTGGTTATGCTATAGGTCCAGTCAACAGTCAGAATGCTACTGGATGGCTATGTTGGATTGACTTTACTGGTGGATTATTTGCTGATCAATCTGGAACTGGAGGAGGTTCGGCTACGGGTGCCAGTGGCGCTACCGGAGCTGCTGGACCAACTGGTCCTTTAGGAGTAATTAATAGTCCTGGTTGTTACCTTGAATTAATAAACAATGTTTTAGTTCTACATCCTTACAATGGAAATAGTATTATAATCAATGCTCAAGTTCAAGTCATTCCGGCAAACGGAGTTAGTCTAGCTACAACTAATCTTATACCAAATACTACTTACTACATATATGCTTACATGACAAACTCTGGAATGACACTAGAAGCTTCTACTATGCCTCATGCAACATCCTTAATCACAGGAGTGGAAATTAAGTCTCAGGATGAGACTCGTAGTCTGGTAGGACAAGCAAGAACAATAGCTGGACCAGCTTGGTCTGATAAAGATGGTCAGATGTATGTTCTATCTTGGTTTAATAGAAGACGAAAACGATCTAGAAGTCAGTTAATACTCCCATCTAATCAAAATCGAGGACAGATAACAACTGCCTCTGGAGACTATATTGAACTAAATCAGACTCTAAGAAATTATTTCTTAATCTGGGGCAGTCAGTTGGCAAAGTTTACTACAGGAGGGAGTTCTATAAGTCTATCTTGTGGAACTAGTACCTCAATTTCTTTTGATGGTGGTACTTCTGAATTAGAGAATACTGCAGCTAATCAGGGAACTGGTGGAGCTAGTCTTTATTTTCCAATAGCTCTTTCTGGAGATAAGCTAGGTCTCTCAGAGGGAGACCACTACAGTACTTTAGTAGGTCTAAGACTCACTCCATCTGGAAGTGAAGGAGGGACTGGTGGATTAGGAGGTGAGTGTAACTGGGCAACTTATGTCTACAGTAATACTCGTAACCTATCTAATCCACTTCCAGCCCCGTTATCACTAACTATAACAGTGGATGGATGAGTATTCAAGAATCATGAAGGAGTAGAATCATGTCGGTATCACTAGGACCTAATGGTGAGAAGATAGGCCCTACATTTGCTGGTGAATTAACAGTAGCAGCTATACCAAATTGGGATTTTTCTTGGGCTTCTGACGGTACTTTTACTTGGGGTAAAAGTATCCATCAAAATCCAGATATAAATGCTGTAACGGCAGTATATAATGCACACGATCCAGCTAAATCTTTTCTTTTAGATTATTCGGAGAATGCTAGATATAATAAAGAAATTAAAGGTATAACTGTTACTGGAGTACCTATTGAAACAGATCTACAATCACAACAAGCTCTACACGCAGTGTACACTTATTGTCAGATTCATACTGGAACAATTGTCCAATGGAAGTTAGCAGACTTAAGTTTCCATTCATATAATGCTACTGAGATCAGTCATGTATTTGATTGTGTTAACACGTATGTTCAGGCTTGTTTCAACACAGAATCTTCTGTAAACTCAAGTATCAAGTCAGGAGGTATTAATCAAGGTGATGGATCGTCTACAGCCTGGAATGCAGCCTATCATCAAATAGATTCTGCTTACGCTTCTGTATCTGGTACTTACTAGGCTACGTTAGATTTATTAGCTTTTCTCAGAAACTCTTCTTCGTCCCACTCTAACATCAATTTCTGAGTTAGAAGATGATCTGATTGAGGATACTGATGTGGTAGATGGCAACAATATTTAGCTATTACCTTTCCCTTCTCATCTAGTTCCTCAACATTTCCAGCGATTGATTTAGATCCTATTCTATAAATCTTCCCTGTCTTCCCTCCCTCAATCACAAACCATCCGTTCTTCTCAACCATCTCACGCTGATCTGGCGTGAGATGTTCTAGGAGTATTTGGTTGGCTTTCTCTGTGCTAAGCTTTCTTTGCTCGTAACGTTCAGTTTCAACTCTTCGAAGTTCTTCTAGTCTAGCGTTCTCAGCCTCTATCCTTTCTTGAATAAGAGTTGGACATACGACTTCATCGTGCCAACTAGGCCATATAACTGTATTACCTATGATTATAGGGTTATTGTATACACTACTAGTGGTAGTGCTAGTAGTAGTTAGTGAGTTAGTAAAGTACTCAGGTATTGTGGAATATGTTGCACTATTACACAACATGCTAGGTAAGTAAATCGAGTTGTAAGTACCATTAGTAGCATTAGTAATGAGAGTTCCTGGTACTCTAAGATAGTGAGGTAAATAGAGTCTATTCACTAGAGTTGACCCAGTGGAGTATAAGTCATCCCAGTAAGTAGTCATGATCTTAGCCTCCTTGAAGCTGAGGCATAAGAATCATTTTCTCAGCTTTAGGATCGAAAGTTGTCATACGTTCTCCACGACGAGACTCTCCGAGGTTCCCTTCAGTTACTCTGAAGGCATGATATCCTCTTTCTCTAGCTTTATTAAAAGCTTCTCTTGCAATCTCTATCTCCATCTGATTATCAGCGTCCCACTCCATTGAAGTGTGACCAGTTTGGTCAAGTATGTTCATGATATGCTTTGTCATAGTCTTACCTCCTGGTTGTTAGGCGATCTTTTGATAAGATCCCTCAAGGGTTCTTAGAGCGTCTGGTACTCTACCGAATGATTCATATAGATTGATAGGTATATCATATGGGTTTTGCACCGCATTAAATACTGCACCGCAAAGTGCGTCTGCAATGTCACCGTGTGCTCCATCTTTATACTGCTTATAGGGCTTGTCGTGTTCAAAGTAAACTCCTTCCAACTCTTGCCATAGATCACGCAGTTGTCCAGTCTTCAGACAATCTTGAGCTACAACTGAAGATAGTGTATCATACTGATTTCTTGTCTTAGTTACTGAGAGTACGCTTATTTCTTCAGCAAATTCAATAGAAGTTAACTTTTGTAAAAGTTGTTCTGACTGATATTGGTCAGCAGTAAAAGCGTGAAAAGATAATCCGAAGAAATCTCTGAGATCTATAATAAAATCTCTTACTAAATCTAAGTTAATTCTATTAGGAGAAGTTATTTTAATAACTAGATCGGTTATATACATCACCCTCCCAGTCTGACTCAGCTCTTTATGAATAACTACTAAACCGGCGGAGCTAACAGCTGCGCCGTCCCAATGGCCATATCTAGGAGCCATTGGATAACGTCTTAGCCTAGGTCCATCTGGAGTTTGCTTAAATATCTCTCTTGGAAGCTGGTCTCTCAAAGGCTGAGTAATAGGTCTAGCGGTAGTTCCAAGTGGAGCAGTAAAGTACAATGTAGGACATAGTTTATTGTCCTCAACTCTGGTCAGATCGTCAAATGGGATTTCTTGACCCATTGACGCTTGACCAGCCAAGTTCATCAAAGACTCTTCAGTTCTTAGTTCAAAGTCTACCTGATATCGTTTAGGTACTTTAATTATACTACACGAAGGTGGAAGTTCGAATATTTGCTTGTCAGCCTTCTCTCCCTCAACCTCGTTCAGGACCCTTGAAGGATGTCTTTGAGTACCTCTCATCACCCAAATATGACCATCATTTACTAGAGCACTAGGATATTTAGTATCCCAAATGCTGTACTGAGAAATTTTACTACTAGGATCAGTTGACATTTGAGACATATAAGTTGACATAACTCCTTTGGCTTTTCGTATAGATGAAATAATAGTCATCAATGTGAACTTAGCTCCAATATATCGGGAACGAATTCTTTCATAGATATTGTCAAACAATGCTACAGCCTTCTCGATTTCTCCGTGAGCACCTATTCTAAACTCAGCCTCGTCAAGTAATCCTCCGAATACGTCCTCACCCAAGGCATGTCTATCTTGAGATCCTACGAATATCTTAACTCCATGAGGAAACTCTATCCCTTCATAAGTTCTACACCAAGGTGTATATTCGTCGTATTTCTCATCTAGAAAAAGATTAAAGTCAGGAAGTTTTCTTACTTCAACATAATACTTGCACCCTCTTAGTAGCATAACTACACGATCCATCAGAGTGGTATGTGCTTTAGCTACAGTTACAGTAAATAACTGACAAGTCATTGGTTTAGACGAACCACCTCCTAGACTTAACTGTGGACGTCTAAGAGAATTGATTCTAAAAATATTGTATAGATGAGCTATGATTCCAGCGGACGACTTTCCAGTTCCAATTGCTCCAGTGCATAACCACTTTCTAACTGTCGAATCTTTAGCAAAAACCTCGCATAGGTCTCTTCTCCACTGAGGAAATAAAGTAATAGCATCTTCTCCTATGAACTCAGAAGTTAAAAATTCTTCTATTGGAGGAATCCTACGTTTTAAGTAAAGTCTTTCTAAAGTAGGAATAGAATCCATTTGTCCAGTCATTATCAATGCTAATGCAGTTTTTCTTTGACCAACAGGAATCTCTCTATATCTAGGATTAGTTAGTCTAACTTCTTCATCATATTGATGAAGTTCTTTGGAATTCAATAAAGGTTTTATCCTATCAAAGTCTATCTTATTAAAGTCAACATCTTGTTTCATCTAAGTTACTCACTTTTGTCATCTGAATCTGATTGATTTTCAATAGTTAGCATAGGCCTATCTTTGAAGTGAGACGCTATATGTTCTAAGGCTTCTAGTAGATTCCCTGTATCCTTGATTGGATTAGTTTCAGTATTACTAGATGGTCCTAGTTTTAGAGGATCTCTGAGACCTCCACCTAGTCCAAAAGCTTGGTTTATGTTTACCAGAGATCCGCTTTTACCTCCTATAGGTCCTGTAATGGATTGTAGATCTATCACACCCATCTCAGCTAGTTCTCTTATAGTTTTTAGTAACATATTGTCTGACATTTTATGCATTCGTTCGAATAGAATTGATAGTCCAAGATATCGACTCTTCTCTGACTGAGTTGCATTATTATACCTAGAGAGTAAGAACTGGTCCTTCAAGGCATTGACCAGTTGTTTTCTATCTTGAGTTTCTTCATACTCGTCCAAGTCCTTCTTTAGCTCTAAAGCTACCTCCACAGGGTTACGGTAAACCTTAGGTGGATCAACTTTAGTAGCTTTCTCGCCCTTCATATTAAAGACGTTATCTTCTTTGTCATCGTCACTCATAGTTCTTAGCCTTCATTTTCTCATGAGATTTCTGGGCTTTATCATGAGTCTTAAGAGACTTTATAAAGTCCAGCTCTTCTGAACTTAGTCTTTTGATCCAGTAATCTAACTTGTTTTGTATAGCTCTAATAGTATTACCATTTAGACCATACTTTAATTCGAACCAGTCCCATGACTTACCTTCTACAAGAACGTGATAGCAAGCTAATCCAGCAAATAAGTCACTGCTAAACTCTCTAGGGGTAGGTACCTTGATAGTCTCTCCACCGAATACCTTAATAAAATTTATTATCTTTTCTGGTGACATCAGATAAAGTATCTCTGGTACCAGAGAATTCTGGGAAGAACAGAGTATACTTAACGCTAAGTATACTACTGAGGAATTAGGATCTATGCTACTCTTCAAGGACATGGAGCCTTCCAGGTAGTTGTTGTTCTACAAGTCTAAGAAGTAGTCTTAGAGCTATTCTATCTCTGAAGTTTGGAACGTCCAAAAGTAAGTCTGATCTATCAACAAGAGAGAATATAATTGGCCATACTAGATACTTAGCACGACTCCCAAATCTAGGAAACTTACTTATTATGTTCAATGTCTGATCGACTAGGTATCTACAGTCGTCTCTTCTAATGATAGAAGTATCTGCTCTATTTACGTCAGCAAACATAGGGTAGTCATTCATATAATCATCTAGAGGGATGAAATTCTCAAGAAGAGCGTACTTATAGGCGAACATTTTATATGACGTATTCTTGAGTGCTGATCTGTAATAAAAGAAGAAATTATCGTGATGTATAAATGTCTTAGGATTTCTATAGATTACTAGAATCGTATCTCCAGCTAGTTGAAAAGCCCAATCCCTAATCATTGCATAATCCATTCCCCTAGAATCAGCACTAAGAACTTTTAGTCCTATAGCGGCTAGGCAATAGTAAATATTAGTTAACTCCTTGTCTTCTCTAGTCTCATCATAGTTAACAATATGTGCTATAGCCTCTTTTCCAAGATCGTGTAACCTTTTATTTATAAATTTCTCTAGCATGGTATCTCTACTCTTCTCCCAACTCCTTCATCAACCGATCAACTAGTCGGCTTTTATCCAGCATTCTTTGTAGATGAGAACTAGGATCAACTAGAATCAAAGTTCCTTTAATAAGTTTTACTTTACCAATTAAAGTCTGTGCTTCTCCACTAAGTCCTAGATCTCTCATAACCATTGCTAGCTGCACCTCTACTATCTTGTTAACTAGCGGTACGGAAGTTCCAGTAACACGTGCTAGCTCTGCTATATATCGATTGTCTATCTCTTCTGGAGTCATTTCTTATCCTTATCTTCTTTCTTACTTTTATCTTCAAACCTAACTCCGTCCAGACTAAGATCCCTAACCTGGACATGACTGCCCTTGTGATCTCGTATCAATGTTTCATACTCTCTAGGAGAAATTTCTATAATTCTACTATGAAGATCATCATACTTTACTCTAGTTATTCCAGAACTTTCTCCTCTTCTAACCAAAGGTAGATGGAACGTACCTACCTGAGAATAGTCTGTATTACGACCACCTGTAATCATATAATCTACTGCATGTTGTTTCCGACTAGATTCTGCAGCAGAACTAAATCCTAGTAGTTCGTCAGTCCAAAACTGAATTTTTGGTTGACATCCAACTATTACAACACATTCATCAGATTGTGCGAAACCTTTAAACGTTGAGTACATTATTCCACCCGTCTCATACATTCCAGAGTCGTCTGGTGGCCTAACGTTTGAATCATAGTCTATGACAAAGACACTAAATTCAAACTTACGTCTTAAATTCCTAGCATAGGAAACTATCTCATTACAATCTAAACCAAACGCTGGGAATGACGCCACTCTAAGATGCTCTAGCCACTTCTCACATTTCTTCTTATACTGGTTTGGAGCGTTGACTACATTGGTAATGATGTCTCCAGTCAAACAGCTCATATATTTATGAAGTCCATCTAGTTCAGAGTAGTCTCCAAGAAATATGTGAGCTACCTTAAACCCTTGATCTGCAGCTGCAGCTCCCTCTTGAATCATAAATGTAGTCTTTCCTCCCTTAGGACGAAGAACTACCATTGCCAAGTCACCGTTCTTAAAACCTCCGTATTGAGATGAACCATTGACTAATCCCAAAGAACTCTTTATAACTTTACCTCCCTTTGGCATATCTTTTTGTCTAAGATAGTCTATAATACCTTCTTGTAAGGGATTAATAAAAGGATCCGCTGTTATATTAAATGTAGTGGCTCTTGTAAAGAGCTTCTGAGCCTCTTTCGTTTCTCCTCTTGAATAGAGGTCAACTCCTTTTAAATTTATCCTGTCTTTAATAAAAGCTGATATTATTCTCGTGATTGCTTGGAGATCTTCACTAGCAATTGGTGCATATGATGCGTATATTTTCTCCACTATCTGCCAGTCTTCACTGTACATGTCTCTGTATGTGTGCTGCATATGCAGCCTAAGGACTTTAAGGTCAACTGGCCTATTCTTAAAGTCCGTACTTATCAGAGACTCTACTAAATTCCTATAGATCGTCTTCTGGAACATCCAAGGTTCTATAAAGGGAGCGCAGTACTGTCTAACTTGGGGGTCCAGTAAAATTTCTACGATCGTCGGTTCCAACTCCGATTCTTTGACGGGCAAGAGATGCCTCTTGTGTTAAAGGTTTCACTAGTCGTACTTTTACAGTCAGGACGCTTAGCTAAAGCTTTAGACATAGTCAAGTCTTCTTTAAGAACGTAAGATCGGTTGCTATATAGTAGGGTGGTGTATCGAACTCTGGAGGAAGGATACACTTAGACTGAGTATTATAGATTCCTTTACAGTCGTTTGCTCCTAATCCTAGGAGCTCTCCTGAGATATCAACTCCAAAGATTGCATCCTCAATTGGTTTCCACAAGTTAGTTAAGTCAATCTGTCTTAGAGCAGATCTATTCTTAGTTACCCAATCGTCCATACTAAAGAAAAAGGCTGTGTGACATATGTAACAGAAAGTATCTTTTGGAGCTTTTAGTCCAAGATCTCTTATTTGCTCAGCTATAGATTTTTGTAGTTCCCATACCTTAACCTCCTTTCTGGTCCACACTTTTCTACCTGCTCTTTGCACTTTATACATCTGATTCCCAGAGTAGTAAAATGGTATAGGGATACAAAAGGTCATGTATCCACATACAGAAAGTTTAAGTTCTTGTATCATCGACGTTTGATAGTAGTCCATACAAATCGTCTTCCGTCGGAGGAAGATTATTTTCTATCACTTCTTGTGGTCTAGTTCTAGACTCAAACATTTCTAGTCTAGATTCTATCCCATTCTCCAGTACAGGATGACTTAGTAAGTTAGGGTATATCTCTGCAAGGAGTGTCATATCTTGAACAAGTTCTACCAATAGATTTTTATTCTTTGGAAACTCCACATGGCCTCTAAAGTTGTTCTTAATATATCTCTCTGCTTCATATACATATCTTTCACATACTCGAGCTAGTGTTCTAGCTTGGTCGTAAGATAGTTTCAAGATTCTCTCCGTACATTGTTAAAATCAAGTTTCATATGACCGCTAACAAGCATTCTTGTTTCTCCCATCGCGAGGGCATACGCTCGCCTACTAACGAATAATTCACTCATAGATCGTAGGTTTGGAACCTCCTCTTCGACCTTAATTTCACATTTTACTCCATATTTGGAAAGACGTTTCTCTAAAGATTCAACGGCTGTCTTTTTACTGTCGTGAAACTTAGCTTCCACTAACGGTCCTTCTACTCTAGATTCTTTTAACTCCACAGACTCGTCTCCGGAGATTCCAATTTCAAAGTCAGTCTTAATTGGGAGATCAAATTCTCTAACTAGTTCTGTGACAGCGTATTTTGGGAGTACTGATAATATTTTAGGAACGTCTGCAATCTGAGCGTCTATGTCATCTGAGTCATGCGTGAAACAATCAACTCTTGAAGTCATATTGTTGTCTTTTAAGAACTCATTTATATAGTATGCTCCAAGTCCAGCTAATGTAGAGCTCGTACTTTGGATTGGGTAATTTTGAGAGTTTCTCAAAGCTTTTCCTGTCATCTGTCTTATAACTCTATCTCGTTCTCTATCTCTGTCAAAGGTTACTTTCCTAGAATAGATATTCTTGATTATCTCTTCTTTCTCCCAGTCGTTTAGATCTAAAGCTTCTCTTGGAAGTCCGATGTCTCTCATAGGATCTCCAAAGAAAGTTTTTACATATCCATGTTTAAGTGCGAACCTATGCTGATCTTCAATAAAGGTTCTTATCTCTGGATAAGCACCATAGAAGTTATCAAATATTCTCTTTGCCAAAGTAAGATTTCCACTTAGGAATTTTACTGCAAATCCCTGAAACGTGTCTCCATAAACAATAGCAAACGTACTCATTTTACTATATCGTCGTTCTGCTTTTGATATTTGATTTTGAGGTTTTTGCCATACGTCTGCTGCAATAGATCCATGAATATCGATTCCCTGCTCGAATCTCTCGAGAAGAGACTTACAATTTGATATCTTGGCAAGCACTCTGACTTCGTTCTGGGAGTAGTCGTAATGGACTCTAACTCCATCTTTAAATCTGCTAATTCTGAGATTAATGAGCTCAGACTCCCAAGGGACGGTATGATCTCCACTTTGGTATCTCTTTGTTGCTGCTGTGCACACACCGAACTGAGTTTCTTTTATCCAAATCTGATCTTCAGACTTTCTCTCTTTCCATCCTGGAAATCTTACCGCAGATAGCTTATGAACATCTGACCTATTGATCAGAGCTATATTTCCTCTACCTACGTTTCCCCAAACGTAGGTTGAATGACTCTTCATTACCTTCTTAAACATTCTAAACCAGAATATCCACTTAAACTCATCTGTCCAAGTATCTCTATCATCAACATTGATTCCAGCTACGTGCCACCACGCATTATAAAGATCTTCTATAACAAATGCTGACATACCAGGTAATTGCCACTTGGCGAAGTTTATAAAAGTTTCAATCTCTGGTGGATGAATTTTCTGCCCTTTATCGTCTCTCCAGAGATCTGGACTATTCTCTAGATGAGACTGAATCATAGCTCCAAGTTTTCCTGACCCTTTTACTAAGGCATCTATACAAGAAACTCTATCTTCGGTACGTTCTAGAGTTATTATGCTCTCTAAGATTGGACCCAGAATAGGGTAATTGTTAAAAGCTTCTTCTTTAGAGTTCTGATATTCTTTAAAGACTTCGTATAACATCATTGTAACTCTTAACCGAGCTGTCACTATAAGATTACTAAACTGGTCTCTTGTCTTGATATGTGTAGATCTCGGATTGAAAAACTTCATTAAGTTATGCGTATCAGTTTCAGTTTGAATTTGTAAAATGTCCTGGCTACATTCGGAAATAAATACTACATCTTTATCCTTCGTACTCAAAGTTGGAGAAGGAAGAATCTTTTGGAACTTTGGAATCATTAACAAGTTTCTAAGGCAAACTGTTGCAGTTTCACTATACTTTTTATCCAATGACGTCGCCAACTCGTCATCCCAAGCTATTCCAGCAGACTCCATTTCGAATCCAAGCTTGGCTTGACAGTTATAGATCTCTGCCGCACGTTCTATCTTCATAGTCTGGATCTCTTTCCAGAGATCATCTTTAAGTCTATCTGTGAAGTCAACATCTCCAATAGCATACGGAGCTATAATCTCAATTGGTATATCTGTGAATCTTAGTTCAAGATCTTTTGCCTCTGCTCTCGTCAGAATAAGCTTGAAGAATCTCTTGCAAAACTTTGTATACTTCTCGTCGCTATAAAACTTCTTTATCAGTTTGTTAAACGACTCAAACTCTATAATTAATTCTTTTTTGGACCCTACCCTAGTTAGCCAATTGACAACCTCATCTATAGTTGATGGAATAGGTATGTTTTTCTTTGGATCTCCATTTCTAATGAAAATCCATTCTGCTCTTGGATTCTTCCTATACGGTTTCAATCTATTGATTAGCTCAGTTATACGAGTATTATACTCATCAACTTCAGAGTTCCAAGTAGTCGCACCAAGCCGTCTAGCTGCTATTTCCTTCAAAGACCCTGAATATCCGAGTGTCCTATTCATCATCATTACGTCTGTAACGTTTCTCAGATATACTTTGAAAAAGTTCAAAGAGGCTGAGCATTCATATTGAAGATTAAATACTACCAAGTGCTTTGACAATAACCATTTCCCTATTCTTTCTCTTAGTTCCTTTGGAAAAGGCCACTCCTCTGGAGTTCTCCAAAAATTATAAAAGTTAACGTAAAAACATTTTTTACTTTTTCTTCCTTTCAGGGCTATGCCTCCTATAAAGTAGGAGTTATGATATGTGTTTAGGCTATTAGCTTCATAGTCTAGAACGACCTCACTGTCATCTTCTAACTCCTTTTCTACCTTCTCCCAATTCCTAATTGCAACATCTATAGATGTAACTCCTCCTGCGTTCATTCTTCCTCCATATCGATTATCGAGAACTTGTTAGTCTGAACTGTTTCTTGATCTCCGATCCACGCTCTCTTGAGATCTCCAACTAGGGTTTCAAAGCTTTCAGAGGTTCCTGAAGATACTATTCCATACCCACTTTTTCTTAGAACAAAGCTAGGATGGTATGTTACCAACGTAGGTATATCTTTCCACTTAAATTTACTTAATCTAGCTGATCCAACTGCCATACTAATACCAAAGACGTTCATTGCTGATGCTCCAGTCAACAATAATACCTTTGGTTTTGTTTTATCTATATCCTTCTTTAAGAAGACTGAGTATTTCTCAATCTCATCTGAAGATGGAGTCCTATTCTCTTTCTTTCCTTCAACCCACTCAAACGGTCTATACGGAATAGCATTAAAGAACCGTATCTTTGATGAATCTATTTTTGACTCTACTATAGCTCTATCTAGAACCATTCCTGCCTTTCCAACAAAGGGAAGCCCCTGCTCCGCCTCATTGTATCCAGGAGCTTCTCCAATTATGTATAGATGAGGACTATTCGACCCTTTAGGTCCTACAAATCTTGGGTCGAATAGTTCTGGATCTGGATTAAACAGATCGTTGTCTGTCATCTTTCGACAGTCGCACTTTTTACTGCCCACATTGCTGCTTCTTCATAAGAAGTCTGGGCTAAAGCAATAAGACGTATAAACTCTGAACTAGCTTGAGCTGGAGGATTTTGTTTCATTTCCTCACACAAATCGATAAGTTCTGCTGACTTTTGCTTGATTTTATCTACAATGCCGTCAGCAGACGGGTTGAACTTTACTCTCACTCTGTCTTCACCTAGACTCATGGTAAACCTCTCCTCTGCCTGTTAACGTCTGGGGGACTAGTTTCCCTAAAGAGCTAGGGGGTACTGCCATTGTCAGAATGGTAGGCAACAGGATCGCCCCTAGTCTTTATTCTCAAGTACCTTGAGTGCTTTAACAACTCGTTTAACCTCTGCTTCGTGACCAGCTTCAGCATCGTCCCAACTTGAGTAACGATACATCTGACCATCTCTAGAACCACCAAAGGTCATCGTCTCAAATAATATTGGAGGACCTCGTCCTACAAATCTATGATCCAATCCTAGGAAAACTGTTGAGACTATAATCCCTTTTACTACTTCAGTTTTCTTAACTATTCTATCTACTTTTCTCATAAATTTTCCCCAAGTACATGAATCACATCTTACAGGTTTGTGCCCATCTAGAATATAGAGATCGTTGATCATATCAATTTCCTTATGTAGTCTTTTACGTCGTTTTTCCTATTAGACTCAATTATATTATTAACGAATATCTTCGCCTTTACCATACTCATATCATGAAGTTCACTTTCTAATGTATATTGATCTATGTCGTAGATGAACGCTCCAGCTATCTGCTGCTTTATATCTTCGATGATAGATAAGTTTCTAATAATTGGATATGATAAATCCATTAAATTATAATTTCTCATTATCATATCAGCTCCAACTTTAATTTTCTCAAAAGAGTCATTTCTAGCTCTCGGAGGTTTAATCAAACCCAAGAGGGTTTCTTGTAGAGATACATTTGTTAAGTAGAAACTTATGATTTGATCAGAATACTTTTTGGCCGTGTCAAATCCACAGAATCCTGGTATCCCATCTGATCCGTCACCAGCTATAGCCCGAGTTAATACCCAATGTTGTCTCCAAACAACTTCCACTAACTCATTGTCAAAAATTAAACTACTTTTTGTAATAGTAGTATCCTCTCTCCCATCGTAATATTCAATATTATCTGTACATAGTTGTACTAGATCTCTATCAGATGAGTATACTATAATTTCCTCGTCGGGAAGCTTGCTACAAACATATGCGATAATGTCATCTGCTTCACAATTTGCTACTTGAATCGATAGACATCCTGACAATGGAAGAAACTGCGAATGTAGCAGTCTTCTAGCCATTAGATACTTTTTCATCCAATCAGACTCGTCCTCTTCAACTGCTTCTTTGTTCAAGAGATTATAGTCTGAAAGAACTGACTCTTGAACTGATCCAATAGGCATTTTGTGGGCTTTATACTCTCTATACAAGAGTCTTCTAAATAATGGGACTCCTAAGTCCCAAGCAACTACAACAGAATGCCTCAATCTATGCTTGACCACAGCTTTAGAAAGAGATGCTAAAAATGAATGTAGACCACCTGTGTATCTGCCTCTAGAATCTTGTAGGTCTTGAGCTGGAGTATTTAGGCAGCGGTGTAGTACACTCGACCCGTCAACTAACAGCATGAGTGCTGATCCATGTAATCATGCGACAGATTCTACACGGTGGTTCTCATTCTCTACTAGATTCCTGAGTAGGTCAAGCTCAATAAAACCGTCGGCTGCTCTACGTAAAGTGTCACTAGCCATTCTCTGATTCAGAAGAGTGGAGCAAATTGTTACTGACTTTCCTAAAGCGTCAAGCTTTTTAACCAATGGAGTGTAAAGACTATTTCCGGTAAATAGTATGTATTGTTCTGTAATTGGAACTAACGCCATTGCTTCTACTGTAAAGTCTATCTCAATTCCTCGTTTCCGTTCTTCTGACGAATCAGTAATCCTAACATTAAATCCGTTATAGTCTAACCAATCAAGAAGTTTCATTATGGTATTGTCATCGTTATTACTGTCCAACGTTATAAAATAGTATACTTTCCTAAGAATAGTTTCTTTCTTAAGAAACGATAAAAGTTTTTTATAGTCTGGTGCCCATCCAAGATTCTTAAATGCGTAGTGAGTATTGATTCCATCTATCAGAACACTTGTTGCCAAAGTATCATGTAAGCAAAACTGCTTAGTCATTTGTGATCTTCTCCTCCTGAAGAATCGGTTTAAAAGCGGACTTATTGAATATAGAGTTTCGAGTCTCAGTCTCTTCGTCAGTTAATTGTCCAAGTGTTACTCCTAATTTCTTATAAACTATGTCTAGGGTAAAGTAGTTCTTTCTAAAGTGCCGTACTATAGCTTCAATACACCTCTTTCTAACCTCGGGATTATTTGTTATATACCCACCCCTTTCAGTTTTATCCCACCTATACGACGATTGATCTCCTTTAATCTTCCACCAAGCTCCAGAAGAGTAAATAAATCCTATATCTATAGCCACCAACGCTGGTTCATTGTCAGAAACTATTTTCCCTCCAACCTGATCATTAATATAAATTGGTATATTTTCAATTGTTGGTCCAAACTTAGACTTCAAAACTGAAACCTTACTTTTAGATCCTATATACATCTTAGTTTTCTCATCGTAGAGTTTTTTACTCCAAGAAAACCAAAGATAGTAATGGTTGGCGTGCTTCAAAGCATTGCCTCCAGAAGATCCTTCCTTTGGTCCTCCGTAAGTTCCAAATCCAGAGGTTCGTATCTGATTCAAAAGAAACACAGTCACTGGTCTCTCATAAAGAGAGGCCATAACAATTGCTAAATTAATCTCTAGAACTCTAGCTCTTAAACCCATCCCTCCAGCATTCATAGGATCCTTACCGCTCATCGCTGCTTCAACTTCTGCTTTTGGTTTGCTAGCAGCTATGGTATCCCAAACTATCAAAATAGGAACAGGTTTTCTGGGTTTAAGCTTTCCCCTAAAAGCTAATATAGTAGCTATGTCTTTCCTAGCCTTCATTATAACTTCTTGATCAGTTTGCACGTTTTCGTCTAATAAAGATAGATTAAAATCAATCTTAATTTCTTTAAGAAGTTTCATTGCATCTTCTAGTTTCCATCCTGCTAAGAACGATTCAACTGTAGTATCTACAGTAGAGGATGTAGTCTGATCCTTAAGAATTTTAAATATCTCAGTAAACCCATCTTCCAAAGTTCTAGCATTGTTGATGATAACTCTACTCATGTCTAGCTCAAATGTATACTCCAATCTAATTAGATCCACTGAAAGCTCAGGATCAAGGATAACTACCACTCCTTCCTGATTGTCCTTTAGAAAATTGGAAGCGGTTCCATATGCATAAGCCGATTTTCCTGACCCAGGAGGACCAGCTATTTCAGTTATTGTTCCTTGATCGACACCTCCGGCTCCGATGACATTTATCGTGTCAATCGGAGTCCGGATTATGTCATGAGTCCATTTATGGATCATGCAACTATACCATGTCTAGATTTTCTATGACGACCTAGATTTGTTAGAGCCATTACTCTTCCGCACTCGGGACACGGTGTCCTTCTTCTAGAAGCTCCTGATTGGAATCCAGACCGACCTGTTTTAGAGATATGATTAGGACTTTCTACAGATGCTCTATTAGCTACTCTAGTTTGGAACCCAGTCCTTCCAGTTTTAGCAATGTGATTTGGACTGACTAACGAAGCCCTTTGTGCAGCCCCTGTAACAAATGCACTTTTATGGTACTGAATCGTATTACTAGGTTCTTCTAGTCCGTAATACCACTGCCAAAATCTTTCCACCTTTCCTGCAAACTCAGTTCCACATACCTTAGATATCTGGTCCTCAACGTAGAATTCTCCGTCCTTGAATCCTTGATCGTAGCAGCGATTAGGGTAGTCATCGGTGGCTCCTATCTTTTTCTTAGGACCTTTTGGTACATGATAGATCGTATATTTCATCATGCTGCGGCCTTCTTCTTCTCAGTTAGGATCTTACATTCACTTTCCCAATCACAAACCATGCAGTACGGTGTTACCTTGTCTGGCTTATTACCAAATGCGGCATTTGGGTATGCTTCTTTTAAACTTGGAGAGACCAGTGTTTGTTCTGCAAGACGACATCTAACTCCAGATTCCTCTGTCTTCACTGTCTCTGGAACTACTTCCGCTGTGACGGGTTTAGCCTCAGACTTGGAAGTAGTCGTCTCTTTCTTTGGCTCAGACTTTGTTTCCTTAACTTCTTCAGGTTTGTCAGCAGTTCTATCCCCAATCTTATGTCCTTCTGACGAGAGATCCTTGACATTTCCACCTGCCGACTTAAAGTTTATGATTTCTTGTGTTACCGCTTGTTTGAGCTTGAAGAAGTTTTCGTCCGAGATTTTATCATTCTCGGTTATATAAATATGATCCAACCCCTTGTACTCAATTGGAGCACCATCCTCGTCTTTAAACTCTAGAGGAGGGAGTTCCAACCTCTGCATACTCGCAATACCGCAAGAGACGTTTGCCTTTCCAGCTCCCTTAGCAATACTAAGCTTAATTGCTGGAGCAGCGTTGTTAGGATCCAGCATCTGACGTTTATCGTCTGGATGAAGTTCTGCTATAAAATCTTGAATTGCGAATATCTGACGTCTATCTAAGACTGCTCCATATGATTTCTTTGGTAGAGCATATTCATTTCCTGGAGGAGAATCATACAAATGAACCATCATATAGCCTCGTTCCTGTGAACGATATGCATACATGAAGTTTCCCCAAATCTTCTCCAAGCCTGCTTCCTCTGCTTCTCTGAAAAGTTTGTTGATTCTATCATCCTCCCAACATCTTAGATAAAGTCCTTCGACTCCAGTTTTTCTATTGTGGAAATAGGCACGCTTAAGTATACGTGCAAATCCGTGTTGGTCCCGATCTGGATAGATTCTGAAGATATAATTTCCTTCTCCAAAGAAACAAATTGGTATTCCAGCCTGGAAATTACTAGATTTCTTATAGTCCTCTCGAAATCTTTCCGCTTGTTCAGTTACTCCTTTAATATCATCATCACTCCAAGTAAACGAGTACTTCTTATTGTTACCGTCAGCCATCTTAAGCTCCTTTCAGCTAGCTTTCTTTTCAGGGGTTACATGAACTATTTTTGCACCACGGTTTGCCATCGTCTCTCCATAGAGACGAACGGTTTCTCCTAAGAAGTCTCTGAGAGAATCTTCCAAGGATTCTGTGTCCGGAAGGGCTCCGGAACTAACCTCTTTAGCTCTGAGGTTCAGATATCTAACTAGTTTCGCTAAACACCTACCTGCTACCTGAGCTTCTCCACCTGGGATGTGAGCTTTCGCGTAACCAGTGACATCGAACACCAAGTCTATAACTTCGCAGACTGGTCCATAGTCTGTAGTCTTAGTCTGCAGAAGACTATCAAGTTCCTTGACCATCTCAAGTTCAAGGTGAAGTTTGGTTTTATTTTGATTTTTGATAAATCCTGATAGAGACCTGTCTTCAGCCATTGTTACCTCACAGTTTGATAATCATCATTTGTATACTTGACACTAGTCTCCTAAACTTTGACGACGTACTCCAACGATCTTTATAAGCCCATTCTAGAGCTGCTAGAATACGTTCTCGGTGCTTCTCATGGACACCATTCCATGGAGGGGCTAAGTCGTTTGATGAACGAAACTTTTTATGTTGAGCTTCAGCGAGTAACTCCAGCTCCTCTGAAGTCATACTCTTTTCCTCCAAAAGTCAACGTTCCAGGGCTAACTTTCCCTTAACTCGTAACAGGTGCCAGTGTATCTTTATGAGTATGAAAGTAATTTCTAAGAAAGAATTCATCTCGAGTTTTTAGATAGACTCCAATTGCACCTATAGTTGATGATAGTTCAGACAAGGACTTACAATGCACATTGACAGATTGTGCAATCATCAAATTGGTGCCATATCCATGGGCTGAGAATGTAATTCTTGGACGAAATTTTCCTGTAGCTCTAGTAAGAGCATAATTATAACCTAGTTCCCAAGCTGTGCCTATATCTCGATCGTCAATACAAGCTATAATTGCGTAGCTTCTTTCGATTCCATTCACATTCCCAGATAAAATCTGTCTAAAAAGTTCAGGACGTTTTTCTTCTGAGGGGATGTCAGTAATAACTGGTCCAACTTCTCTCGGATCACAAACCTTAAGTCCTGCAGATCTTAGGACACTTAGTGCCTCATTCATTACAACTTTTTGTGCTGAAGTAAAGAAAGGTCCCGCAGCGTACACATCCCATTCGAAGTGTGAGCTCATTTCCTATCCCATCCTTTCTAGTTCTTTTGAGATACTCTTCCAAAACTCTGGTCTACTCTCTAAGTCAGTCCTTAATGACTGTAGTTTTTGTTCTGTAAGTTTCTTTCTATTTCTTAGAGAATAAAGTGGACAAGGACTTCCTGGATCATTTATTGTGTATCGTATCTCAGCATCTCTGGAATAAGGACAAGTTCCATCGGCACATGGTAGATCTTTTTCTGTTATCGTTGTATGTTTCAATGCCTTATTTATAATAGGAGACCAAAGATCTCCTTGAGAAATCCAACATTGTCTAGATTTTAAGATAGAGTTCCACATCTCAACAGTCGAAAATATTTCCATGTGAACTTCGTCTTTAATTTGTCTTTCATCTGCATCTTGTTCTAGAAGAATTTTCTTAAAAGAATCTGAAAATATCAAATTTCTATGTCTAATAATCTGAGCTCTTAAGGCTAGAGGTACTTTTGTACCAATAATAATTGCATCCCCATATCTCTCAGAGATATCTAGTTCTTTGTCTAGAGAACCTAAAAATTCTGGTATTGAATAGTTCTTAAACCATTTCTGGTAATCCTCTTGATTACCCTCCAGCAGTTCCTGAATTCTTTCTTTTATCTGAGAACTAATGCTGATTAGAGATTCCTTTAATCCTAAACATTTAGTTTCCAATGAAAATTTATTTAGGTATTTTTCTAATTTAACTAGACTTCTTAACGAGATACTAAGACAGAATTCTGAACTAAATGAGAGTGGCAGCTCCAGTCTAAAATTATCTTGAGATAATCCTTCTCTCCTAAGTTTAAGAATCTCTTTGTATATCTCTATATATTTATTAAATTTGTTTCTAGAAGAATAAGAGATATCTAATATCTCTTGTATTGGTAATACTCTGGTTGTTTGGGACCATCCACTATAGTCTCTTAAGGAGAATATCATGTCTCTTACGTAGATTGGAGCTCGTATTATTAGAGCTATAGAGTATAACTCGTTTACTGGTGCGTCTATAGAGATAACTGACTGCCAATCGATATTATCCCACTCTTCCTTTGGTCTAGAATGAACCCAGGCTTCAACTGATATTTTAGAGTCGTATGTAGATGACAGTAATTCAACTTTATCTTGAACTAATCTTATATTTAAGACCTCTTTTTCTTCATCACTTAAGTAAGTGGATAACTCTTTTCTAAGGGACTCCCAAATTTCCTGGAAACTATCGTTATGAATTAATCTTAACAAGTTATATTTCTGATCTTTAGCTACTTCTGTCTTTTCTTGATCTTGAGTTTTCCTATTTGGATGTCTATGAATTGACCCATCTAATTCAATTAATAGATTATACTTCTTACTGAAGAAATCAAATTTATAAAACTTTCCCTGAGAATTCACTCTGAATTCTCGTACAAATCCTAATGGTTCTAAATATACCCAAGCATAGTCTTCGTACTTAGAACCTCCTCCGTAGGAGGTAAATCCTCCAAGTTCTCTCTTTGCTAAAATCCCTTCTTCTGAATTAGACCATTCTCTCAAACGTTTTCCTCCTTCTATGTTTCTTAGTCTTCTAGATTCAGAATACTTTTCACCAAAGTTATAATTTCTCATTTTTACTACGCCTAAACATTTTCTCGAACATGTATGTTGATACCCAGCTTGGAAATCTCTAAATTTTGTCACTTTCCTACATATAACGCATCTAGGTTTTTCCTTTAAGTCATGTACATAACAGTAGACTCTCTCAACAAGTCTAGATTCTTTTCTTAGAAAATCTGTTTCTTGGTAGATTGTTTCTTTTAAGGACGACTTACTTAGGTAGAAGTCGATACTAAATCCAGAAGCACAAAGCAATCTGTCGTCTAGTAATTCGACTAGAATTTTATCTCTAACTAGCTGACTAACTTTTTCTCGGTTCATTCTTTCCTCTCGAAGGTTGGAAACGAAAACAACATATCTCGATTGTTCTTAAGTAGATCCTGGTGCTTATCCAAAGCCATTCTGTTTATACTTTTTAATTCTTCAACTATACCTCCAAAGAATTTACTCAACTCGTCATGATGAGGTAGTTTGAATTTAATTAGAAATTGTTCTACTTCCTCAGCTACTCTAAGCATTGAGAGATTTCCAAGAAGGGTTACTTCTCTCCATACTATGTAAACAACTGCTGCTAGATCAGTAAGTTTAAGTATATAACCTTCGAGAGTAGCATCTTTTGCTCTACTCCAAGCTTTGTCTATATCAACTCCTATAAACTTTGTCAGATCAATTACTGATTCTGATTCAATCTTACTAAACATTTCTTTAATCTCTGGTGCGTAGTATTTTGTAGTACGACTTATGTCTCCAAGAATTGTTTCATCAATATCGTGAACTAACGCTCTAGTTAATAGTTCTCCAAAGTCAAGACCTATGAAATCTTGGTTTTGACTAAGTACGTCTTTATCTAATCTTTTAGCTATAAAAAGAGCAAAAAGTCCAGCGAATCCAGTGTGTTCAAGAACACTTTCTCTATGAGTCATATAATCTCTAGAGTATCTAGAGACAGACGACAGTTGATGAAGTGTTGTAAAAATAGGTGGGAGCATTTTATTTGACATCTTTATATACCCATTTATTAAGTTTGTGACCAACTGCACATTCTTGACATTCATCCCACCAACAATCGACTGAAATAAGATATTCATGAAATGCCAGCATAGCTGCCTTAGCTAGGCTTTTACATTCTTCTGGACTAGCCTGTCCTGTCATAGCTATAGAGATAGCTTCGGCTATCTTAATTTCAGCTACGTCGAAGTCAAGGTTGCTCATTTGTTGTATGCCTCTTTCCTTATCAAAGATGCACGTAACGGTTCGTATAACCAACTTTTACTGAAGGCTTCTTTGAATTCTTTTCTCGTTAACTGGTTTGGATCCTTGTTCCAAGGAAGTTTGGTTACTAAAACTTCTGTTCCAATTATAATTGAGTAAACTTCTTTAGCTATCTTCAAAGAATTTTCAAAGTAACCGCCATCGCAACATATGTATATTTCTTTAATATAATATTTTGAAGTAAGATCTCTCAGTTGGCCTTTTTGAAACTCAGATAAAGTTTTTCCAAGTAAAACTATCGGACTCAATTCTCCGTCTAAATGCTGATACGCTGAGAGTCCAGATATCGTCCCTTCAACTACTATAAGTTTCTGACTAAACAGTTTAGTACTCCAGAGCAATGGCTTTACCTGCTCACGCAATATCGTATGTTTAACATGTGAGAAAACATTTCTTATAGTAAGAAAATCTGTTAGAGATCCTAAAATTTCGTCTTTCCAAATTTTATTACAGAAAACTATTCCAGTCCTCGGACGAGTACAAGCCCTAACGTTAAACAGTCTCAATACTTCTGTGAAGATTTTTCTATCATTAATCATATAATGGTAACTACTTCGTTCCTCTTCAATTGGACAAGTCCAGCTATCAATTGATAAGACTTGCTCAAGATATTTTTCTCCCTCAGATTTCTCGTTTAATTGTTGACGTATAACTTCTAGTGATCTCAAAGCTGAGGATACTATAATAGTTTCGCATGCAAAGCAATGTCCCACATTTTTAACTGAGTTAAAGTAAAATTTACCTTTGTCATCTTGTTTCTTTCCAAGTTCTTGGCAATAGGGACATAAGTAAATGTGCTCCTTTCCTTGTCTTCTGACAAGAACTTTTAGATCGGAAAATTCTCCAAAGAAAAAGTCTCCTCTGTTTCTGAGCATATTGTATTCTTATTCATTTGGAATAGTCATATATCTGAGAAACTCTTTACTTGGAATAAATTTAATCTTAGGATTTGAAGCCTCATCCTTAACTCTTCTATTAATATCAAAATACTTTCTAGTTTTAATCTCAGAAATCATCTCTCCAAACCCGTTTATATAAACGGGTCCTTCACTTACTTTTTCTTGATAGTTACCTAGGAAAGACCCAACTATCTTTCCTACAAGTGCTCTAGAGCATCCTGTATCTAAGACAACCAAGTCGATTATCCTTTTAAGGTCATCCCTTCGTTTCAATTTTAAATGCTCCTCTGGCTTCATTTTCACTCAGGATTGTAACGTTTAGCCTTCTAGCTGTTTTAACCTTGGAGGTACTATCCTCATTAGTAATTAGACACACTACGCTTTTATCGACATAATCGACCATTATATAATTCTCTGGCATCAATTTTGCAAAAAGCTCTTTCTTAAGTCCAGATGGCAAACGACCGCTTATACAAAACTTAACTTTATGAGAGATATCGTCCGTGACTTTCTCTTCCCATAGGTTAGCATTGTGATATTCTATAAAACACTCTCTAATAATATTCCTTATCTCTGGCTTGCTTAACTCAGATATAACGTTAGCTCTGATTCCAAGTCTAGTCATGTCAAAGCTTTCATGAGTATAATATTGATGTATATACCTTTGTAGCTTTCCAGCTTCAACTGGACCTATTCCGTTTATAGCGAACTGTTGAAAGAAATTGTTTATATAAATCTTAGACTTAAGTTTATCAGCAACTTTTTCTGCTACTGAGTATACTCCATAGTTGTTCAAGCCCTTAATCATATCTTCCTTGGACATAGATGTTATGCGACTTGCTAATCCTTTGAAAGTCGTAACTCCAAGTGCATACAGTATAACTTCTGGTCTCTTGAAACCATCTATATTATAATGCCAAGCTACAAACTTCTCTAAAGAGTACTTATACTGATCGAATCTTAGATGGAATAGGTGAGCTCCTTCTACTACATGAAACTCGTCCTCCATATTTGTAAACTCTCCTGGAGAGACAACTTCCGTAATGTACGGAATAATTTCATTAGCTTTCGTCAAACGTATCTTAGCTCCAGGTCCAATTTGATTATCTCTTATGTAAGCATAATTGAATCCAGAACACTTTGTACATTCAGTACCATACAATCTAACTGGTTCATACAAAACTATAGGAATCATTTTACCACCACGTCTCTCCTCCCACTCAATTTTACGTACAATAGTGTCCATACTCTCGGTTTCAAACTTAATAGCTATAGCATCTTCTAAACCTGTCTTATGGAGTACTATACCATCAATTGGATATCCTTCATCTATTGAATGTCTTCTTGCCTCCTCAATATTAATCTTTGTTTTAATTATCCATTCTGGAAGCATCTTTAAGAGTTCTTGGTCGTGGTGACTTAAGCAAGTTATATCGTCTTGAGGATGGGCTCCAAAAGTCACAAACTCTAGCCTATCATAACTTTTTGAATTAATTATTCCAGCAACTGCATTTCTTGGGTTTGCATATTCATTAGCTAGATAGTTTTGAAAAGTTCTTGTATCTATGTAAAGTTCTCCTCGGATGAATTGTTCTCCTACAGAATCAACTTCTACTGGTACTCCTATCTTTCTCATCTTTTGAGTAATATCAATTCCAAACTCTCCGTCTCCTCTGGTTACAGCTTGCTTAAGTATCCCATCTGAATAGTGGAGGATACAACTCATACCGTCTACTTTAGGAGACGCTATCATCTCACCGTTTAATAGAAAATTATTGTATTGAACCTTTGGTAATGAAGCTATAATCTTAACTGGAAGAAGAACTTTATCACGATAACTCTTTCTCATACATCCCCAACCAACTTGAGTCAGAAGAGGGGAAGAAGGATTCCGTATCCTTAGCTCTTCTACGTACTTATCAAACTGTTCATCTGACATCCTAGACTCATCTAGATAGTACCTTTCTGCTGCTTCAACGATCAACCTTTCAAGTTCGCTAACTGTTAACATATAAACCTCTTCTTTTCAAGAGTTAACGTTCCAACCCCTGGTTACCCTAAACCGGTTGGTGGGAAACCGATTGTGCTGATACCAGACCAGATCTAGCTGCAACATAGTTTTGAATCACCATATCAGCTGGTTTAAAAGAAAATGTCATACACACTGTAGGGACTTGCATCTCATCTCTTACTAAGGGATTTATAGTATTAAATTTCTTGAGCTCTAATCTACCAGGAACATTCTTATCCTTTGTTATTAACATTGGATTCTCTATAGTCGCTACCCCATCAAAAATTGATGTAATTTCCCCTATAAATTCTATTCCATTTTCCAGATGTATAAATCTTATTCCTAGAAGAGGATGAGTAGGCTGTTGATCGTCAGACGTATTCTGACCTAGAAGGAACTTCCTAGACAAGTTGGCCTCCTATTTAGCTTTACTTATTGTAATGTACACATCCATTCCAGCTTCCAGAGTAGGCTTTTCTTCTCCAAGAAAAAGAGATTCATAACTACCTTCTAAAGAAATAAACCATCCTCCATAAGTAGTATCACACTCTTGTTTACCTTCTGAGTTCTTTCTCCAATTAGAGTAGATCTCTTCCTGGAAGACTCTCTTGACTCTAGTTTTGATTCTGTAGGATGTTTCTTGTTTTAACGGTACTACATCGTTCATTGTGAACTCCAGTTTTTCTTGTAGGTAGAGCTAGTTTCTCCTTTCAAGGAGACGTTTATTTGACTATTGAATCTACTTATTAGCTTGGTATCATGAGTAATTACTATTCTCTTAGGCACATTAGTTTTCTGTATTAATTCATAACAAAGGTCTACGTACTCTTCGTCCAGGAACGACAATACTTCGTCAAAGATAACTAATCCTAGCGGTCCCGTCTCTAGTCCGTAGAATTTCATAAAGACATTATTTAACGCTACCATCATTACGATATCTACAACTCTGGACTGGCCAGTTGACAGTGACTCATAGTCTCCCTCTTTTCTCTTAAGAAATTTAGCTGAGACACTAAGATCGTCTTGAACCAAAACTTCAATATCTTCTCCATACGTTAACTCGTTAATCTGTTCCTGGAGAATTTTCTTTCCTTGCTTAGAAAGTTCAGTTATCAACAAACCATTACGTTTGAGCAATGTTAGTTTTATCCAATTTTGTGCTGACTCTTTATCGGAGATTTCCTCAAGCTTAAATTCCTCTAACTTAATTTTATTTTCCAACTCCTCACGATTTTTCATCTCTTCGTTAATCAACGAGTCGTAGTCAACTTTTTCCTTATTTACTTCTGCGAGTTTCTTCTCATAAAGAGAAAGTTGACCTTTCCAGTACTGAAGATTTTCAAGTTCTTTCTCTCTAAGAGCTCTCAAAGCTTCACTGTCTTCAATATTGACTTGTATATCTCCAATCTTCTTTCTATGAGAAAAAGCAATACTCATATCTGGAAGTCTATCTTGAAGTTGAGATAGTAAGTGTGTCAGATCGTTTACTACGTTTTCATCATGAAGTGACTGGCCACAAGTTGGACATTTTCCCTGCAAAGCCTTCTTTAACTTATCTCGATTAGATGTTATTGACGAGTTTATACTTTCGTATTCAAAGTTTAATTGATGTACTGACGTATTAAGTTTAGAGAGTTCCCTCTGATATTCATTATACTTTTTATAGCATTCTCCGATAAGCTCTCGTAATTCTTTTTCATCTCTAGACTTTTTAATTTGCTCCTCAGCTTCTAGCTTAAGAGACTCTATTGCTTGAGTATTAACTGAAACTCTCGTGTCCTTTCTAGAAAGAAAGTCTTTTATACGAGCTTTACTTGAGGCCTCGACATTTTTAAGTGTAGATATAGCTGACTCTGAAGTAATACGTTCTCTTGAAGTCTTAGCATGAAGATCTGTTATAATATCTCTAGCTTTATCTACATCGCTCATACCTGCTATAGTTGAAATGAGATCGTATCTTGTTGACTTGGTCAATGTTCCATAAAGTGACGGAGCTTTAGCCGAGAAGTAAGACAAAAGCTTAATCTCATCTTGAGAAAGACCTAAAAGTTCATGAATCGTATCTTGAGTACCTGATGTAGTATTACTTGTGTAAGGTTTCCATCCCATAGTCAATCTCCTAGTTCTTGATTTATTAAGCGTTCTATATTTGATCTCAAATTTGAATCTTCTTTAACTCTGAATACTCTAACTCCGAGGGATCTAAGAATTAGATCTTTCTCTAAATCTTTTTCTATAACATTGTTCCATTCATGAGATACTCCATCTATTTCAATATTTATTCTTAACTCTGGATGATAGAAATCTAATCTAAAATTAGATTTTTGAAATCCTTCTTCTGATCTACTTGTAATAAATGTATACTGATGTCTAAATCCTTTTTCCATTAAAAACTCTTTTACTAAAAATTCCCCTTTTGATAAGTAGGGTGTAAATCCATTTTCAATAGACTTCCTCATCCTATCACTTTGGAGTTTTCTATTCTCAGGACTTGAGTAAAATTCAATTTTAGCCTCTGATGTTACTTTTCTTTGTTCCGGATCAGAGTATCTCTGAATGGTAGCTATAGAAATACTTTCTCTGTGGGATTTACTTTTGGGACGACCTGACTTCGATCCAGTCCATACCATTTTTCTAGTGAGGAAATTTGTTATCCAACTTTTACCCGGAGGATTTTCTCCAAAAGTTTTTTCTGACTTTAGTTTATCTGAAATAGTGTACGGACTTAAATTATCTTCTGTGTATAGTTTTATTATGTAGTCTTCTTCCCATTTATCAAGGACTAATTGATATTGTTGATTTTTCCATTCTTTTCTCATTAGTCTGGACTCCAAACGTTAAGTTCTAAACCAGGAACGCCATTCTTTCTCCATCTAGTAATCTGATATATAACTCCTTCTACTTCAATACCCAGTTTTACCACGCATTCCCCATTTCCATACCAATTTATAATATCATTGGCTGAAACTCCCTTAGTTGTTTTACCGCAAAGAGCCCAATAAATAGCTTCAACTAAGGCAGTTTTACCATGTCCGTTTTTACCTACAAGGACTAAGTTATCTGGAAATTCTTTCATCTCTAGAGACAACTCTTCGATTGAAAGAAATCCTTGTATATTGAGATACAGAAGTCTTGACCTAGGAACTTTTCTATCAGAGGAAGATAGTCCATCCATTAATGATCTAAACTGTTTAGCAATTTCATCTTGATTAGAAATCTTAGATTGCTTAATAATTTCTAAACCTATATCTATTATAGAAGTTGTATCTCGTTTGAACTCAGACTTAGAGATCTTTTCTTTTGAAACTTTTTCTGGTTTATATCTATAATGAATTAGTCTTGAGGAGGTAGCTTTCTCGTCAGTAGTAAGCAGAAACCTATGATAGAAATCAGGATGAATGCGTTCAATAGGAACAAACTCACAGTTCACATCTCCTGGCATGAGTTCACATAACCAAAATCCACATACTGGACTATCTTTATAATTAAACTGAATAGGAGTTCCAGGAATGAGTATCTTTCTTTCTTCAGTATTTCTAAAAACCTGCCCATTGTGAATGTCACCAATAATAGATAATCTAAATCTTTTGAATAATTCTTCTTGATTGAATCCTGAGCTAAACTTATACCCTTCAAGATTAGTAGATCCTTGAACTGCACCATGTCCTATAAAAATATCACCAACTAAATCAGTTGGTATACTATGTTCTGAGTTCCATGGAGCTATTAATAATGTATACTTATCAATAGTATATTGAACAGGGACGCTCGCATAACTTACATTGTTCTTACTTTTAAATCTAGAAAGAGCACTGTGGTAACTAGCTATCTCTTCGGATTTTGTATTTATATCGTGCTGACCATGAGTTATAAATAGAGGAAATTTCTCACTTATAGTGGTAATTACTGAATCTAGAACGTCAGATACCATAGGCTTTAGAACACCAAACTGGTCAACAATATCTCCAGCTATAATTGCACAATCAGCTTTATTGTCCTTAGCAAACTTTACAAAATCTTTAGCAAGTTCATTATACTGGAGTAGACGACTTGGACGTCCTGTACCGTCAATTTCTGAGAACTGACTCCAGTCTGAAAGGTGCCAATCTGCTGAGATTGCTAGTCTTAGATTTTTCATTCTTCTTTGACCTCCTGTACAAGAACGATACAATGCTCCTTTTTATTCACATCTATCGACCAAGTGTCTGGTGCTCTATCAACAGTTTCACCATCCCATCCTATAAATCCAAACTCTTGTGCTATAATAAAAGCGGCTACTGGGTTTGGGTACTTAGCACTTGGCACTGATATAGTTAAGTGACGGTATACGTTACCTTTGTGATGAGTATGAGTAAATACACACCTAAAAGTACCTAAACGAGCTACATATTTCTCGTCATCTCCAGGTATACCTGTAGCTCCAGGGTAATATGGATTTTCCTCGGCGTAACTCTTAACGTGAGCTATCTTAGCTCTAGCTACTCCATCAATTATAAGAGGACGCATTAAACCTTCCTAGGTTGACCTTTAGTGTAAGCTATCCTACAATGTTCCTCACAGTAGGGTTTTCCATCTACAGACTTATTCCCACAAAAGTTATTTTCTATAGGATATCTACACTGGTTTCTACCGAGTTTGATTAAATCATCGTAAGATCCAGTGCGAAGACCTATAAGTGATCCAAGTTTAATATCCATAGTAGACTCGAAGTTAGAGGGTATTCTTGTTTTAGAAGCTCTCTTAGATATGTTAAAGACCTGTGAGTTTTGGTTAGGCTTTCTTTTTAGGATCTTTCCACTCATTTGTAATGCTCACCGAGAATTTCTCGGTCCTTTCTAGCGGATTCAGTTTCGTGACGTAAACCATCCTCGATCTGCTGAGTTCTTTCAGCCATTAAGACTTTCTCTCTATTTCTAAATCTTTGGATAATACTTTCTGCTTCTAGAGGATGCATAGAGTTCTTAGCTATGATCTCTTTGTAGGTCATTAGGCTGCCTTTACTACTCTGAGCTCACCTCGACGAGTATCCTCATCAATTAACTTGAAGTCCCACTTTCGGAGTCCGATAACCACTCTAGCAATACTGGCGTAGTAAGCGTTACGTGTCTTTCCAGATTGCCAGTTTCTGAGAGTTTGGTATGTTACTCCTGATGCGTCAGCTACTTGCTTCAAGGAAAGTCCGTGACCGTCAATGATAGCGAAGAGTCTATCGAAAATTGGGTCACGATCCTTGAAGTTATAATGTGTGTACTGTGTCATCGTCCTCACTTTGATTTCCTCCACTTTCTTCGTTAGAAGTTTCCTTAAGGTCCACCTAGTCTTCTGTAGATACTGTTAAGCCAACCGGCTTGTGCCGGTGTCAACGACTTCTTCATGACTGAAACTCTGTGTACACAACTGTCTATGAAGTCTTGTTCTTGCGCTTTAAGGTTACGCTTTCGGTCACTACAATAGATTACTCTTTGTTCCTCTAGACTATTATCATATACGTCTCCAAACTGACTCCCTCGATAGTAAGTTTTCTGACTCTCAGCTAAACCTAGCTTGTATCCCTCTTCCTTGCCTTTCTCAAAGCCATCTTTATACCCTGAGTCGTAAAGGTACTGCATATCCTTCTTTGCTAGACTACTCCTATCACTTTCTTCGATCAAGTTTCCTAGGTCAACTAAGGAACAAGTTTTACGCAAGGCTCTGACACAAGCTATAGTTTCTCCTTCGTTTTCTGAAGACAGAAGTCTCACCAGAGATGCAACCTTCTTCTTGTTAAGGACCTCGTTCATCGTTTTTCGATCATAGCTAGTATAGTCTCCAAGTGGCTTAAACTCTGGGCATTGTACGTGTCAGTGTCAAACTCTGATTGAATCCAGTCTTTCCTTTCCTTGCTGTGTTTCGGTAAAATCCAAAGACCCTCGTCCATAATGTTAACTATAATAGACGGTTTCACATCTGGACGAACAATTCTTCCACATTTTTGTAGAATCTGTCTAGCTTTCTTTCCCTCAACTAAAACTAAAGCATTCAAAGGACTATCTAAGTCCAAACCTTCAATCAAATGTGAAGTTCCTATGGTCCCAAAAATCAGAGTTCCCAGGTACTTTCGAAGAAGGTCGGTCGAGATTTTAGGCATTGATCCTCTCAAATCCACACCTTCAGCCTCCATTATCTTTCTATAGAGTTCTTCAGAAACTTCTACTTCTCCACCGCCATACCACGTAGCGCATTTATCACTGTTAACTAGTTTTAGTAATTCAGTTCCGAGCTTCTTCTCACCAACATGTATAATCGTTCTATATTTTCTTTCGATTAAAATTCTAATTACATTAGCAATTACTTCTAGTCGTTCTGTATTCTTATGCTGAAGTTGTCTTAGTTTATGCCAATCGTCTGTTTGTTGATCTGGCCAACGATCTTTAGGCCAAGTATACTTAAAATTTATTAGACTTGGAATATTTAGAAAATCTTTTAACTCCTTCGTCGACTTTTCGTAAATTACAGGGCCCACCGTTGATATCGTTAGGGCATCCTCCAGGGAAACACTTGAAAAGTTCACTGATTGTTGTAAACTTTCTGTTACAGGCAATGCAGACATACCATATCCTCGGCTTAGGTTTGGAAGTCCCATAAATATTCCGTTCCATGTTTCACACCCTGCGTGATGAACTTCATCCCCGATGATCCATTGTATACTCAATAGTTTTTCTTTAATTTTAGGGTCTAAAGTAGAAGATGTTATATCGTTGTATAGTACTATAGGTAATGATATTATTATAGACTTTTTGTCAGACTCAAAATCACACAACCACTCTCTATAATCTCTTAGCTCTATGCCGAATTGGCTGGCGGATTTAAGAAATTGATCCTTAATCGTATTCGTTGGTACAATAATGAGACCACTACCGATCTCTCGTAGCTGATTATAAGCCAACGTAAGCTCGATTACCGTTTTGCCCGAACCTGTTGGCAATTTTATAGTACCACTATGGTTCTTGCTACAGGCTTCTAGCGCCTCGTGAAAATACCATCGTTCTTTTCCATTAACCTTCCATTTTGGAGAATCTAACACCTTTTGCGGAATCTCCATCTTAGGTAGAGGTTTACGCTCAGGTAGGATCTCTGTAAAATTAAACGAAAGGAACGGATTGTTTCTTGCTAGAAACAATATAGCTCCAATTCCACATCGTATGTATTTACCGTTTCTTATAAAAATTGGTTCTTCTGAAACTACATCTCTAAATCTACCGTTTCTTCGTCCTCCATAGATTCTTTCTTTAAACTCGTAGGTAGCCATTAGCTCAGTATCTATAACTCCAGCATGGAGTGTAGCACTAAGCCCTTGGACTGAAACTGATACTTCTCTCAACTCTTTTCCTCCTTAAGAGATATCTTAACTACTTTGTAGTCTTCTCTATCGAAAGGGTCCCTCCAACCTGGACAACACAATCCGGTATTATACCATTTAGTATCTTCAGTTAAAGCTTCCTCAGCATACGTTCTTTTCTCAAATAAATGCGGAGGTTCGCAATCAGTAAAATAGCAATTGTAACTGTTGCAGAACTCTGCTTCTCCGTTTCCTGAAACAGTTATTCCTAAGAATTGACCTGTCTTTTTATGTTGAATAGCATACCAAGATTCGGTCAAGTTAGCTCCTATCTTCTGATACAACTCTTACAGCTAGAACTTTGAACCCTACTCCATCTCTAAGATGGTAGGGGGAAGAGACCATACAAGCCTTCTCCTCGTCTTCATACTTAACTCTAATCGGAAACCAAGACTTCTGGTTGATTGGATAAACTGGTCTTTTGATCATGACCCATCTCCTTCGAAAATCTCCATCTAAGAAACTCTTCTGTTTCTGATATAGCTACTTCTTTTCTCATGTAGTACCGAGGAAATTTGTCGGCGTCATCAATCAAAGGTACTATAAATCCATTAAACATTTTATATATCTGGATATCAATTGTCCAGCGACCTCGGTCACAGTAACCTGGACGTTTCATCATAAATCCAACCATTGCTCCGTCAAAGTAAATCTCTGTACATATTTCATCGTATGGTTTCCATTCTATACTGTGATCAGTATCACTACTCATACGATTTCCTCCAGTTCTTCGAGATCACAATCAAACTCATCCTTGTCGTGCCCATGACATACTGCACATGCGTAAGTCTCGATTCCATATGCTATAGTTCTGCGAAGTACAACGTATGGTTCATCGCAACAATCGCAGGCTCCTATAATAGCCCTCTTCTGCATCTTTACATCAGCTCCCTGTGTAGCATTTTGATAGTTTGCTTGAAAGAAGTATTCCCTTCAACTCTAAGAAGTTCTTCAACCATCTTTCTAAGACTGTCTTCGCTAAGATACTTTCTAGCGATACGCACTACTTCTTTAACTGTGTAGTTAGCTGCTGTCATAGCTTGTCAACCTTTCTAGCTAGTTAATCTTTTCACTTCCAATTTGGACTATTGGAACATTATTCAAGTTACGAGCAAGTAGAATAGTTTTCTCAAAGTCAATTAGTTCTTCATACGAAAGAGTCTCTATAAACTCACCGAATGACAAACCAAGTTTAAGAGAATCAAGAAATTCTGGTTTATTAAATAGTAGTACAACGAAAGAAATGACTCTAGATTTCATATCATCACTACCCGTTGAAAGTCTGATATACTTCTTCCAGGTTTCGAAACTAATCATATAGCCTAAGAGAGACTCCATTGTTCTAACTCCTTTGATAAAGAGATCTCGGGACGACTCGGAGAGATAGGAGAACAACCCAGAGTCGTCCCGCCTGCTCGTGGCCGGGTCTAGAGAGCCTGGCTATTAAGTCTGGTAGCCGAGCTTGACCACGTCAGGGAACAGAAACTAAATTTCCTAATAAATTGTCTGGTCCGAAGAATCTGGACAGGATCCACCACGTCCACAGAGTTGCCCGACCATCGGGACTCCACAATTCAGGTGTCGCATCCAGAGAAAGTCCGGGAACATAGCAAAACCCGTCTCCTACCAGACTGCACGCTGTTATTATAAGCCACCTGCATGCTGGGCTATGGTCGGAGGAGTGAGCGGAAAATGGAGATAAACCACTCACTCCCCCAGTCTAGCATTTGCGGTTTGGGTGGCAGATGCTAGACTAACTCAATCAGTTCTTACTCATCAAATCCACTTGGATGAATCTTCTTATGATTGTACTTACCCAAGGGACTTGAGCATTCTTTTCCACATACTCTGCAAACGTAGATCCTCTTTGAGACATGATTTAAGCTAGCAGCCGAAGCTGCTTGTAGCACTTCTGTCTTCGATGGATTCGTTGGATCAGAGTTCCACCTATCCACGCACTGTTTGTGTTCCTCCGATCTAAAGAACCGTGTTCTCTCCATAATTTCTTCTTTAGTTTTATCTTTCCAAGACTCTCTACCATACTCTGATCGTTGTTCAGGAGTGAAATTCTGAAATCCGGATCTTCCTAACTCTGCAGCACGTTTACCTCCAAGTTTCCCGTATGCTGTTCTCTGTTCGGATGAAAACGCTGTAAAGGCTCCTCTAGTTCCTCCTTCGCTGTGATTATCACTAAGTTCTTGCCATCTAAAGTTCCACCTACCTTTCTCTTGGTCGAAAACGTACCCTTTGGAATGATCTACTCTTCCGACCGATGGTCGTGACATATCTTCAGGGATGAGTCCTATAATCCCTAGCCACTTATTAAAGTCCTCTTCTCCTAGAGAGAAGTCACGTCCTAACCTATTACCTCTCTTTATCATGTTAGCAAAGTAACCATAGTAAGGATGTCCTGAGTACATTGCTCCTCCATACCTAATTTAATGCGGAGTAACATGTGGGACAGTGTGCTCTAGCTACCTCAAGCAATTCAATTCCTCCAACCTCTTGGAGCTTAGAACGTCTCTCATAGTTGTCTTGTGCGTTGGCTGCTCTGGTGAAAGCTTGAAGAACACCATAAGCACTTCCGTCGTTTTCGGAAGCATGAGCCAGAAGTACATCATCATAGTACCGAGGGTTTATACGGTTTCTAGAGAACGCTTGACGTATAATCTGATCCCCTGGAGCCTTCATCTCCACAGCTTTCTTGAGGTTCTCTCCTACCGAGGTATTAAAGTAACTTAGGCAAAAGTTGACTGAGGACTCTAGTTCGTCCATGAACTTTTGGTGAGTCTCAAACTTGAAAGTCACACGATTTTCTCGGTGAGTCATACCGTTCAAACAAACCAATCGTTCGCTAAATGTGGAGATCTCTGGCTCTCTAAGCATATACTCAGAGTATAACAGTCTAACTCCTCCACGAACTATGTCGTTGACTTTTGGCTTGACCTCCAGACTATGACACAGAACCTGTGCGTCAAAACTTTTCCCTAGATCGAAGAACATAACCTTTTCGATATCTGGAACTGTTCTTAGAACTTTCTCACAAACTTCTACTGCTGGAACGTGACCTCCTCCTTTTTGACGGTGACCTAGAATTCTTCCTCCACGAAGGAGAATCTCCTTGTCTGGAACATCCTCTATAAGTCTTTTCACGATTTGGTCGGCTAAGCCTAAATGGGTTTTCTTAACAAAACCCACCGGGGCTCCTAGCATCTCTACCACTTCCTTAAATCCATCGTCAATCGCTATAGTTTCTTCGTTTAAGACGATACCTCTTCCTCTAGAAGAGTCTTGGATTCTTACCGAGTTAAGACTCATCGACCTAAAATCTCTATCACGAGCAGCAGCTTTTTCCATAAGCTGATCTCGAGTCAACACTTCTGGACTTAACATTTTAGTCTCTCCTCTGCTGGTTTACTTCCCTTTTGATACATATCAACTATCCTATCCTTCCTTGGATCTATTCTTGCTCAAAGCAATCCACGAGTCTGCTTGAGCTATAGTTTGGCAATGGTACATTTCTATACCGTTTTTCTTAACCACGTACCATTCCAACCCTTCATCGTTTGATTTCTTGATCCTTTCAAACTTATCTGTGTTAGCCATACTCTCCCCAAAGAGGTTGCCTTCCTCTATTAGATCATAGTCTTTTCATTGTTACACTCTAGTCTCTAAATTAAACCATGGTTTTTGTAAAGACTCTTAATTCCTCGGATATTCTTTGGAACTGCCAACCTATATCGTTCGAGTAGCGGCCTCCGTCCCTGGACTTGAATCCAGCCAACGTGGCTAGGTCTTTAAATTTCAAAGGGTTGGCGTCTCCGAGACTTTCTTGAATTCTAGCTTTAAGATCTTCGTCTAGGATCTCATCCAAACGGCTCATTCTTACCAACCTTGAGACAAACTTCAAAGCAAGACCACGCTGGACCGCCTTGTGTTCCTCTTCAAACTCTTTTACGAAGTTAAAGAGCAACTGCCTGACCAAATCGTTGAACAAAACCCGACTCTCAGGACTGAGGTTCGCGTCCAGAAAGTTACTTTCTCCCAAGAGAAAAGCGTCTGGCTTAACCTCTTGCCACTCGACCACTTCGTTGTCGTCGCTTAACCACATTTCCCTTCTTGTGAATTGTCGGTAATAGCTTGTCGCTCTTTGCTTGGCAACAAAGTAAGGTTTTGGAGCTAGCCAGGGAGCGTCAGGAATAAGGAGCTCATGCTCCAATTCCTCTTGCCATATCGAGACATATCTTTTAGTAGGATCTCTTGGAACATATGCTCTTGCTAGAGGAAAGGTCTCCCTTTCATCGTCTTCGGAAAGAGGTATAGGGTTTATAGGTTTGTCCAGAAACTTCTCCATTTTCGGTCTCCGTCCCTTTGCAATTCAAGTGTCCCTTTGGCACCGGGTGTGCGCCGCCCCGCGCCCTCTTTTCGCAAAAAAAGACGCCCTTTTTGGGGCAAAAGGCCTAAAAAGAGCTGAAAAGACGTAAAAAGAACGTTCTTTGGCGCGGCTTTTTGCCGCGGGACAACTTTGATCTGTCCCGCGTTTTGCGCGGGACAGAACGAACCGTCATGGTTCAATTAAGAAATTCAGGACGATTCTTGTCACCTTCTCCCTTCGGAGCAGGTTCCTTTTGCTCAGGAGTGAGAGCCTGAACATTTTGCCTCTCAGCAAGTTTCGCTGCTGTTTCAGTCTGAATAGTTTTCACGTCCATTGTCTGGAGCTTTACTTTGATTCCAGCTATAGCTGAACCGATAGTACGACCAGTCCCAATGAGGTGAGCTATTTCGTCATCGTTAAGTTTCAGAATGGTATCCCAATTCTCTCCTTTGTCCAAGTTTGCCTGAGCATGCTCCTTGAGACCTTTGGTAATAGAATTGATCCTCTCCTGACGAGAGTTTCCTTCTGGATAGACTGTGCTCAACTTGCGCTTTTTCTTTTCGCCAAGTCCAAGCTCACTCCTGAGTTCCTCGACATCTTTTGAACTTGATTCTGTCTTAGAGTCCATTTTAGTCTCCTCCTTCTTTGGGGTTACAGATCCACTAACTGCCTCACTGGATATTTTACTAAATAGCAGTGAGTACTCCTTTGGGTTTTCTTTCTCTAGGATATCGTGAGATTTCTTGATAATCTGCCCTAGAAAAGACTTTCCCTCTTCAACGAAGGTCTCAAAATGCTCGTCCGATTTTATCAGATCGTGAAAGACATTCGAGACTGCATTTTCGATAGTTAGATTTTTTACTTCTAGGAGTTTTTGTACTTCCTCATGACTTGGAGGATCTTTTCCTAGATTAGTTCTAGCAAGAATAGCTGCTAGAGCTACCCTTTCATTACTATTTAACTTGGTCTCCTTCGTCATCCTTTAACTCCTTCTACCGCAGTCTTACAGGAAGTCTACCAAAGGTTAACGTTACAGGGCATAGTTCCCCTAAATAGATTGCCTTATAATCTCCCACATATGGTTTTTATTATCCACTGTAAATTGTTGACGTGATCCTTGGCTGCAGCCAGTGCAGTAGTTACTTTTTCCATGTCAGCTAATTGAGTATCTTGAGACAATGCTGTTACCCATTTGTCTCTTCCTTCATATCCTTCTTCATTAATCAAACGACCCCAGTGAACATTTTTCTCTATAGTGTATTGACTATGAACAAAAGAAATTCTAGATAAAAGATTATTCAAGGATGAGAGAACTTGAGCACTTCTGGAAAGGTAAGCTAGCCTACCCGTCTCATCGGAAGGTATAGTACCCTTAAGCAACAAATCTGCGTCATGCATAACTTGCATCTCAGCGGGACCTAAACTTTCTTCAAAACCTTCAAATCTGTTTAGTATATCTTTAAGATCAACTGAGTACTTCTTTCTCATCAGCCCACTTTCTTTGTTGTTCCATATAAGTTACAACTTCGTTTAGTCCTGCAGTAGACCAACCTCTTTTTCTGAAGGCTACGTTAAGAGCTAGATAGTCAATTTTCCTACCAAGATACTGATCTACCAAGTCTTGGACTATATTGTCTCTAGGAACCCAAACTACTTCAAGATCCTTTTTCATAGAAGACCTATTCTTTCTCGGTAAGCTCTCTTCGGAGTACGTATGAACTCCGTGAGGCGTCCAACTTTTTTCTGCAACTCCTCAGTATCCTTTTTGGCTGACCTAAGCTTGGAGAGTGGTCGTTGAACAAAATTTCTAAATTGCTCCTCAGTAAGGCTAAGCCTCCTTCTGATACTATCATCTGATACGCCTCCAGAAAGGAGTTTAGCAAGTTCGTGTTTGACCGACTCAAAGATAATTTCTTCCTCCACTTTTTCTTTCTCATGTTTCATCCATCTAGTGTTACATTCGATTGCAAAATTAAGAGAAGTCTCCAGTATCTTAATAGGTGACATAGTTTGTGCTATTCCCTCATGACTAAAAGTGCAATTCCAAGATATACGTCTCCTAGAAACCCATCTAACTTTTTTCTCCAGTTCATTGTCGCTTATCCTCTTAACATATTTATTTCTTCCAACTACTACACATATGTTGTCTTGTGATTCATCTCGTATGAAAATCAATCCATCGGTTATCTCGGACTTAAGAATAACAGTTAACTTTTGTAAGTTAACGTAGTTTGGAACATTTGATATCTTCAAAGCATTTTGCTGTGAGATTGGATCGTGAAACCAACTAACATCTGCACAAGAGTACCCCATTCCTCTTCCTTCAAAATTTAACGATCTAAGGTTTTTCTCGTCTATTTCTATCTTTCCGCCTCCTGGAGAGGAAGGTTTCATAGGAGTAACATTCTCAACTCTAGTTCCTCCAAGTAACTCTTTAACTGCTTTTTTAATGTCTTCTAGTTCAAACGAAGGAACGTTAGTAGCACAACCAATTCCTATACCTAAAGCACCGTTTAATAAAGCGTATGGAAGATACGTTGGAACAAATAAAGGCTCTTCCTCTTCGTTTTCGTTGGTATAATACTCTGTAAATCTGATTAGGTCTCCATAACGTTTTCCAAGTTCATTTAACTTTGCCTTGGTATATCTAGGTGCTGCTGGCCCAAGCGTCATAGCAAACAATCTCGAACCAAAATTTCCGTGTCCATCGATAACAGGTTGATGGTCAGTAATCATTTTTACCATAGCACTATATATGGATGACTCTCCGTGAGGGTGATAAAATTTTATTGTAGAACCAATAATCGACGATGAGGCGATCTCTCCTGAGGAATTTTCTTTCAATAGAAATGTAGATAATAACCTACGCTGGACGAGTTTCATTCCATCGCGACTACTAGGAATTGACCTATGACCATTAACATGTTTAGCGTACTCAGAATAGCAATCTGCTACATGTTCGTAGGCGTCTAAGTCAGACATATATCTCACCTCTAAAGGTTAACGTCCCACCGCCTAGTTTCCCTAAACTAGTTTGCTTACATGAACCTTGGTGGTACATAGAAAAGTGGCCAACGTGAATGTTTCATACCCTCGTTGTAATAGTCTTTCGCTTTTGAATGTAGCATTCCAAAAAGTCGATTCTTGAACTCTTTCTTAGTTAGACAATAAAAAGGAATAAGTACGTTAAATTCTTTATTTTTTAGTTCTGGAAATTGTTCAATTTGAATTTTAGGAGGTGTATATACTCTAGTCGTATTCTGAGCTATATCTAACATTATATAGTCTAATCCAAGTTTGGAAAAAAGCTTATGATTGTCAAGTCTATATTTATGTAGCTTGTTAAAACTTGAATTAGTAAATTGTTCATCTAACTCGAAAACCTGAACAGCTGGTTCCTGTAGTTGAACTGGACAAAGATAAAAACCTCTCCTTCTAACCTCCAATCTAGGTATCTGGCCAAAACTCTGGATCACATCGTTGGTTGTAGCAAACAACACAGTATCCTCATCCTGGTTGAATGCTGCAACTTTGTATACATTGTATCCTTTTACGTAAACTTCTCCTTGAAGAGGTACATTTGATCTTTTATGGGTTCGTTCCTCTAGCTTCCGTACTTCACTCATGCTGTTCCCTCAGTCTCCGTAAGATACTCTAGCTTAAATTCTCCCAACTCTCTGCTTATAGCGTCCATAGGATTTAGATCTTGAAAATTTTCCTTCTCTTCAAGATCTACAAGAGTTGATAGAACACTAAACAAGTGATAAGCTCCCATATAAAATGCTTTCTTCATCTCAGTAACCTGATATCCAGGTACTCCTCGTAAAGTATTCCTCTCAATACTCTTCCATCCAAGTTCTATAATCTTTTCCTCAGCTAGAGCTTTTCTAAGTATGATATAAGCTTCCTCCTTGGTTAGTCTCCTTCTTCTAGATTTTCTCATTTGATTATTCCTCATTTAGGCTGAGCCTTCTGGTCTTATCAAGTGTTTAAGTTTATAATCTTCCATAAATCTTTCTAGTTCTTTGTTGATTAAATCCAAACGTTCGATATCACGTTCTGTAGGTTCTTCCCCCGGATCTAGTATCACTACAATAGATGAAAATAAGTGACTTGCTCCAGCAAAGAATGCGTTACGCATTTCATCAATTTGAATTTCTGGAGCATCCTCTGGAATAGACATGATCTTTAAACTTTGCCACCCAGCTTCGATTATAAGTCCTTTGTCAGTAAACTCTTTTGTCAAAGTCTCAGCTAACTTACGAGCTTTATCTTTGATTTTATGTTCTGACATCACTTTATAATTCCTCTCTCGAGAAGCATTTCTCTTCGTGCACCAGAGTTTCCTACCAGTCTCGTAATACCTCTTGTGTCCTCGGTTATAAGTCTCTTAAGCCTTCTGACTGAAGGGTTCAGTATTGATACTGCCAATTCGTTGGCGTTGAACGAACCAAGACCCTTAAATCTAGAAGTCCTAAGTCCAGGTGATAGTTCATCCTGAGACCATACTGGTATAAATTTTCCGTCTTTAGACCATTGTCCAAACAATGGAGCTTCGATAATATGTATGAGGCCTCTTCGTACGGTCTTTGGGATAAGACTTCCAAGAGCTCCTATAAGTAAAGCTTGGATGCTTCGTCCATCAACGTCTCCGTCGCTACATATGATTATTTTGCTATAACGTATTCGATCTGGATTTTCTTTCTGACGCACTCCACATCCTATAGCATTAACTAACGATCTTATCTCGGTGTTATTAAGAATAACTTCTAGTTCACGATCCACGACATTGAGAGTTTTTCCTCGTAAAGGAAGTACAGCATGAATACGACGATCCCGTTTAGCGATAAGGTTCCCACCAGCAGAATCCCCTTCGACAATGAAGAGTTCTGTATCTCTTCTCGATACTGATGTACAGTCAACAAGCTTAGAATCAAGACGAATACCACGATTGATGTTATTATCACCTGCTTCTCCTAGTCTAAGGACTTCATCTAAGAACTTGGATGAAGTCATCTGGTTAATGTGTGAACGATAATCCTTAAACTTAAGGATTAAGGCCTTCATAACAGTTACTGGTAACTTATCTAAAGCTTGGACTATCTTAGCAGTTAGGCCATCAACCAAACTTTGATACTCAGATATGCGTCCTCCAAGATTGTCTTTAGTTTGAGAATTCCATTTTGGTTCTCTTATATTAACAAGTATAAATCCTTTCAATCCAACTAAGGTATCTCTGAAGTCGAGATAGTCTGCTGTATCTTTGTCCAAAACTCTCTGCCATGCTTCTCCAACAGATTTCTCGAAAGCTCTAATATGAGAGCCTTGGTTAACAGAGAGGAGATTAACGCTTCCTCGTCCAGTTTCTGTTCTGGTTGATTTTGTATCATATCCAAAGATTGCATAAGCACTTTCTCCATTTGCTAGACTAACTTTAACTTCCATAATAGGCGTATCACAGTCTGGACAAAAGTCTTTTGCAGTATAGGGTTTAACTTCTATGGTATTAACTATAATTTTAAGGTTTTGAAGAAATGTCGCTGCTAGCCTAGCTCTAGCCTCAACTATGATTGGATCAATTTTTATTGAGTTGAAGTATTTTTTAGATGGCCATACTATAACGTATGTTCCGTGTTCATCAGCTCTGATATCTTGGATCTTAGGTTCCCCTGGAATACCTTCCTGAAACTGAACCCAAAATCCTTTAGAATTCCTAGCAGAAAGTATCAAGATCTTATCTGAGAGATAATTTACTGCTGGAAGACCAATACCATTTAATCCTACCGATATTTTATATGTATTTTTATTAAATTTACCTCCACTAAATAATTTTGTTGCCACAAGTATAGGATCGTAAGTTTTAAACTCTTCGTTCCAATCCTGGGAGAGACCTCTACCGTTGTCTTTTACACTAAAATGATCCTCATGATACGATATATTAATTTGGCTACAGTATCCTGCCGCTGCCTCGTCAAGTGAATTATCAAAGACCTCGGAGAAGAGGTGTGTTGCGTTTTCTGTACTACCTATATAGTTTCCTGGTCTTAATCTTATGTGGGCAGCTTCTGTTAAAACTTCTATCTCTGGTTTGTTCATCTAAATATGTCCTTTATATAATTACAATCCTCGTCCTTAATCCTAACTATCAACACGTTTTCTTCTTCTAGAATACAATCTCTGTAAGAGTCGTATTCCTGAGTCTCAGATTTTTCATGAGAAGTACCATCAATTTCTATGTTTACCTTAGTGATCTTATTGAAGAAATCCATCTTAATTTGAACTTTATTCTTTGTCCAATAGGGATAACTATGATTAAACCCTAGGTTCGACAGATAGTCTCTAATTAAAAATTCTCCTTTAGTCATATAAGGGACATGATTTTCTTCTTTTATTACTCTTATTAATCCATTTCTAGTATTCTTAATCATTTCTTCTCTTTGAATTGGATCAGCCCATCTTCTATTTAAGGTTTTAGTCATCGTCTCAGACGAAAGTTTAGAATGTAATTCTCGATAAGTAGGATCTGTCCACCATTCCTTATTCAAGGAAGACATTACAGTTGATGATCTGCATGATCTACTACAAAAATCTCCATAAGGCTTAGATAACTTAATAAATTTTAATTCTTTCCCACATTTTAGACACCTATTAGGAATAGTCCCTGGACTTAAGTATTGGTGATAGTATCTCTGTGGTGAGATACTATGAACATCTTCTATGTGAAGACGGAAGAAACTCTTATAAAATTCCTTCCCGCAAATTGCACAGTTATAGCATTCAGGCATATTAGTTAATTCTCTCCCTAAGGATTCTTAACATTTCTAAATTTAGTCTGTCTACTTTAGCTTGTAGGGGTATCTCTTCCCTACTAATCTTCTCGAAGTTAGAGAAGATATCCTGTAAGCGATCTCTAGGAGACTGTACTCTCCTGCTAACTTTAGGTTTCTGTTTTGTCGAAGAATTTTTGTGCATTTCTCACCACTTCCTCAGCTGGATTACGCTTTCTAGGTCTCTTCTTAAAGCCATCGGACCACCTCTTGTCTGCTAACTCTCGTCTTTTAGCCACTTCTTCAGTAGAAACACGGTCCAATGGATGACGTACTCGCACTTTTTTAGTTGGTAAGTGGTTTGGTACAATCAGTGCGTCGTCTGATAAATTAGATCCAGCTAGTATAGAGGATTTTCTTGAAAAGACTACTTCTTTTCTCGGATCAGATCTTGTATCATCGCGCACAACTTCACATATCTCTTTAAGTCGACCTTCAATTCTAGGTAGTCCTAGATCGTCCTCGTTTCCTTCACGATTAATTGTTCTTAATGAAATCCTCAGCATATTATTTAATAAAGTAACTTTAAATCCTTCTGGCCTTTTCTCAAGAGCATTCATGATTTCATTCAATGTATCCAAAGGAAAATATTGTTTCTGCAATTTGTCTAGAAAAGGGTACTTTCTCAGGACATTAGGGTCTATAGAGACCATAATTTTATTCCTCTTCCTGAGATTGACTGGAATCGATTCTAGATACTCATCTAACGGGTTTCTCATTAGGGCTCTCCCAAACTTCTCCCTTTCCACTGCACGTGTAGCACTTTTCAAATACAAACACATTTACTCTTGGTCCTACTACTTTATAGGATCCATGTCCTAAGCATACTGGACATATACTCTTTTTCTTTGGAAAAAGTTTTACAACGTTGTTTTCCTTGTTCAAGCCAAGCCTCCAGCTCTTGAAAAGTCTTCCACGCGGGTCAACGCTCCAAGAGCCAGAGGCCCTTAGTCCGTAAAATCCCTTATTTATCGCTTTCTTTCTCTTCTTCTTCAGAATCCTCTTTTTCTTCTTCCTCTTCTTTCTCCTCAGATTCGTCCTTCTCTATCTCCTCCTCTAGTTCATCTATCTTTAACTGAATATCACTCAGAACTTCTTCTAGTTCCTCTTTAAGAACTTCCATAGAGACACTATCGTCATTCCAAAAACGATTGATAGCTTTATTGACTTCAGACAACAGTTCGTTATGATCTACCATTGTACTAGCTCCCTTTCTTTCATCCTACCTGTTCATTACGTATCTTTTGACCCTCAGCAAATCCAAATCTCTTGGTAGCAGCTTCTACATACCTTTCCCATAGTTTCTCGCTTGGACGAAAGGTATTCTTAACCTTAAACTCAGTACCTAACAATTTTGTTAGGTATATTTGACCAAGATTTATATCACCTGCTATCTTTTCCCATTTCGCTCCATTCTCCCATTTGTTATGTCTGTGAAGAGTTGGACAGTTTTTAGCTTTTAGCGTATAGAATCCTTCAGCATATGCAGGGTATACTGCTGCACTTTCCTCGTGATTGATGAAAATATCAAGACAATCTAGAGGAAATATTCTTGGTATACTAGGAAGATTAAGTTTCCTAAATAAGAGACCTCTTGAGGTCCATACGATCCCATCAAATTTTAGTTCGAACTTTTCTTTTTGACGATATCCTCCAAGAAATCCATCAAACTGAAATCCGAAACACTGAGGATGCTCTTTCATCCACTGGACCCCTTGGTCATATTTTAGAAAAGATCCTGGACGAAATACGAAATCGTCATCAATCCATAGTACAAATTCACTAAAGTTCTTCGACAATTTAATTGAGTCATCACGTATTCTAGTCATCCTAACAGGACGATACTTTTCAAAGTGAAAAATCTCACACAAGGAAGGATCAATCTTATGACTAAGTATCCTTTGGTCGTGTTCAGAGTAATCCTGAGCTAGAATGAACATTTTATAGGTATTTGGTGATTCCTTCACATGCCTCTTGAATGAAGAGCATAGATCTGATAGCCTAGCCCAGTCGTTGTAAGAAGGAACACATATCGCCACGTTCGTCATAGTTCAATGCTCTTAACTGCCTTTTCTGCTACAGTTTGTCCTAAACAAGTTAGAATCTTTCTATGTGTAGAACTCTTGAGTTCTTCATACTCTCTAGTACTTAGTCCCTTGACACCTTGAATTGCTCTGTGCTCCTCTGTTAGACTATTCCAAGACCAGTCCATCAATAATCTCTTATCAACTTCTGACTCTTCAAGCTCTGGCGTTTTATACGATAGAAATAGTTGATTCGACAGAACCGTCTCGAATACTCTAAATGTAGTGTAGGGAGGATTTGCTATAACATGTGGACGTGTTCTCTTGGTATGCCAAGTACCTCCTATGTAAGTATATCTATATCTAGACATTCGTTGATAAAATTGCTTTCGTGTAATCGAAAAGATTGCTAGGTCATTTACTAGATCTATGTTTGGAACTGGCTTAGACTTCCAATCCATACGATCGTACATCCACAGATCAACGTCACCTGTAAGCTCTTCCTGAGAAACAAGTTCAAAGAACTTACGAAGATGTGGACGACCTATAGTTCTTCCAACGAAAACGAAGTCCTTTTGCTTTTCCTCGAAAAGCTCTGGTAAGAATTTAACCATAGCAGACTTGGTTAGAAAATATGGAATATAGATTACCTTAGCCTTTGGAAACTCTTTCTGACAGATAGAACTAAACTCTCTGCTAGTATTGTGGATTACCAGATCTTTGATGTCTTTAAACTCATAAAGAATTGGAGGTCTTTTTCTATAACCGTGTAAGTGAGACATAATCTCTCCGTCGCTATCCGTATAAATAACTGGCTTTTTACTTTTTAGAATCTTATCCACCGCTGGTTTTAAAATCTCAAGATCTTTTTGGTCAGTATATAGCTCGACCAGATGATACTTGTCAATTGATTGGTCGTCTATATCTACAAAATCGTAATCTAGCATTTGTGTATATGCAACTAGATGCTTTCGTTTGTTCAAGTTAAACTGTGAATTCTTATCAACTCTGATTAGAGAAAGTTTATGCCCTCTCTTGGCTAGCTCATGGTGCAAAACTGAGATTGCCAGTCCAAAAGGATAAAAGTTTTTACTATAGTTCCATAGATAATCTTTGAATATCACGCCGATCCGCATCAGAAGACTCCTTTCAATTTGATGGAGAGATCCCAAAGATAGCGTTTTATATAGTTGTCCATGTGAAACTGCTTAGCATATTCTATTATATCCTCTCTTTGATTACAAAGAGCTTTAACATAAGCCTCAACTCTGCTCCAATTCTCCGCGTCTATTTTCTGGTAGTCGATACTAGCCCCAGTCCTATATAATTCATAGTTTGAACCTTTGTACAAAACTTTTCCTAAAACATCTGATCTAATCAGAGGATGTAGTTCTATGTTCATTATTATTGGAACTCCGTGAGCCATAGCTTGTACTGGAGTAACTAGTCCACCTTCAAACGAAGAAGTTTGCATATGTATACCTGGAAGAACAGACTGGCTATAAAAGTTACTAACTCCATAGTATCCTTTGTATCTCTCTTTAAACTTTGTAATCCTATTAATATAAAGGTTATTTCTAATATTTCCATAAATCTCTAGAGCTAAGCCGAATCTATCTGCTAAATCTGATGCATTATGTATTGATTTTAATGTTAAAATTCTAGAAAACGTATAATACTTGTCAGTATATTTGAAGTTGCTTCCAAAGAATACAATTGGTGTATACTGCCAAGCGAAACGATCTCTGTGAGCAGGATACAATCCACTATAATGTTGATATGTTGCCGATGTATCACAATATATCAGAACTGTGGATGGATTGCGCTTTAGAAGCAGACCTATAGAGTTTACATAGATAGGATGAGGACCAAAAGGAACATATGCTATAGGTACTTTGTGCTCACACATCATTGCTATTATCTCAACTCCGACCATCCCAACTACTATTAATAAATCTAGATTGTCTAGTCTAAACTTTTCCCTAGCAAAAGCTTTTATTGTGCCTTTCCCACCACGTTTATCTCTTAGAGGTATTAGAGTATATTTTATCGCAGCTAGGTCAGAGTGAGTATTAGCGTCTCCATTACCAAATAGTGTTATGTCACATCCCATCTCTGCTAACGTTTTAAGTAAAAGGAATATATGTGTTCCTGATCCACCCGTAGCTGCGATATGAGAAACTTCATCGTTGCCATTATAGATAAATCCTACACGCATTTGAGTTCCTTCTTAAGGAGAGAACAGTAATCGTTCATTGAGCTGATGAACATACTAGTTTGATTAAACTGGTCCCAGTTAGGACCGATTAGATAGCTTATATATGAAAAATCAAGATTGTCACTCACGTAACCTCGGCTTGTACCCATTGGTGGAGGAACTGTCTTTAATTTGATTTTAAAAACTTCACATACTTTTCTCGCTAGACTAGCTACGTCCTTGTCCAGACCAGATCCTATATGGTAAATTTTACCTGGAGCTGGACTCTTGACTAAATCAATTACTGCTTTAACTATCCACTCAACTGGATAAAAATCTCTTGCCATACCTGGTAGATCGTGTAAAGTAAATACTTTTTCATTGACAACACATTTAGCTAATGTCCAAGCCAAACTTTGATATCCTTTGATTATGTCCTTAACTATATCCTTGTGAAGAATTTTGTCTATTCCAATTGGATTGGAAAACCGTAGAATAGTATAGTTTTGACAATGCTTCCTAGTGATATACTCTCCAGTTAATTTAGATATAGAGTAAACTGAACTAGGATTGATCAATGTGTTACCATCATAGATTGAATTACTAGAAGCGTAGATTATTCTATCAAAGCTATTGAGTCTTAGAAATAAGTCGTAATCCGTGATGTTATTGTTATAATACATATCCGGAAACTTTTCTGACTCTGGAACTGACGTATGTGCTCCTAGGTGAACAAGTACCTTAGAATCTGATTTAGACATACTGTAATTTTTATCGATCTTAAGATCAATTTCGTCAACTTCATAAAGATTCTTTCTTAGAGCATCAGTAACCAAAGTTCCAATGTAACCACGTGAGCCTGTGACACAGATTTTCATTCCTCCCCTCCCTAACTTTTTTGTTCAGGTGAAATCTTTATTGTTCTAGCAATTGCTGCCATCTCTCGCATAAACTGGTTTATCCGATACTCTGTTATCTGTTCCATTACCTCCCTAGTGTAGTTGTTGTCAACAGCATTCATTATAGCTTCAACGATTTCCTTAGAAGTTTTTATGATTAAGTCTCTAGCATCTGCTCTAGGGTTCGATTCCATCTTATTCTCTCTTCGATTCTCTAAGACTCCATCCTTTCATCTTACAGTGTATTCTAACAGCTTCCAGGCTCCAACCGTACATGAATCTAAGTACAGGACTCGGAGCCTGGACAACATCTTCTCGTATTATAAACCGCGCTACAAAAGAACGCGGTTTATAACTCGTTACAACATATAACTTAGAAGGAAGCTTCGTCTTCGTCATCTGCTAGATTCTGAAACTCATTGTTTCCGATACCACTTAGAATAATCTCTCGTTGACTAGCGTTTAAATCTGGAAAAGCGTTCTGGATCAAGATTCCTGTATCTTGCCACTCGCAAAATCTCTTAACTTGATCTTCGGTTAGAACGATCGAAGATGAATAATCAGGATCAAATCCTGCCCAAGCAGGAGGTGAAACCTTCAAAGTCCAAGTTTCATCTTCGTTCTTCGATAGTTCTCTTTTGGGTCCAAGACCTGCTCTATCTGCAACGTTCATCTTAGTGACTCCATTTTTCGTGAGGGGAGAGATAGTCGCTAGCTTTGATTGTTCCAACTATTATACCTTCCATAGGAAACTTGTAAGTCTTTATAAAGTGATTTACTGCTTCCATAGTAGGAAATGCTAGAGGTGCTTTAGTACCATCCTCCTGATCAACCATGTAGATCTCTCCCTCCTTGTTCTTTAACACGTATAGATACAACTCTTCTGGACTACTTGTTTCACTCTTTAACTTTGATTTCAAACTTTTCATTGAAACTCTCCTTTTTCCAACCCCTTCCGGGAGTTAACGTCTCGGGGACTAGTTTCCCTAGATTTCTTCTGTCTCTGTGCCTTCTAGTTTTGTAAACTCTCCAGTGTCCAGATTGAACAAGTATCCTTTGTCGACTTTACCCTCTTTTTTGAACCTATCAGTTATCTTCAAGTGACGACAGCTACTGCGATTGGTAAACCCGAGGCAATCGCAATAAACCTGTTGCTCGTTGTTGATAACATGGTAGTGTGTATTGTAAACTTCATCGATAAACTTGGTTACCTTGTAACCATCACTATCAGAGTTACAAGAATATAAAACTACGGTTTTGATCTTCACGTCTTCAGTCCTCCATCTCTTCTGGATCGAACCAAGTTGCAAACTCTTGCAGATTTGTTTTATCACTTTCGGTGGCTTCTGCCAAGATTGCTTGAGCCTTCTCCCTCCAGGTACCGTCACCTTGAACCGCCTCAGCAATTAACTCAAGTAGAGTTGCTATTCGATTCTCGTTCATGATGCTTCTCCTCTTAGTAACTGAACTGCAAGAGAAACCCAGCTTGGTGAAACCCAGTTTGGTGGTCGATTAAGGGATATTTTTGATTGGAATTTCTTGGCTTGCTCTTCTGTGAAAGGACCAAAAAATTCTAATCCTCCACCTACTCCAGTATTGATTAGATAGCCAGTTATAACAATCCAGTCTTTTTCTTCCATTCTTACTCTCCTTTCATTCTGCTACTTACAGTTTCCGTAGTGCCAACGATACATAGACGGACCTACTCCAGTATGTCCACAATTTGGACATGTTAGTAATTTCTTGGTTATGTGATTAGGACTTCTAGACGCTTTTCCGGTCTGAAATCCAGTTTTCCTTTGTTCTATAGTTTTTCTATGCGCAGATCCGTTTTTTATTACGTTGTTTGGATGGTTCGACCCAATTTTTCCAGCTGCTGACCTTTGTTCAAAGGTCATGGTGTGAAACGCAGTTTTCCCAAGTTCTGCTGTTCTCTTCCCTCCGATTTTTCCTCCACGAGAAGCAGCAGCCAGTCGCTGTTCTCTTGTTAGAACTACGTTCCAATTCTTCTCGGAGTAGTGAGGACCTCTCAGATATCCGTAAGCATCTGCCCATTCCCACTCTCGATCTCCTGCAAACTTGTCCCCAACAGATAAAGGCCAAGTATCCAGAATCTCGATTATAATTTCTTGTCCGTATGCTAATTTGTTTTGTATACATCGGAGCTCGAAGTTAATCGTGCACCCAACTTTGATTCCAACGATACGATAGATTATATACATTTCTATGTATCCTTTCCTTCTTGGACTATTTCGGAGTTTCGCCAATTCTCTTCGTTGTCACCTAATCTGTAGAGCATTTGATCATAATCCTCGGGCATAAGATGCATATCGTAACACAAACGATGATAACACTCTTCCCACCACTCTCTAATGTCTGGATCGGGGTAGCAATATCCAAGGATTTCTGCTGCGTGCATGAAATGCACTTGAAAGTGATGAGGAACTTCATCTATAGAACGTATGTACTCATTTAGTATGTGAAACATTTGGCTCTGCCAGTCAAGATTCTGAGCCATCTTGCAGCTGGGTCCAGTGAAGGACCCTCCACCTGGTTCAAATGGGTTCATAAAAACTTTTTTCTCAAAAGCTGATAAAAGCATATTCCTTCTAAGCCATTTACACAGTTTGTGACTAACGTGATCTTTCTTAAGAGTATCTGGCCCTCGAATAGCAGAGATCAAAACCGACTGTTGCATCATCGTTAGGTTCTGTTGTACCCAATCTTGTAGAACTGACTGCGACATCTTACTCATCCTTTCTTGTGTCTCTATCTTTCCATTCTTCGGAGACTCGTTGATCGTAGCCTCTCATAAGAGCATTTGCAAACCAAGTTATCATCAAGTCCTCCTCTATACTAGGATTTAACTTACAAAAAGCTTCAGCCCAGTCACGGGCATCAAACGATGGAAGTGGCCAGTCAGGACGCTCTTTATCCGGAACTCCTTCCATCTCTTTCTCGAACTCGAAGTGGTCACCGCATAAAGGTATAGGATACTTAGTCATTTTCGATCTCCATAACTTTGATTCCTGCTTTTTTAGCCCTGCTAATCATGTCAGTTGTACCTCTCCCTCCTGGAAAGGCTACAACTAAATCTGGATGCTCTTTATCAAGCATCTGTTGATTCCTCATAGGACCAGCAGCTCTACCGTACTTCTGCCATTGAGCAGGATACTCTTTGTACTGAGTATAATGTTGAATAGCAAATGATATCGCTATCCTATCAGCTCCAGCCGCACCTCCAGCTATTATCTTAATATCTGACGGAAGCCAGTTGTCATCTGGATTATAAAATTTTGAATGCTTAATACAAAGATCGTAAAGAGTCTTGAATATGAGTTCTTTGTCTGAATAATCTCTTCCTCCACAAACTAGGATTTTCATGGTTTCTCCATTTAAATAGAAAGGGTGCGGTGGCTGATAGCCTTGAACGGGAAAATGACCATTCCCACACAACCAAGCATGCCCGCAGGCTATCTTTCTGGGATAGACCGATCCCACCGCTAACCGACCCGGAAAACCGCATGCTCAGCCGTGACCAAACTTTGTTAGTGAGGAGTTGCTATAGAAGCACTCTCCATATACTCGTCTCGTTCAGATTCTTCTACACAAAGTATACCACATTTAATCAAATCGTTAACTATGAAGTTAAACGATTTGTTGGTATCCTTACAACGTCTACAAATTGCTCGAAACAGTTCAGGATCGAACGCTACCGACACTTTCAGTCTAGTTCCGTCGTGATAACCTCGTGGTGTTTTCATAGTCTTACCTTTCTAGATCAGTCTTACCAACCAAACTAACGCTTTTCGCCGGGCCGCGGCGGGAGACGCGTTGGACGCCCCGCCACGCCCCCTGAGGGGCTCGTACAGGCGTTTACCGCGGCGCGCCGGGCCGCGGGGCGGGGCAAAAAAAGACGCCTGTACGGCCCTCCCGCCCGCTTTTTCGCTCTCGCCTCTATTTCTCAGTAATTCCTGAGAATGGTTTAAACTTTCTAAACTTTGGTCCACTTTCATTTACTGTGAGTTTGGCCGCAGCTCCTAGTTTTAACTTTAGTGCTAAAACGTCTGATCCTTTACGGTATATAGCTAATGTAGACTCTAGGCTGTATCCTAATTCAACTAGTTTCCTAGCACTGTCTAAGAATGGTTGTCTAGATTTGACTATTAGTTTATCGTCTACTTTAGCTTCGAAGATCCCTGGAGAACCTTCTAGTGGATTTACTATTAACTTAATTGTATCATCCATAGTCTCGTCTCCTTGATCATTAGACCATATACTTAGGTGGTAGTGGTATCTTCTTTAGCTTACTTCTTGGTCTCCACCAGTGAAGCACAAAAGGATGTTCGTTTATATGATCTTTAATAGGTACATGTAACTGCATAGCTTCTTCATCGTTCTTAAAGAATAACTTAGCCACCAATTCCATTTCTTCCCAGGTAGGGCATCTATACTGAGTTGAAACAGAGACGTGATCCCACCCACTTCCTACTGAAGCAATAACACATAATATAACTCCTTCACGTAAAATTTCAAAACAACCATCCGTACTAGGATTTATTGGAGCATCTTTATTCCTATAGCACTCATCAGGTAGCTCTACATCTAATCTTCGAATTCCATAAGATTCTTTATTGTCAAGTTGACGTAGGTCTCTCATTTATCCATCTCTCATAGCTACAGCTAGTCCATAGACTAGACTAAATACTGATACAAAGATAACAATATCAAGAACTACACTCAAAGATCACCTTCATCTTTACTTTTTAGCCTTAGGATTTTTCTTGCTCTTCTCCAGAATCTATGTTTTATCTCTTTCCTTGTGCCTGGTTTAAACGATAGCCACTTTCTAGCTTTACGGCTGAAAGCATCTACTTCATCACCACTTTTAAGTGGAACTATCGGTTTTGTCATCTATTGAAAGTCCCTCTATTAAAGCTTCACATATCTCATTCATAGTTTCTATAACTTTAAAAGTACGAATTGAATCTGATTTTTCTCTCAAGTATATAGTTCTATGACTTATCATATCATAGATATATTGTATACTTTTTATCCTAAGTAAAACACGTCTATCATCAGATTCCCAATCTGTTAGTTTTAAGAACATAGTTAGAACCTCCCGAAGTTAAAGTTAAGCTGTCTACCGTTGAGTTGAAACTGAGGTCCTTGGAAGTTAAATTTAAATCCAGGTCCTGAGTTGATACATGGCCACCTAGCTTTTAGGGCTAAAATTATCATACCAACTGGTGGATAGTTTTGAATTTGTTTAGTTCTCAAAATATAGTCTATAACAAAAGTACTTATCTCTTTAGTATCAGTTCTAGGATCTACACAGAATTGACCTGAATGAATGTAACTATCAACAACTCCGGCTACATAACCAACACATGCGATATGGTGACCTTCGTCTTTAGCTGCACATGTATCTAAGTACTCCTTTGTTTGAACAAACTCACCCTTGGCTACCGTTGCGCTAAGCAACAAAACTCCTATAGCTAGTTTTTTCATTTCATAGTTGCCGTATAAGTTCACCTGCCACAAATAGTATTATAACTGCTAACGCGAACATAAAGCCAGATTTCATCATTAGCTCATTTACTGCCCTCCTGTCGTTTCTATTAGCCTGGACGAACACTGAAACTACAATAGCTCTAACTCCAAATGCTATTAAGTGTGCTGAAGCTAGAACCAATATCGCTACTAGAACTAACCTCAGCACTAGAATCGTCATCGTTTAATCTTTAAGCTGCCTTTTTAGCCGCCTTTTCCTGTTTTTCTAACTTTCTTTGTTTCTTAAGTCTCTTTTCCAACTCGCTCTTCTTTTCCTTCTTAGCTAGGTACTTTAGTTTCTTAAAGATCTCGATTAACTTTTTCCGTCCTTCTTTTGAGAAAGCATCATCTGAGAATAACACTACCCATAGTCCATTTATAAACTCCTCAACCTGGTGAGGAGTTGCAGTTTTCTTGAGTTCCTCAACTTCCTTAGCTAGATCCTTAGTTGATACTTTCATTGTTACAGTCCTTAGTTTAGTGTTACAGTCTGGTAATAACTTTTCAGTAATTACCTAAAGAATTATTTCTTTTCCTCCTCGTCTTCGACGTCTTCTGAAATATCTTCAGGTGAAAACTCCTGTTTCATGTTCATGTTTTCTATAACACTATCATACTGGTCTTCTATGAGTTTTCTGATAAAGTCATCTAGACGATCTCCTATCATATCTGATAGGATCTCTTGGAATTTATCAGATATAATATTTTCAATTGCTTGTTCTAGATACTCAGAGCAACATAGATTGGTATGTATCTCTAAGTATTCTTGAAGAAGTTTCTTAGATTCACTGGTATCGTCCATTTTAAGATCTCCTTGTTGGTTTACGGCGGGGTACGGCAGCGGGGTAGGCCGGCGGGGCATCTGTTATCAGGGATAAGGTATTAGGCACCATAGCCCTCTAGAAATTCTAGAAAACTAAGAATCACTTTATTAATCTTATCTGGAAGTCCTGGATAGTTGACTTCCAGCCAGTCTAGGTCGTCATTCTTCTTTAACTTTCTAGAGAGTAAGTAGAAACTAAACCAGTAATTGTTCTTATGAGGATGAAATGGCACTATAAACTTAAATCTAAAAACTGAAGATTTCTTTATTGGTTTACATAACCAAAGAGCTCCTATGTGGTTTGCGGACTCCATAGGAATTCTTATTCCATCTTTAGGAGGACCTCGTCCTCTAGAGATTTTTCCAGAGTTACGAAGAATTTGACTAGCCTCCGTTAGGTAGTCCTCAGTATCCTTATTAATCTTAGTCTCTTGACCTGGATTCTGTTTATCTTTATTCTGAGGACTCATTTCTTTTCGTCCTTCTCCTCTAGAAGAGTTGTTAGATCTACTATTTCACGACCATACTTATCAACTTTGAAGGATCTTCCATATCTGTCAACTACAGTCATGCATTCAGTATACCTCTGAAGGGACTTCAAAAGAAGTTCCCTATCTTTTTCTACCTGAAGGTCAGAGATTTTAACTACGCTATTAGACATTTTATCCTTTTGCTTTCTCCCCATTCCCGTTCGTTTTTAGTTCCTTGACTTTCTCAGTTCGTATTAAGTCTAAAACTTCCCAGGCGTCTCGTATATTCATATCCTTGAACTGGGAGTAATTATGTTCTAGCTCTCTTTCTTTAGAACGATAGTAGTCTTTAAATACATCTGATAAGATTGACACTTCGACAAAAATAATCTTTCTACCAGGTACTCTTTCCTGACCCTTAACTGCAGGTGGTAACAACGTTGTCTTATCTACTGCTAGAGTTTTTATAGCAAAAACTTTTGCATTTCTTTCCTTTACAAAGTTTTGAATAAATTTTGGATACTGTTTATTGAAAGCTAAACGTAAAAGTCTTATTAAATCTGACTTGAGGAAATACATTCCTCTACCGCTACCTCCTACCTTTAGTGAAGTTGGGGCTGCTTCAACATAGGCTTTTTCCTCATGATACTGAGGAATCTTCCATTTATCGATCCTTTTATCTACAGCATGTAGCGTCTGGTCCACTTCCTCTCCTACACTCTTCAATACCTGAAAGTAAGACCACCAAGATAGGAGATAGATGTCTCCCTCAGTGTCTCTTACAAAATCCCAAAACTCAACTTCTCGATTCTTGTACATAACCAAGTCCTCCGGATTTGAGGGAGGAACAACTGGTTTCACTCGTTGCTTAAATCTACTAAGTTGGTCTTCACTTATATTAAGTCTTAGACATATCTCTTTATCTGGAAGTTTCTCTCCCAAATAAAGAGAAAGTTTCTCGTGGACCTCTTTAAACTTTACCGACTCTCCTAGAATCTGACCGAATGGCGAGATAACCTCTGTTTTAGCTGTAGAAAACCGTAGCAACGACCGTTGAGCTGACATAAGAGTCCCCCTAAAACCTAAACTTTTTGTTAGTGACTATATTCTTACAGAAAGTCTACTCTTACAGCAAGTCTATTCTAGATCTGTTAAAGGTCAGTTTTCAGTTTTCCTCTCTTTCTTTCCTGGAAATGGTGGTTTTTTCTTTCCAAGAGTTAACGGTCTAGAGCCGATTTTCCCTGACTTCCTGGTTTCTGGAAAAACTTTTCCTCGTGCTTTTTGAAACTCAATGATTCTAGGATCTCCTGCTACAGCTATTATATCCTCATCAGTTAATTTTCTAAATCTAGGTTGTTTATTAAAAGCCATTATATGACCACATCTAAGACATACTGTGATATCTGGAGATGGAGAAGCGTCAGTACCAATTCCAGTAGCACTGTCTAGTGCTTTCTTGCAATTGAGACATTTATTCTTTGGTAGTCTAGTAACGTTCTCACCTAGCTTCATTTTAGTCAGATCTCTCCCTGAAGTTACCACCTTTGTTTGACATCCCTAGAAATGTTCTAGCTTTATTTATTTCTGGAGACATTTCCTTGCTTAGCCATTCTGCTACTGCATGAGGTCTATAATTCTGACCTCCAGGAAGTGACTCCCAAGCTTTAATTATTCCTACTAATAGTTCTCTACACTCATTATCAGTCATCAGACCCTCCTTATCAGTCATCAGACCCTCCTCCGACTAGATTCTTCAGAATAACTTCAGGAGGACCGACAACAGCTATTCCACATCCTTGTTTCTCCACATTAGTAATGCTTCCGCATAACTCGCATTTACAAGTTTTGTAGAATACATTTGGTAAATCTATTGTCTGTCGTGAGCCACACAAACTACATGTGAACTTCTGGTAAACTTTGCATCCTTTTCTAGCTAGTTCATCGGTCATCATTATAGCTTCCACTAGAGTGATATCCTTTGGTTTTCCTCCAGTCATCTTTCTCTCCATTTTAATGAACCTTTCTCAACAAGTTGACGAACCGACCTTCCATTGAAAACTTATTGTACTTTAACTCGAACTTTCCAAGTATTGGTTTACCTTCCTTGTCTCGAGTAACACTTGCCATACCCTCAACACAATGCCCTTCTAGATCACCTCCAACAATCATAACAATTTCCTCACGGTCTGGGGACTGACTTGGAAGTGGTCCTTTCCAATCCTTGGCTAACTTAGTTCCATCTGGATTTTTTCTCTCAACCATCCAAGCCTCAGTAATCAAAGCGTACCTTATAATATCGTTTTCCTTCATTAGAAGTTTCATCTTTTGACTAGTTGCCTCCTTTTCTCTAAAATCATCCCAAGGAGTTACAAACATACCTACTTCTCCATCAGGTCTCTGCAAGAACCAGGTTGGTGGTAACTCTCCCATTGACTTGAATGGCTCTTTGACAACTTCAACTGCGGTTTCGCAAAACTCTTCAAACGTCTCTTTCATGCTTAACCTCTTAGCTAGATTTGTATTGTACAACTTAGATTTAAGCAGTGGTGTCGCTCAGCGGATTCGGGTCACTTTCATTCATCGGCGTTTTTCCGCCCCGCCCGGGGTTTAACGGCTCCCAACCGAGATTCCCTTTCTTCGTTTTCGTATTCAACTTCCATAATCTTGTCTCTCAACTTAAAGTACTCTTTAGTCCAGTTAGATTTTCTTGGTTTGAATCCAAGTGAGTTTATACTACACTCGTGCAACGTACAATTGGGCCTAAAATGTGGAGGTACTGTACAACCATTTGGTCCCATAAATTTTAGCTCAGTATGACCAGTAGGCTCCAGTTTTACTCCAAACTCGGCTGCCCAACCTTCTGCCATCAGACAATACAAGTTGTCACAACAAGATAAAGGTGCCCTACACTTTTTGCACTCAGGGAGAGTTAGTTCATGCATTTGTTGATAAAGATCAACTAGTTTCTGGTCGATTTTCTTCATTTTACCTCGCTAGTCTAGATCGGGTCTATCACGTTTCTCGGCTCGCTTGACATGAACGGGTCTCTCCGTCGCTCCGGCTCGCTAACTCTAATCGGGTCACTTCCGTTCCTCGGCTCGCTAGCTGTGTTCGGGTCACTATTACACCACGGCTAGCTATCACTATCCGGTTCTATCGCGTCTTTCGGCTCGCTACTATTGACCGGGTCAATTTTCGATTACGGCTCGCTAAGTCGATCCGGGTCACTGAATCAGGTCGGCTAGCTTTCGCATAACGGGTCAATGACCTCTTTCGGCTCGCTGAAACATTACGGGTCTCTCCCTTCCTTCGGCTCGCTACATGACACCGGGGTCTCTTAGAGCTTCTCGGCTCGCTTCAAGGTTACGTATCACTAACTGACATCGGCTCGCTATTTCTCGTCGGGTCTTTGGTAGTCATCGGCTCGCTGTGCTATATCGAGTCATTCACCATTCTAGGCTCGCTGTCGTACCTCGGGTCTCTCCGAACTCACGGCTCGCTATTATTTTTCGGGTCTCTTGAGCGTTTCGGCTCACTAGCTTCTTACGGGTCTCTTCATAGCATCGGCTCGCTTGTACATGTCGAATCTTTATTCCTTTTCGGCTCGCTACTTTCTATCCGGGTCACTTCCCGATCTCGGCTCGCTTGAGAATCTCGGGTCTCTAAGATAGTTCGGCTCGCTTTATCACTTCGGGTCATCTTCACCGCTCGGCTCGCTATTGCTCGTCGAGTCTATTGTGGAACACGGCTCGCTATCCGCAAACGGGTCACTGTGGAACTTCGGCTCGCTTCGGGAGCTCGGGTCTCTTCTTTCGGTCGGCTCGCTTGTCACCATCGGGTCTCTGTCACTGTTCGGCTCGCTAATTCTCATCGGGTCTCCTCCTCGTTCCGGCTCGCTATTTTGATTCGGGTCACTCTAAATATACGGCTCGCTACACTCACTCGGGTCTCTTCCACACATCGGCTCGCTGTCGGTCATCGGATCTATATGGAAGTACGGCTCGCTAGCATTAGACGAGTCTATTCTTCGCTTCGGCTCGCTATGTACGCACGGGTCTACTTATTGGCTCCGGCTCGCTCTCACCTCTCGGGTCACTTCGTGGCAACGGCTCGTTTGGTCGTCGACGGGTTACTTCCTGATCTCGACTCGCTAACCGCTTTCGGGTCTATACATAGCGTCGGCTCGCTATCTCGGTTCGGATCTCTGAATCAGGTCGGCTCGCTTGCTCTCATCGGATCTATATTCGACTTGTCGGCTCGCTACTTGGTTCCGTATCTATTGGAAAACCCGGCTCGCTCCTCCTCTACGGATCTATTAGTGTCATCGACTCGCTAACCGCTTTCGGGTCTCTTATACGGCACGGCTCGCTATGAGATCATCGGGTCTCTTCATCAGGTCGGCTCGCTGCACGATTTCGGGTCTCTAGGTACATCCGGCTCGCTTCGGGTTTTCGGGTTTCTAGATATTGACGGCTCGCTCCTCGGGCTCGGGTCTCTGTGACTTCTCAGCTCGCTAGTAGTGACCGGGTCTCTGTCGTGGGTCGGCTCGCTAACAATGAACGGGTCTATTTTCCACTCCGGCTCGCTGTCGTTGATCGGGTCTATGGCCAACATCGGCTCGCTATCTTCCAACAGGTCTATTACTGGTATCGGCTCGCTAAAGGGGGTTCAGGTCTGTTATTGTATCCGGCTTTATCGGGACGGGAGAAAATGGAGACAAAACTCCCGTCCCAATCTCTTCAGTTACTCCGCTGCTTCAGCAGGGTCTGGCCCATGATGTTTGTGCCCTAACACACCTTCATGGTAAGGTGGTACCGTCGGAAGATCTTCTGCCTCTCGCCATTTTCTCCAGAAATCACCAATGAACTGCTTCACCATATATCTCATCGAAGCTCTATGGATTCTGTTCTTGTGCCAGATTTCCTCCGTCTTTTTTCCTTCTGCCCATTCTCTCTTCTTGTCGGCAAGAGTACCTTTTCGTCGATTTGGATCAGTTGAGATCCTATGCTTGTACCTATCGTAGTGTTCTTTATAGGGACTCTTTGCTTTCATCAACGATGGACCAAGAACTCCAAGCATCTTGGCTTGGAGCCAAGGATTGAACGTTGTTGACATTTTAGTTTTGATTGTACCGTCTTTAGCTTCATATTCTCTCTCGATCAAGTGTTCCTTTCGTCTTGACCGAGCAAGTTTATTGTTTGGATCAGTTTCGATACCAGGTCCAACGTCTAAGCCAGCTATCGCAAAGAACTGCGAGGGACGCTCAGCCAGATAAACGTCAAACTTGGTTAGCAAGATTGCTGACAATGCTGGACCTATGCCTTTTTGGTGGACTAGCCAGTCAAAGTACACGATAATTCCACTGCTCTGGAGTTCTTCTCCAATATACTTGAACTGGACTGTTTCTTGCTTCTCCAATTCAAGATATTCATGAATCAGAACAAGTTCTGCGAACTCAGAGATGATTCCGTCTCCAGTGAAACCTTCTCTCTTTGGAAGAGTACGGTTCCTTGCTACTCCGTCCGTTAACCTACGGTATCTTTTCTTTAGTTGGTCGAGAATCTTCTTAGCTTTCTTCTTTAGTTCCTTAGCCTTCCTCTTCTCTTCCTTCTTCTCGTCAGAGTCAGTGTCTTTTATGGGATCCTCGTCCACTTCAGACTCAAACTCTGAAGGTCCTTCTTCCTCCGGCTCCTTAGTCTCAGTTTCCTTGGATTCTTTTTCTTCGTCTTCGAGAAGAACATCCAAGCCACCACCTTCCTTTAGTTTCTCTCTAAAACCCGCACAGATACGTAGACCTGCAGAGATTCTCAGATGCTGCAGATCATACGCTCCCCTGGCCATCATATCTAGGGATTTGATCGGATCTGTCATCGGTTAACCTTTCTTTAACTAAGCTCAGCTTTTAGCTCCTTGTGATTCTTACACAACTCACGACCGTTCTCTAGCCAATAGGCTCGATAATCCTGATAGAAGGGATCGTCCTGAGTAGTAACGAACATTACTGGATTACACTTTGTACAAACCAAACGTCCATGTTGTTTACATGGTGTATGGTTAATCTTTTCTTCAACTTTATCTGCCATGGTGCACTCTTCTTTCAAGGGTTAACGTTTCAGTTTAAAGTCTCCCTTAGCCTATTAGTTCCCCAACTACGTACCAGGAAAAGATAGCCAGAACTATATTTGCTATCATAACTCCTATAACTAGGATAGCTACCTTTATCCTAGATTTGACTGGACTCTCCTTGGGTCTATAGTTGATCACGTTTGTGCCCCTTCAATCTTAAGTAGGTGGGATCATCCACCTCCGAGGAGTGGGACTTACCACTCCTCAAAGTTAGATCAATCAGCTATTGAACTTGATATCTTCTTCGGGTTTCCCTTCAGGTTTTGATGCTGCGATTTTATCTAGTCTGATCCAACGAAGAGACCCAGGCCTTAGAACTTCCCAGTACTTGTGACTCATTGATGCCTTTGTTTTAGTGAGAACCTCTGCTACTCTAGAAGGAGATCTAAAGCTTTGTCCCTCTACGACCCAGTTTCCTTGAACGATCATTCCAGAGAAAACTGTTCCTGTCCAGGATAGTCTCACTTGAGTTCCATTTTGGAGAAATAAATCTCCGTAGCGCCATCCTTGTGGACCTGTGGGACGACTCTTTTGTACTCCGACTTCAGGAACAGCACTAGCCATGACCGTTGCTGGAGCCTTCACTTGTGGGAGTGGTTCTACTGGTATCTCAGGTACTCCTGGATCTAGACCAAGTAGTTCCCTCAGGATATGGTTGTGGGATTGGAGAAAAGATCTCCTACGATTCTCCAATGACTTGTAGACTTCCATGTCAATATCAATCTGCTTAGATTCCATTATTACATTCTCCGTGTTAGAGATCGGTAGATCATCCACCTCATAGAGGACCTCTCGATCCTCTAGAAGGTAGATCAATCTACTCCTTTTATTAACTCTTCTGGAATCCTTGGGTTAACCAACCCAAACCTAAGTGTGTATCCTTCGTTTATCTTTTCTAAGATCTGGTTTGGATAAACTTTCTTATCCTCCTCGAGTAGTTCTCTGCTGTCTAAGTATTCTTCTCCATCCTGAAGAATATTATTCTTTAGAAGAATTAAAGTGGTATCTTCTTTATCGTTTGCTAGCATCAAAACGAAGTTAATCTTCTTGGATTTATCCAAGATTCTTGCCAAGTAAAACTTCCTTTTGTTTTCCACTTTGGTCTCCATTTAGATCACTCGCCTTAGAAGGGAGAATTTACTTCCTCTTAATCTTTAATTTGGACAAGTCTATACTAGGACCTCCTAGCCCCTTAGCCTCCTTGAACTTCTTATCGATTTTCTTGAGATCATTTTCTCTGAACATATCCCTAAAGTTACTTGGATGGAACGGATGAGCTTCTGGTGGCTTAGCATCCAATGTCTCACCATAGTCCTCATGATTTCTATATCCACGAGCTAGCCAGAGTACTACGTCCCTAGCAGTATCAGGTTCCATTTCTTTCCAAGCTTTTCTAGCCTCACCCCAGGTACTAAACTCAGCTACTCTAACTATTTCTCCTCCGAATGCGGTCTCGTCTCTATCTATGTAGTAATACTTTTCCATTTACTTTCTCCGTGTAATTTTCCTTAGCTAACTAACGTTTCAGCTAGAGTCTACCCTAACTCTTCAATTTGTTCTAAGAGATCCTTTATGGCTTCTAGTTCAGAGGTCCCATGACCAATTAGATCACCCGGCTCGTAGTTATCATCAACTGCTAACCAATCGAAGTTACGCATTGGGATCGGCTTAGGATCCAAGTTAGTTACGATCTTTCTCATTCTCTTTCTCCGTTTAGTAGATCAATCAGGACTTAGCTGCCTCGATTGCTTTAGAAATTGAGTCAAACTCTTCGAAGTGTGCATCCAGATCACCGACGTAGAACTTATCCACAAAAACGTCTCTAGCGTAATCGTAGACACGATGGTGAGATATCGTCTTGACTGTTGGTTTTCCAATTTCACCATTGGAGTAGCTGTACGTAGCACCATCCGGTGAATCACTCATCTCACAACCGTGTCCAGTCATCTCGTGGTAGAATCCTGCGTTCGCCAGAACTGTATGGAACACAGAAGGAGCATTATACAACTTTTGATTTGTCTTAGTATCAGTCATGATTCTTTCTCCGTGTTTGATAGTCGTTAGCCATTAAAGATTACTACCTTAAACCTTTCTTTGTACCCACGATCAGCAGGAACAAACTCGACAAATCTGAATCCCTCACTGTAATCTTCAGATCTGTCAATCTTATCAACGACCATAGTCAACTCTTTGCCTGTCTTTTGACTCACAAGAGTGAATCCAAGATCACAGGCATCGTTATATGCTCTACTCAGAGCCTTCCAGAAGCCACCGACTGGAAATACTTTCCTGTCGTTAATTCTGAGTTCTGAACACTCAGCTGAGAAGGTTTTCTCTTTCTTACTCCAGTGGAATTGATCTGTAGTTAGGTGTAAGTCTGGTCGAAGAATGTTACTTCCCATGGTTCTAATCCATCCTACAGACTTCGAATGAACGATCGGGTTGTATAATCGCTACCCAGTCACCAGGGTAAAGAAGTATTGTCTCTTCTCTGAGTTTAGTTCTAGCTATTGGATGTTGTGGAGGATCACCAGGATAGATCAGACTATTGTTACCAGTTAGTTTGAATCCTGGAAATGGATTCCATCCTCCAAATTGTTTGTATCCTGAGTCTAACTGCTCTCTAGCTGATCTAGGATCCTCATCATTCATCATAAACTGTAAGTTTCCTAAGTCTAGGTATCTTGTACTGAGAGATTCCCACTTAAGAATCATTGTTCACTCCTCATTTTTAAAGTGGTAGTTGTACCGTTCAGCGATAGCTTTCTCCATCACATCATGGAGCCAGTCCTCTTGTTCCTTGGCTTGCTGAGCATTCCAACTACCCCATCCAGGGTGAAATGGTAGCTGGACCTTCACTGAGAAGGTACGTCCACTTGAATGGGTTGAATAGATGCAACCCGGAGTTAGGCATTTTCTAGGCATTCTTATCTCCTCTCTTTCTAGTTTCTCTATTTCTCTCTTGGTTAGTTGGCTTTACCAAGCCACCCTTTCCTAGTTATATAATCAACTAGGTAGGGATACGCATTGATGGTAATTTCTACTGCCTCTTCCACCTCTCCAGTTGGTTTCTTTTGCTCGATTCCCTGAAGGTCAGGATCTGGTTCAATCCACTCATCGATTACAACCTGACCTTTCTTTCCAGTTGCATCGAATACCACTGACAGCTCAAACTGTTCTTCAGGAGTTGCTTCATCAAGGATCCTAAGCATATAAGGAACGACTAGGATCGCTAGTTCCTTCTCGTTGAGTTTGTTTTCTCTCATCAATTTTTCGTTCTTAGCTAAGATCTCTGCCTTCCTTTGGTCTGTGTCCATTTTCAGCTCTCCAGTTTAGTCTAGTGTACCAATCAAGTCTTCAAAAGTTTATACTGTTCATGCTGAAGCATAGCCTTCAGATTCTCCATTTGCTCCCTAACCTCTAACCTAAGATCCGTAGATCCTCCAGTGCTCAGCTCAAGCAGTGTCTCAACTGTCATTGGTACTCCTGTAGTTCCATATTTGTGTAGGAACGATTCCAAGTTCATCTGTTTTCTCCATTTAAAGTCTAGTGTCTCGGTAACTTTTTCTGCATAGCTCGAAGTTGTTTTCCTACATGCTCTATTAGCTTCTTTGGATCTTTATCGAATTCATCCAGCATCTTGTCAAACTTAACTAGCTCTTCCTTCATCTCCTCTACTGTCATTCCTCGAACGTTCTCAAGGCTAGCCCCTAAGCTCATTAGCTCTTTCTCAAGTTCTTCCCTTGATTTCTTTGGCATCCCCATGCCCTCCATTCGGTGGGCTTGATCGTCCACCCAAAAGGAGGAGCCGAAGCTCCTCCTTCCAGCTAGACCAATCTAGGCCGCTTTATCCTTAGATGTCTCTAAGACCGAGGACGCCTGAGAACGGATCTGTTCAAGAGCACCCTCCAGTTCTGCTACTCTTCTTTCTTTTCTTTCGTTTCTTTCTTTGAAAGACTTAAGTCTTTCATTGACAGACTTAAGTCTCGACTCTAGAAGAGTTACAACAGCTTTCTCCAGGTTAGTTATTCTGGCTTCTAGATTGTTTAGTTGCATGTTAATCTCCTTCTTGGTTTTGGTGGATCGTCCACCCCAGAAAGGAGCAACTTTCGCTGCTCCCCTCCAGGTTAGACCAATCTAGGTCCACAACCTCTTGTAGTAACTGTCGAGGTAAAACACTTTACTTGGTGCAATTCCGTTGATAACCCTTTCTACCTTCACTAAAGTTTTGTACCCTTTACCGTCAGCTGTAGGACCTCCAATCCATAACCTATAGTTGTTATCCCTCATTATAAACAACCGTTCATCGTTGGTCTCCAGAAGCTCTCCAGGAAACGCTGGATGCTTCAACTTCGTTCCACTCCACTTACATTCCCAGGATATCAGGTATTTTCCCTTACTAGCTACCACTGCATAGACGCTATCTCCAGGAAGCCCTCTTCGTACAGCTTTTGGAGTGTGGACGTACAGTTTTCCAACGTTCGTTCGTGTCACTTTCAGTTCTCCATTGTTTAGCGAATCAATCAATCGGTTTACAGTCTTCCAATTTCAAGTAGAGGAAACCGTTGTCGATACAAGCAACTTGCTCTCTTCGATAGATTAAAGAGCAACCATTTGCCTTACTAAAGTTTCTAGCGTACTCTAGTGAATCGAACCACTCGATGGATTGCCTGCTGTCCCGCGTAAACGTTTGAACCACGAAGTTTTTCGTCTCCATTTTTAGTTCTCCATTGTTTCAACTTAAGTGGTTGGAGGCTTGAAGCCTCCAACCCGAGCAACCGTCTTAGGTTGTGGTCTTCTTGTCGTTTGCAAGATGAGCTTTCAACTCTGCGAAGCCAAGAGTGGAAATACCTGCCAAGCCAATGGCAGGATTTGCTTGGAGCACTCGAAGCTTGTCTCCAACGCCATCAACAACTCGGTGCCATTTTCGGCCTGGAATGACCAGGAGAGCTACCGAGGAGTACTCAGTTGGAAGCAGGTCCCAGTGGGTTCCTGGATTGGCTGCTGCGTGGTCACGAAGTTTGGCGACGAAGTCTTTAACGAGAGGAGTATTGATGTCCATTTATCTTCTCCATTTTCCGCTCTGTTTTAGGTGTGCGTTTGAACCCCGTTTTCCGCCCCGGGGCGGGGCCGCGTCTTTTTTCGCCCAAAAACACGCCTTTTTTGGGCCCTTTTGGGGCTAAACCCCTTTTTTAACCTCTTTTGCCCGCGGCAAAAGGCCGCGGGGAGAACGTCCAACTAAAAAATTCTTCACTCTCCTCCAAATTTATATTCTCCAAGATTAGTTTTAACTGCTATCTCTAAGATTCTATCACATGAAAGTGCGTGTTGCTTAGCCTCTCCATACTTCAAATTATACCCTTTGGTTCTATATGTCCAGTTCTTAGAAAAGTCTGTGTCTGATGTTACTTTACTCCAGTGAGTAAAGTCATCCTGGTACTCCCATTCTCCAAATCCTAGTTCCTCCCTTGACTTGGCTTCTTTGTATGTGTATACTCCCCTAGTCCTTAATGTGTCTTTTATCTCACAGTTTCCTCTGTTGAGAGTTATAGATTTTACCTCTACGTTATCCACTGTTGATACCACTTCTATACCCTTCTGGTAAGGCAAGCCGTATAGGTCAGCTAGAATAGCCGCTGGATATACTTCAATTGGATTCCTTTCCCTAGGCTGACCTACTCCTTCCTCTATACAACCTACCAAAGGTAACACTAACACTACAGTACCTACCATTAATAATTTCTTGTAGTTCGTCCTATTCTCCATTTTCTCTCTCTCCTCACTTGTTAACGTTCCTTAAACTACTTTCCCTAAACAACTTAATGAATCAATTTTACTTATACTCCCAAACTGAGATAATGAGGTAAGTTTTAACTACTACTCTAACTCTAGTATCCGTACCTAAAGTCATTCTTAGTGAGATAAAATCTTTCCCAACTTTTTCTACTATCCCTCTGTAGTTTTCTTTTAGATTTGGATCACCTTTTGAGTTTAGATCAACTAGGATAGAAACGTTCTTTCCAAGAAGTGTCTCTAGATAGCCTGTGAAGCCATCAATTTTGTCAAGTTCTTTATCCTCTACTTTATCTTTCACTTGATCCCTCGTTTGAGTGTTAGCCTCATCTTCTTCTTTTCTTCTAAGTTCTATCCTAACTACCTCCCAATCTCTTCCAGTTTCTTGAGATATTCTCCATGCCTCTTTATTTATCTCCTGATTAGATTTCAAAGTTTCCTCCCTTAGCTAAGTCTAGCCCTTTTCCTCGATCCCTAGCCTCGAGCTCCGTTAGAAGATAAGAAAGAGTAAGAAAGAGAAGAGTTAGAGTAAGAATGTGACTACAACTATAGGTAACTCTATTGTTGTAGAATTATTGTAAGCTCTACGCGCGTGAGCCTCCAAAGATGGAGCTCGTCGCTACGCTCCTCGCCTAAGGCTACCCTATAAGTTGATCTAACCTAGAAAATAAACTTGATCTAAGAACTAAACTCTTCTCTGATCTTGATTTTCCCCAGGTCAACTCACTAAATTTTCCTAAATTTTATTTTCTACCTTTAAAGGTTCTTACTCACCAGTTAACAACCTAAATCTCGTCAGTTTTTACGACTTTAAACACACTCCATACGTATGGAGTGTGTTTAGCTCCGGTGGCAGAGGTGTAGCTAAATGTCAGTGGTAGCAAGGTTAGCAATCGAGACTGAAAATCAAACTAAAAAATTGTTCTCAGATCTGGAATCCAGGCTAAAAACGTGGAATTCAGCCTCGCACTACGAAAATTTAGCTAACTTGATCGAACTCAGTTCTGAAGTAGCGATTTTAACTGAAAAATCCACTGACGAAATCTTCAAATTTCTTTCTAAAGTTCCGCATTCAGAACTGAAAACTGAAATTTATCGGCTAATTCGTTCTAGAGGTCCTCCGAAATCTAAATTTAATTCTAAATTAGCCTAAAAAAGTTCTAAATCTACCTAAAGTTTAGCCTACGGAGACTGAAATGGTTAAAGTTTCAGCTGATTCGTTTACTAAACGTCAACTTGATCTGGATGAACAGATTTCAGAGACTAAAGCTCGAGATATTGTAGAAAAACTTCAGAATAACAACAATTATCAATTGTCACTAGCCGATAATCAACTTATAATTAAAAGATTTATCCGAGATTGACTGAAATTTAGGCAATTTAAGTGAATTTATCTAAAAGTTTTAGGCTAAAGCTAGCTAAGCTAGCTAAAATCCCCGAAAATCGAGTCGATCACTACCTAAGAAGATCCCTTAGGTATCTAAGATCGAATTTCTCAGTTGATCAACTGCCGTTGATTGCAGCTAAAATGAAACAATTATATAAATTAGACTCGAAGCCGACTACGAACTTAAAAAAGGTAAATTTTCCTAAAAGTTTCAACTAACAACGATAAATCCAACCTGTTAAGGCCTCCAGGCTCAGTCGGCTAGCCTAAAATTGATTGTTAGTTGGATTCTCAAGGAAAATAAACCTATACTCAGTCTAAACTGAAGGAGATCAATCAAGATGGCTAAGTCAAAAACTAAAGAAACTCAAGCTGAATCTAAAGATCCAGATACCAGAGATCCAGAGACTGATGAAAGGCTCTATCGAGGTCATGGAGTTGTAGTTCAGCGTCAAGCGGTACCTGGAGATCCAGACTATCCGACTGGAGCTGACCCTACAACTGTAGCTCTAGTTCAAGACTGGCGTGGAATGCACCATTCAGTGTCAATTTTTGAACTAGAGCCTCCACTGGACCCTTATCCACCTCCTCCACCGGATGAAGGTGCAACTGGAGCCTCAGGAGCAACTGGTATGGAGTTTCATACCTCAACTGCACCTGGATCAACTGGGCCGTAGCCCACTAACAACGAAAAATCCAACCTGTTAAGGCATCCAGCCCTGAGTGGATGCCTTAAAACTCGTTTTTTAGTCAATCTAGTTGTATTTTAGTCAATGTACTCCCAAAAGATGGAATAAAAACCACATAATCAGTACCATAGGAACTCCACCTATAATCCATCCAATTAACATTGCTATAACCTGAACTGGCTTAGAAAGAACAACTTGAGGCTCAACTTTCTGAACTTCAGGTTCATTTTCTACAACTCGTAGGCTAGGCCTACCTCGATTCCTAGGTGGAGGCTGGCTAAGTTCTTCATCCTGAGTTCTAAGCCTAGCCTCAAGCTCCTTGATCCTACGGTGATCTCTGTAGGTGGCAATTGCACCAACTGTCGTACTAATTATCAAAGCTAGATCGCTTATTAAGCTACCTCCAAATCCCCTACGTATCTCAGGGATCTCACTGACTGAGTGAACGTTGCCTTGTCCATAGCTCTGCTCAAGCCACTTCGTAGCTGAAGCTGGATTATAAGCGTCGGTTGTGACCTCCGTGTAACTGCCTCCGAATGGTACTATTGCTCGATACTTAGCCATCAAGTTTCTCCTCAATTTCAACTAAAAGACGTTGGCATTCTCGGAAACGCAAAACGCCAGACCCGACCGCCGCTAGACGGCCCCTCCACGGCCTGTAGAAGGCCACTGAAGCGTTATTTTGAAGGGGCCGCCCCGCCGTTGCCCGAAAAAATGGACGCTTCAGCGCCGGGCGAGGGGCGTGTATTTCACTTGTGGGTACTCATATGACTACGAAGACCTAAATTACCTTTGCAGGTAAAGCTACAAACTGGACAAGTAAAGATCTTTTTACTAATGTGGTTAGGACTAGCTAGTGCTAGTTTTTGTAACAATCCAGTTTTACTTGGATTGTTACGTGAGGCAGCCGCTTTCTTCACTGATGCTTGTCTCTGTTCTTTAGTCATTCTAGCACTCCAATTATTCTTGGCGTACCCATGTTTGTCTCTTGGCAGGTTGTAATAGTCCTGCCAATATTCTTCTCGAGCTTCAGCTTCTAGGTCATCGCACATACGTTTTTCAATTGTAATAAGTACTGTACCTCCTGGATACTTTCTTTTCCTTTTCTTGAGGTCTTTAGTGCATCCTATCTTAACCCTAGGGATTAGATAGAAAGTGTGCTCTCGTACTTTATCGCTCATGGGGGTTTCCTTCTTTTTCCTAGGCTAATCCAACCAATAACCTCTTGAAACTCTATATCCACGGGCGTTTAGGGCAATACTCGTTGTAAATCTCCTTGTTAGTTGGAAATTAGCCCTAAAAGAGCAGAATTTCCAACTAACACGGCAAATTCAACCAATAACTATTTAAAACGCCATCCAGACAGGGCTGGAGGGCATAGGCAACCACTTTTGGTTGAAGAGGTTGGATGGCCGAAGCCATCCAACCAATCTTAGTGGATCAACGACGACGAGGACGCTTGGTCTCGGTCTCTTCGCTTTGGTCTTTGATCGCAGAGAGGAACGAAGGAACCTCGGTCACTTCCTCCTTAACTTCTTCGGTCGCTTCCTCGGTCTTGGTCTCTTCGACCGGAGCAGTTTCAACCGGAGCATCAACGACCGACGCTTCGATTGGAGCTGGAGGAGGAAGAGCGACCACGTTGTCACCGGAAGCTTTCGCAGCCGCGATCAACTTCGCGACTGGATCGTTGGCGTCGGCAATCTGAGCGAGACCAGCAGCCGCCCGATTGGCCGGATGAGCCAGAAGCTCATCGTAGCCCATTGCAGCGAGTACCGACCAATCGCCCGTTCCACCTTGGGAACGAAGGACGCTCAACTTGCGTCCCACTCCCTCGATGATCCGATTCATCTTACGACCGTTCCCGATCAGATCGGCGACGATCGTATCGTCAGTTGGAAGAAGGTCCCATTCCGTCCCTTGGTTGATTGCTGCGTGGGTGCGGAGCTGGGCAATGAAAGCAACCATAGATTCTGCACGTGCCATGTTTTGTTTCACTTTCTGTAGTTTTGGGTGTGGTTTCGAACCGGGACGGCCGGTTGGCCGCTTTGCCGGGGCTT